CTCTGCTGGCCCACCCCTGTTTTTCGTGCACAACATATTGCCGATTTACAGCCGTACGGTTAGCGTAGATGGACGCGCCCTGGAAGGCGCACCCTCGACCAGGAGGCCACGTTGACCGCCACACCCGTCCGCCAGCTACCCGCCGCCCACGACCGGCTCCCCGCAGTCCGCGGCAACCGGCTCCCGATCCGCCGCCGTAGCAGCGCGCTGCAACTGCTGCTCCTACGCAGGCCCAGTCCGTCCGAGCGGTACACCGCAGCCCAGTACAACCGGATCATGCGCCGCCTCGCAGCTATCGGCGCCACGCTCCTGCTCGCCGCCGCCGGCGCGCTGGCCGCCGCCCGCAGCTGGGCGCCCACGAACATCCGTCTCATGACTGCCATCGCCGCCGCCGGCGCGATAGCCTGCGGCCTGATCGTGGGCGCAGGAGTGACCTGGCGCAGGCCCGCACCCTCCGACACCCCCACCCAGTGACCCGGGAGCCGATCATGTCCAGCCTCGAGCACGTCCTCATCCCCGCCAGCCCCGAAACCCTCGCTGCCTACACCGACTACGCCGCAGCCATGTACGCCATGACCGACGCCGAGTCCGACGAGCTGACCATCAAATACCTGGACAGCCGCTCGACGTTCATCGACGCGGCCGAGCGTGCCGAGCTGGCCATCTACGCCAGCGGCCGCGTCACCCCCGACCACAAGGTCGTCGGCGTCGACGACCCCCACCTCGCCGACCTCGGCGCGCTCACCGAGTTCGACGACATCGCCGCCATTCTGGCGCTCGCGATCCTCGCCCGCGACCTCCTGCGCGACGAAGACTTCACCCTGCTGACCGCCTGGGCCAGCGAGCCCGCCGAGGCGTCGACGCCGCCGGCCGCGCCCGCTGCGCCCGCCCCCCGCCGACAGTCCAGGCCGGCGCCAGCCGAAAAGGCAACCGGCAACGGCCGTAGCGTGGCCGCGCTGATCTGTGCCGGGCTCGTCGCCCCGACACTGTTCGTGACGGCTCACCTGTCCTACCAGAGCCCAGGCCTGGCGCTGCTCCTCCTGCCCGTCGTGGCCGGACTCATCGTCACCGCGTCGCTGCTCGCCCGGTCCAACCGCCGGGGGCTGGCCGTGCCCCGCCAGCAAGGCCGCACGTCATGATCGACGAGGATCCGGCGAGGATGGGAATCATCGACTACGACGACCCGGACGACGATGACGAGGATCCGGATGCCGACGACGATGCTCCTGACGTCGACCACCCGGACTGGTGCGTCAACGACGACGAGGAGATCGACAACGAGGCGCACATCAGCCAGCCGAGAACGATCCAGCTCGACGGAGGATCGATCACGACCCGGACGTTCGCCGGCTGGTACCTCGAATCAGCCGACTGGCTGGAGATCACGGTGACCGACTGGGAGGGCCGGCAGGCGAGCACGAACGTTCCGACGGAGCTGCTGTCCATCCTCGAATCCCACGTCGGCGAGACGATCAGCGAAATCAGCGACATGCACCCTCAGTAACCGACGCGTTGTCGTCGTCGGCGACGACGACAACAGAAAACCCCGTGTCTGACGCTGCCGAACAGCGCAAACACGGGGTTGTTCGCATGCCACCCGTTGTCGTCGTCGCCGACGACGACAACATTCCGCCACACACAGTAACGGCCGGTCGCCTGTGAGGCACCGGCCGTCGTGATCGTCCGTACGGTCAGGAACCGTCCCGTGCCCGCACCATCTGCAGATACTCGTCCGGTGTCACCGTGCCTGGCAGCTCGCCAGCTAGTTGCAGTCGTGCCCGCTCGGCGTCGACTGGGTCCACCCGCCGCTCACCATGGGTGCCGTGCGTGCGCCCGCCTTTGAGCGCTGCCGCCGTCCGGTCGCCTGTTTGCCACAGATCGACTCGGCGTTGCACGGTTGACCTGGACAAACCGGTGTACGCGACCGCTTCGCTCATGGTCATGGGTTGCCCATCCGTCACCGCGCCTCCACTCTCGATTGATCAATTTTCGCATTGCAGTGTCGGAACGAGACGATGGCACGGAGATTCTCCTGCAGCCAAACGCCGATGTGTTGCACACTGTGAGGACGGTACACATTGATCACGACCGGTCAAAGGTCAAGATCTTTACAGTATCTAAAGTACCCAGAGTGTCAAGGCTATGTCACACTAACTCACATGAAGATCTCGACCGGACCGGTGCGACGGGCGTTGCCCGACCGGTCGGAGACCCACCAGCTGAGCCCGACCGGTCGACGCCGACCGGTCCGCGAGCTCGCTTCCCCGACCGGTCGGAGCCAACCGGTCGACCGCGGACAGAACAACCCGACCGGTCGGAGCCGACCGGTCGACCGCCACCAGCCGACCGGTCGACCGCTTACCCGACCGGTCGACTCCGACCGGTCGGACGGCCCTGTAGCTGCACAAATGCTCCCAACCATCGACCTGTCCGGCCGCCCGACCGGCACCCGCCGACCGGTCGGAGCCAGCCCGACCGGTCGACACCCACCGGTCGACCACCGGTCGGAAAGCTCCCCGACCACCCTTCCGACCGGTCGGGAAGCCCATGTAGTCGACCAGTCGACCACCCCGACCAGCCCAACCGACCGGTCGGTCGACCACCCCGCCGACCGGTCGACCACCCCGGTCGCCCACCCCCAAAACTTCCGACCGGTCGGAGCCGACCGGTCGACTCCGACCACCTACGTGACCGCCGACCAGTCGGCACTGGAGGGATGAGCATGTTCGGCCTCACCTGGATGAGTCTCGACGAGATCGTTGACGCGCTCGGCAACTGGCTCAACAACCCGGTCAACCTCGTCGTCCTCGGGCTGCTAACACTGACCGTCGCCTCGCAGACATACCTGATCCGCCGGCTACGCCGCCGGACACGCAACCAGGCCGCCAACGCCAACAAGACCAAAGCAATGCACGCGAAGGAAGCACGATCCGACCGTCGCGACGTCGCCATCATCCAGACCCTCGCGCTGGTGGCCGGCACAATCACCATGAGCGTCAGCGCCGGCGCCATGCTGCGGTTCTTCGCGGAAAAGCTCGGCTCCGATGGCCCTGAACAGTGGACCGGCTTCGCCATCTTTGAGGTACTGATGCTGGCCTGCGCGTTCTACGCGCGCTTCCAGCGCAGGCACACCGGCAGCTCCGGCCCCGCAGGCAAGGCTGTGTGGGCCTTCGCGTTCATCACCGGCCTGTTCGCCTCGCTCGACGCCCACAACTTCGCTGAGGCCCTGTTCCGGTTCTTCCCGCCGATGGCGACCGCCTTCATGTTCGAGCTCGTCCTGAACATCGCAACGATCCTGAAGCGCAAAGACGAAGTCCTAGCCAACCCGGCCCTGGCCCACAAGCCGGAAACCCGCAAGCGGCTCCGCTGGAACTTCACGTCAGCAGCCGAACGCGTACTCGTCCGATGGGGCTGGATCGAGCTCGACGAAGACGACCGCGACATGTCCGTCGTGGCCCGCCAGCGGCAGCTGTCCAGCCTCTCCCGCGCCGCAGCGCGCTACCACACCGGATCCGAACGCCGATGGAAGTGGCTGGACGCCCGGATGCGCCGCAAGCTCGACGCGCAGTTCGAGCTCGCCAACGAGCGCCTGGGCTACGCGACGAACAAGAGCGTCCGGGACGAATACGACGCGATGCTCCACGTCCTCTACACCGGCAGGGCAGAAAGCAGCCCGACCGAGGTCGCCGCCCGGGTAGCGAAGGCGCGAAACCTTGACCTGCTGCCCCCACCAGACGCCGACAACCTCGATACGGCAAACGACGCACGCGAGCAGAAGACCAAGCCCGCCCCCGAACCACGTAAGCCAGCCACGAAGTCAACCACGAAGCCGGCAGCCAAGAAGGCCCTGCAGGAGGACACCGTCGAGATGCCGATCCTCGGTGACGACGGCCCGCTCAGCCAGAAGCAGATCGACTCCCTGCGTGACGCCCTGATGGAAATCCGCGCCGCCTACCCCGACCACACCTGGGACCAGCTCCGCGACGGCATCGCTGCCGGTGGACCTTCCCGCAACCTCATCTACGGCAAGACCGGCATCGGCAAGGACCGCCTACGGGATGCGTTCCGGTACCGCGAGCAGCTGATGCCAGACGTGCCGGACGACGCCGCCGAGCTTGATCAGGAGGTTATGGCGTGAGCACTGACACCCCTCGCCCACGCGCCCGGACCAGCCGGGCCGGACCAGCCCGGCCGAGCGTCGACGACCTCCGGACCGGACCGTTCGGACCGGCCGGACCGGTCCGTTCCGATAAGACACTCATCGCGACGCCCCAGGAGTCCGGCGGTCGAGCACTGCCCGTTGCCGGATCCGTCGTCGCCGCCGCCGTCGGCGGAGTGATCCTCTTCCAGGTGTTCGGCGTGATCGTGCTCGCGATCGCTGCCGGCACCGCGGCCGCCGCCGGCGCTGGAACCCTGGCCGTCAAATCGGCCCGCTCCGGCCGCAACCCGCTACGGTCCGGCCGGACCGGATGGGGTCGGTCCCGTACCGGTGGCGGACTGTCCCGGTCACGCGGGGCAGGCCTCTTCCGGGGCGGATCCGGACGGTCCGGACGGTCCCTGTTCGGTGGCCGTAACCCGCTGCGGTCCGGACGGACCGGCCGCGGACTGTTCGGTGGCGGCAAGCCGGCCGCCGCGAGCACGACCGGACGGCGGGGTACAGGTCTGACCGGACGTGGCCGCACCCCCACGCCAGCACCTGCGGCTGCCGGACGGTCGGGGTGGTTCCGTCGTGGCCGTGCACCGAGCCCCACCACCGGTGTTACCGGGACCAGCCGCCGTGCCGGCCGGTCGACGATGCCGATGGCGTCGACCCGGCTCGGTCAGGCCACCCGCGGGCGCGGCCCGGGCGGTCTGGCCATGCCGTGGCGAACCAACCGAACCAGCTCGCCGTCGCCGAAGGTGTCGACGAGTCGCAAGCCCGTCCCGTCGCCGGCCACGACCCGGCCGAAGCTACGTGAGCGGTACTCCGGACGCCCGGTCATGCTCGCTGCCGCAGCGCTCGTCGCGCCGTTCGTTGGGCTGGCCCGCCTGTCCAGCAAGACCGCCCGCAGGATGTGGCGCAAACGCGCAGCAGGGATCGAGGGCTGGCTGCTACGTGCCGAGAACGCCGCGCATGACCCCGACACCCCCCGTCGTATCGCACGCCGGGTGATGAGCTGGGTATGGGATCCGAACCATAAGAGCACCCGCCGACGGCGCCCGGCCCCAGCTACGCCGAAAGCGGCCGCACCCGCGGCCGCACCCGCTGCTGCTGCTGCTGCTGCCAAACCGCGTAACGGCAAAACGGTTGCTGACATCCTCGCCGGTCTCGCAGCGACCGCCACCGTCCAGCCGGCCGCCGCCCCTACCGTCCAGCCGACCACACCCGGCCCGTCCGGCGACCAGGCCGACGCCGACACCGACACCGACGTCGGCCACCGACCCGCCACCCCCGACCCGGCAACGACACGAGCGCCAGTCCTGCCGCCCGTCGACAAGCCAGACCGACCGATCGGAGACGACATGTCCACCACCACCACACCAGACCAGGTCTTTGCGGGCCTACACCCCGCCCAGGTTCGCGTCCTCGAGGCCTACCGTGCAGCGATCGCCACCTTCGACCCGCGCGGAGGCGTACCCGACCTGCACCGGTTCCTGAAAAGCCTCCCCGTCGTCATGACCGAAGCCGAAACCGACTGGCGTGGTCTCGGACTCAACATGGCGAACCTCTTCCCCGGCGCCGACCACCTGCACGCCTACATCGGCGCCGTCGCGAACATGCACGGCAACCTCGCCGAGCGTGCCGCCGCGCTGTTCGCCGCCTACGAGACCCGCCACGCGGCCGACCTCGACCGTCACCGCGGTATCCGGGTGAACGAGGCGATCGCCGACATTGTGCGGACGTCGAACGGCGGCTCCATCCCGAACATGATCGACGGGAGTCCGCTCCACGAACGGGCCGCGCTCATCATCGGCGCCCACCGTGCCGGCATCCGCAGCTACGACCCGCGGACCGGGCAGGCATCCCTCGACGCGATCGTCGACTTCACCCAGTTCGTCAACGGGATCAGCAACACCATGTACGGGATGGCGCTGCAGCAGCGTGCCCTCGCCGACCGTCTTGTGCAGCAGTACCCCATCGACAACGATATTCACAAATACTGGAACTACCTGATCAAGGGCTACCACGACACCGCGACCACCGCCGGTGACGTCGCGAAGAAGCACGCGGTCGTCTACCAGCACGACCTCGGACGGCGGGCCGACCGCCGCAGCCCGGAATGGGCCGACGTCTCCACCGCAGTACGCGCCAACTGACCCACCCGAGGCAAGGAGGACCGACTGATGGCCACCATCGACACCACCCGGCAGGCTGCGCTCACCCCCTACGGCACCCTGTGGCGTCCCGGCCGGTCCTGGTACGTGCCCGCGATCGGTTGGGGACTGCTGTTCCTGGTCGGGATCGGAACAAGTCACGCCCCGCTGACCGGCATCGTCGACCGGCTCACCGTCGCCGGTGTCGGATTCGCGTTCGCGCTCATCGCATCCGTCGTCCTGACGCTCACCCACCTCGGTGACGACTACAGCGCCCCGCTTCGGGTCTACCAGCCCGCCACCGTCTTCACCGGCGTGCTGTGGCTCACCGCGACCACCGCGACATCGGCGCTTCCGCTGACCAGCGAAGGGTGGGGTTACGGCGGATACGCCGCGCTGGCCATCTGGGCAGTTCTCGCGTTCGCGGGCACCGCGACGTGGCACCGGGTCAAAACCTCCCAGCTGAGCCTGGAACAGGATCTCCGCGAGCGCCGGCGTCTGATCCCCGTCCAGCCGCCAGCACCCGTCCAGCCGCCGCCCCCACCACCTCCGGTACGGACGCCAGAGGAAAAAGAACGCGACGAGTGGAACGACATCTTCCGCCGGGCGAGCCTGGACGGTCTGCTGTTCCAGCGCCGCCAGGTCACGATCGACAGCAACTTCGTCCTGGACGTCGAATTCGCTGAAGGTTCGCGCATGAACTTCACGGCTCTGGACAACGGTCTCGAAGCGCTGGAGATGGTCCTCGACCGGGTCTTCGCCGACTCCGGCGGCGTGCGGTCCGGCGCGATCCGGATCGAGCGCGGAGTGAACTTCAAGGGCCAGCCCGTTCCTACCCGGGCGAAGATCTACGTCGACCTCGAAGACATCCTCGCCCGGATCACCTACATGCCGGCCGAGCACGGCGCAATGTCGATCTACAACGCGTTCCGGCTCGGCGTCCTCGAAAACGGCCTGCCGCTGATGACCACCCCTGCCGACATCCACCGGATGCTCGTCGGTCAAACCCGTGAGGGCAAGAGCAACGGCATCGGGGTGTTCATCTGGCAGTTGTCACGCTGCACCGACGCTCTCATCTGGGGTATCGACTTCAAGGGCGGCCGGCTGTTCCGGGCATGGGTCGAGCTGTACCTCCGCAACGTCATCGACCCGCGAACCGATCGACCTCTCGCCCGGCCGATCATCGACTGGGTGGGAACGAACCGGTTCGTCGCCGAGCGGATCTTCCTGTCGGCGATCGCGGCAGCGAAGGCACGCCCGCGGCTCGCCAGCGGCACGAAGTGGATGGCTACCCCGAAGCACCCTGCGATCTTCGTCATCTCCGACGAGATCGCCGAAGGTACCGGCCAGTACGCCGAGCCCGGCTTCGGCGATCTCAGCCAGGGGGCGAGCAGCTCCGAACTGGCGGCATTCATCACCCGCGGGCACATGCTCGGCGCCGGCGAAGGCGTCTACTTCATCACCGCGTCGCAGCGCGCCACCGTCACGATGATGCCCGGCGGCGACGCGAAATCGCAGATGGGCGGCCGGTACGGGTGGCGGATGGCCGACACCGGCGACAGCAGCGACATTTTCCAAGGCAGCGACCGGACCGCAGGCGCACGCATGCACGCCCAGCTGCTCCACAAAGGCTCCGTCGTCGTCCAGGACCAGGACAACCCGCAGCCGGTCCGGGCGAAGTTCGACTTCCTCGGTGACGGCGACGACCACGTGCGGCGTGTCCACGGCGCCGTGTTCGAGCACACCCAGTGGCGGCCGGACCTCGACGAGGGCACCGCGGCCGCGATCGAGAGGTACGGCTACTCCCACCGCTGGGACCGCGACCAGCTCGGATGGTTCTGGGGCGAGGAACACCCCGAGCGACGTTGGAACGCACCGGCCGCCCGGCCGGAGGCCGGCGTGCCGGCGAACGCCGCGCAGCTGCTCGGCGTCGACGACGAGCAGGAGTCGCCGTTCCAGACGTCGCCGGTCGCGACGCTCACCGACGACCCGGACGACGAGTCGACCGAGATGGACGCCGTGGAAGAGGCAGCGTTCCAACGGGTGAAGGCCGCCTACGACGGGCCGGCGTACAACGCCATCGACCCGTACACGCGCTTCCTGGGAATCGTCAAAGAGGCAGGCTGGGAAGGGATCACCCCGACCGCGGCCCTGACGAAGATGGCCGCTGAAGGCTGCGCGCCCGAGGCCAGGACTACGATCTACTCGTTCCGCGATCGCGGTGTGTTGGCCGGCGCCATCGCCCAGCCGATCCGCAACCGTAAAGGGCTCATGTTCGACATCCAGTTCTCCCAGCGATAGGACCGGTCATGCGGTTTCTTCCCCTGCGGTTCCTCGCCGTCGACGGCGGCAAGGAGCTGTGGTCCACGGACGGCGACCAGCCGCCCGGCGACAACCACGAACTGTGGCTGGAAACCCCCGACGGGCCCCTCCTCGTCCGAGTCGTCAAGATCCGGCACCTGTACCAGCCGAACGACGCGGCCAGCAACATGCACGCCCTGGTCTCCGGATCGGGGTACAAAGCGGACCTGGCCGGCTGGGACATCTACGTGAAGCCGGTCGACCTGCTCGACTAGAAACGGCAAGACCGAAAAGGGCGGACGTCAGATCTGACGTCCGCCCTTCCCGCGTCCGAGGTGGTCTGACCGGTCGGTGCGCCGCCCCGACCGGACGGTCACATCCGGGAACCAGCGCCACCACGACGCGGCGACGCTGCACAGAACCTCCACTTTTAGGACCTATGGTCGAAACGTCCGGCGCGTCAGGGAACCCGCGCCCGACCTACCAGGAGGAACTATGTGGTCCGCCATGCCCGAAGCGCTGCTGCGGCTCTTCGGGCCCACCCCCCACACCAGCCGAGCCCGGACGGCCGCGGTCGCCGTCGTTCTCCTACTCATCGCCGCGATCGCCATCCCGACCATCCTCATCGGCTCGTCCCTCGACACCGAGGTGCTCCCGCCGGCGACGCCGACCCGGTCCAGCGCGCAGGGCCCGCTCAGCTCCGAATACTCGCTGACCGCCCCGACCGCCATCACCGTCCCCGCTGACGCCGGCTGGGTGTCGTGGGCGCTCGCCGACGTCGACACCGGCCAGGTGGTCGCCTCATCGGACAACGCCGGCGAGACAACCACAACCGAGTCGATGATCAAAGCCTGGATCGCCGCGGACTACCTGCACTCGCACCCGACCGTCACCGAACGGCGCCTCGACCAAATCCGCACCATGATCATCGACAGTGACGACGACGCAGCCCAGGACATCTACGGATCCGGCGGCTACGACCTCGTCATCGACCGGATGATCAAAACCTGCGGCCTGCACAACATCACCATCCACCACCACTGGTGGTCACTCACCGAGATCGACGCCACCGCGGCCGCACACCTGGGCGTGTGCATCGCCGACGGCACCGCCGCCGGTCCGGCCTGGACACCCTGGCTCCTGCAGACCATGCACGACATCAGCGGGGAGGGCCGCTTCGGCATCGTCGACGCGCTGCCCGATGTCGACGTCGTCTACAAGAACGGCTGGACCCCTCACGGCGACGAATGGCACGTCAACTGCCTCGCCATCGTCGACGGACGCTGGTCGGTAGCGATCCTCACCCGCTACCCCCGCACGTACGGGCTGCAGCACGGCGCCGCGCTCTGCGCATCCATCACGCACCAGCTCGACAACCGCTGCCCCGTCGACCCGTCGACTACGCCGATGCACGGCTGCTACCCCCGCACCGCGGTAACCACACCGGCGCCCGGAGCACCTGCCTAGTCCGCGTCTGACTCTGGCGGCAAGCCGGCGTACACGAAACCACCCGGGGCGACATCGATCCGCCCCTCACCGTCCGGGAGCAGCGGCTCGCCGCCCACCGCTTCCAGGTAGTACGCCACCGTCACCGGCTCGACGACCGGCTCCATCCGGAACAGAGCCTCCGCGTCGACATCTTCGCCGAACACCATCCTGGCCATGATCGAGGATGCTACCCCTGCAGCAGCAGCGCGCCGGCGTCGACGACGCCGCGCAGCTGCTCGTCGACGGGCTGCCCGGACAGCCAGGCCAGGATCAGTTTGACCTGCGCGACGAGCATCGGCGACGGATCGACGCCGTGGGGTGCCTCCCTCAGACCGAGGACCAGGTCGTCGACGTCGGCGCCGACCTCCTCGCCCAGGTCGACGTCAGGCAGCAGATGCCGCAGCGCGACGAGGTTAAGGGCCAACGACCGGACCAAGTCCCCGCGCTCCCTCCGGGCCCGCTCCACCGTGGCCTCCTGCGCACGCAGCGCCCGCGTCAGCCTCTCGTCCTTCGCCCCGCCGACGAGAGCCGACTCCAAACGCCGCACCCGAGCCTCGACACCAGCCCGACCGGCGACGTTCAACGCCGGCGCCATGCTGCCGTACGACCGCCCGGCGGCCCGGGCGGTCCGGATCGCGGACAGCCGCAGCCGGTCGACCTCCGCGGCCACGAAATCGAGCACCAACCACACGCGATCGAATTCCTCCATGCGGAACGACCCGGCCAGCTCCCTGTGCGAGCACAGGTATTCGACGAGTCCTAGCAGGTCATCGGGCATCCGGGCACGCCCTGGATCCCTGGCCTGCAGCCGGTCGCTGGCGAGCGTTTCGGCGGCCGCGACGGCACGTGTTCGGAGGTCTGAATCCATCCGTCAAGGATTTCCTTGACGGTCTGCCGGGTCAACGAGCCGGGCCGGAAGCGAATCGTCAGCGCATGACGAAGCCCCGCAGCTCTCATTCGAGATGAGCGCGGGGCTTCGTCGTGCCACGCATGGGTCAGGAGCCGGCGCTGGAATCTCCGACAAGGTCGGTGTCGAACACTGTCACGGTCGTCTCTGCGTCAACAGGGCTGTAGTCCCAGGCCAGCCATGTCCCATCGGAATCGCGGTAGATGCCTGGGGTCGCGTCGCCACCCGTACGCACCTCATACTCCCGGTCGTCAACCGTCTCGCCGTCCATTAACGGCTCGGCCAACCTGGCGAGCGCTGCGGCCAGCTGCGTACGCAGCTCCTGCTCGATCGCCTTCATCCGATCGTCGACCGCGCCGGTTCGCCGCTGGGCGAGTTCTTCGGCGGCCCCGAGGACAGCTTCATCGCTGGCCGGCTCGACATGAGTCCAGTCCACGGCCAGCCGCAGCCCACAGCCGTGCTGAGGACTCTGGTCCTGCAGCGTGCCGCCGGCACCCGCGCCAGTGTTCAGGTAGGCAGGGCAGCCGTCAACGGTCTCACCGACGGGCTCATAGCAGCGCGGGCAGTCATGGTAAGGCCGGTCAGCCCACACCACGGTGTAGGAGAGGTCCTCCCCGGTGACTACGTCGATCCCGGTAAGCGTGGTGACGTGAGTGCTCGGGGGAAGTTCGATGTCGTTGCTGGGCACGCTGGTCCGCATGATGTCGCTGGTCCTCTCGGTAGGGTGATCGAACCGGTCCGGGGCATTGCTGGTGCCTGGGACCGGCCACCTGAACTGGTTGTACTCGTCGTAGTTCAGGGCTGCTCCCCTCCGGTCAGGATGTTGATGAAGCGGACCAGGCCGGCGTGCTTGGCGATCGCCGACGACGCACGCATCAGTTCGACGTGGTCGGTGGACGGAGTGGGCCACACGAACTGGCTCACGTCGTACTGCGCCTCGCCCAGCTCGCGGGTCGTGACCTCCACGATGTAGGCGGCGTCCAGATCGTTGATCGGGTCGGTGTCCTTCTCGAAATCCGGGCCGATGTCGTCGGCCAGCTGCGCCCAGGGCAGCACCTCGTAGCCGACCTGACCGAGGGCCCCGTGGTGGCTGGCAGCAACGGACAGGAACCGCACGGTCGAACCCTGGGCGCGGTCCGGGATCGGGAGGGCCATCCGCCCGTTGATGTCGGCGAGTTCGGCCTGGACGAGGTCACGGATGCGGCTGGCGGTCATGGCCAGCGGCGCGGCCGCGGAATGTGCGGTGGCCGGGATGATCCGGGCGGCCGCCTTACCGCGTCGGGTGATGGTGGTCGAGCGGCCGTGGTGCTGCGCGTCGTCGATGATTTCGGCGAAGCTGGCCCGTGCGTCCTGGATGCTGTAGCGGGATTCAGTCACACCCCAAACTGTACAGTCTGTACAGGACGGTGTCGAGCCATCTGTACAGATAGGCCGTGTCACGTGCGCGACAGAGCGCGCAGCGCTAACGCCCGGCTGGTGAAGCAGCGCCGAGCAGGTCGAGCTTCTCCTGCAGGCGCCGCTCGACGGCCAGCCGCGACCGCAGCACGTCGTCCAGGTACTGGTCGACCAGGATCGCGGTGAGCGCCGGCGACAGGCCTGCGGCCCGGATCCTCTCCACCGTTTCGACCGGCCCGTGCTCTCGGACGACCTCATTGTCGGCGTCGACGCGGATGCCGGCGGCGGCCCAGGCTTCCGTCGCCGGCCGGTCGAACACCGCCGCGACCGCGGCGATCCGGTACGCGGTGGGCTGCTGCCGGCCGGAGCGCCACCCGCTGATCGTTGAATGGCTCATGAGGGCCCGTCGGGCGATCTCGGAGTCCTTCAAGCCCGCGGCCGCCTGCAGCGGGTCGAACCATCGGGTGAAAAACTCGGCGTGCTCTGGCCATTTCACCTGGACTGCCACACGGGACTCCTCGAATCGGCGATCGCCACAACACTATGTTGATCTATACTACCAATATATGATAGCTGGTATGACCAGCGATAAGACGTCCATCAGCCTCCCCACCGACCTCGCCGAATACGCGCGCAGCAAAGGCAACGCGTCCGCCTACCTCGCCAGCCTCATCGCCGCCGACCGCCGCCGCGCCCAGCTCGCCGACCTGTTCGCCCGGCAGGGCTACACCGACGACCAGGCCATCACCACCGAAGGTATGGACGCCATGGGGGAGCGGCTTGCCGCCATCGAGGACCAGCGCCGGCGTCACACCACCCAGCAGGCAGCATGAGCCACGTCCGGGTCGTCTTCGACGCGTTCGCGCTGCACGCCTATCTGGAGCTTGACGGCGTCGCCGCCGGTGAGCTCATCGGCACCGTCGCCGAGTCCGGCGGCGTCACCGGCCTGCCCGCGCTGGTCATCGCCGACGTGTGGCCGAACCTGTCCACGGAGGAAAGCGGACGCCTGCGGGAGCTCCTCGACGAGCCCGACAGCCCCGTCGAGGTGCTGCCGCTGCTCGCCGCTGACGTCGTCACCGTGCTGCAGCTCGCCGACCGGGTCAAAAGCGACGCAGGCCTGGCCCACGCGGTCCACGAGGCGTGCCGGCACAACGCCGTACTGGCCACCACCCTGCCGGCGCCGGCGACCGCGCTCCTGGACAGCTACCACATCATCGACCTGTCATAGCCGCCCGCCGTCCGCCCTGGTCGTGGCCACGGGAAAGCCCCACCCGCGCAGCTGCAGGTGGGGCTCCGTCGTGACCGAGATCGTCCTCATGGGTAGTGAGAACGCCACCGTATCAAGACCAGGTGGCGGGCTACGGGCTGGTCACTGGACACCGACCCGTTCACACAGGCCGCGTAGCGCCGGCGACACCGCGTTGCGCCGGGTGCGCTCAAGGAGCGCCCGGAGGGTCTCCATCGCGATGGGGGAGCGACGCACGCGCTGCGGACCCAGCCGCTCAGCCGTCAGCAACGCGGTCAGCGCCTGCGCATCCTGCTTCGTGTTCGCGTACGCCCGGGCCATGTCCAACCAAAACGACGTCTGCCGTGACGTCACCGGCACCTCAGCAGGGTTGATCGACCGGGCCATCCGCACCGCCCGTTCCGGCTCCGGCCCGTCAGCCTCCATGCTGATCTGCCAAAACTGGATGTTCGTCGGCCCGAAATTCAGGCCCAGCGCCGCCGACTGACCGGTGTGCGCCGCCAGCTGCTGCGCCTCGGCGACCGCCGCGGCCGCGCCGCCCTGGTCGCCGAGCGCATACCTGGAGAAGCCGGTCAGCATGTGCAGCTGGCCGAGCATCTCCAGCGACTCCGGCAGGTCGGTGTGCCCGATCAGATCCCGGATCCCACGCTCCGCGATCTGCCCCGCCCGCGCGTACAGGCCACACGACGTCGCCGAGTGCGACTGCGCCCACGCCGCCAGGCCGAGCATGACCGGATCCTCGGACACGACCGCGGCCTGCCGGGTCCGGTCGGTGATCTGCGCCGCCGACGTCGGATGGCCCAGGTAGCGGACGATGAACCCGGCCGACTCCGTCGCCAGGCACATCAGCCGCAGCGCCTGGGCGCGCTCCGGACCGGCGGCCGCGGCGTGCGCGCCCCGGATCAGGTCAGGCAGCCGGGCGACCGCGCCGGCGTAGTCACACCGCAGCCGCAGCGCGACGATCAGATCGAGCTCGCGCTGCAGCACGTCGACCGGCAGGACCTCCCGATCCGACGGGTAGTCGAGGTCGGACTCGATCAGCGCCGTCATCGTCCGGTACACCGCGGCGTCGGCGTCGTCGCCGGCGGCCACGAACGGCGTGCCGGTCAGATCCGTCACCGCGCATTCCAGTGCCTGCCCGATCTTCGCGAGCATGATCCGGTTGTCGGTGCCGCGTTCGCCGCGTTCGATCCGCGACCACGTGCTGTGGTCGATTCCGGCGCGTGACGCGGCATGGCGGATTGACCAGCCGCGCTGCTGCCGTCGGGCCCGGATCGCGTCCCCGGGCGTCCTATCAAGATCGCTGTCTAGTCGTGGCATCGCGCACTTCCTCTCGCTCCACCAACCACAGTAGAACTGCCGGTGACAGATGGCACCACTCGCGCCATGCCATCCGCCTACGGTGAGACAACGCCTAACTACACCGCGCAAATACCGAGGCTACGGACGTCCACGGTGTAGGACGAGCGACCCGGGCGACGGCACATGACCCCGAAATCTGTGCCGTCGCCCGCCCCGACCAGGGCAGGTGACCATGAAACTCGCGATAGCCCACAGCTACGCCAGCCCATACGGCGACTGCACGATCTGCGCCGCCGAATGGCCATGCGAACCAGCCCGAACGGAACTACTCGATCAACATCCGATCCGCAAAGACCTTTTGCGGATCATGGTGCGCGTTTACGCTGACGCACTCACCGAAATCGGCGAACCCTGGCCACCAACGGGTATCCTGCACAACCGCTATCTGGCCTGGACAACCCGAACCCAGCCAGAACGCCGACTGTCCGGCACGACCCACTCCGACGGTGTGGATAGCCACGGGGCGCACTGCCGGACGCATCCGGGGGCAGGCACACCAGCCTGCCCCCGGACAAGGCCCGCACCATGAACGCCTGCGAACGCTGCGGATCAACCTGGCGCGTCCGCCACGTCCCCACCGTCCTCGGATGGTTCCGCTGGCGCTACCGCTGCGAACGAGGTCACGGCTGCAACCGCCTACCCCTGTCCCAGCGCGTCTACTAGTAAGGTCATACAGCCCCAAACCGCCAGCGGCAGGGAGGCCCACCGTGATCGACATCGAGCAGACCCGAACCGCGATCAACGACGCCGTGTACGCGGCGGTCCTGGGCACTCTCGGCTTCACGAGCGACCACCGTGCCGAGCTGGCCGCGTGCACCCCGGCCACCCCCGACGCTCTGCTGCTGCAGGCCGCGCTCGCGTACCTGTTCGGCAACGGGCTCATCAAAGCCGTCGACCGCGAAGAAGACTGGCTGTCGACGGACATCCCTGAGCCGTTCGCCGGCGATCTGGTCACAGAGATCCGCGCCGGGGTCGAGCACCAGCGCCGCATCAACGCTGCCATACCTAGCTAGGTTGACCCCAGTCAGCGGCCGCAGCGAGTTCGGCGATGAGTAGGCCTTCTCTCGCCGATGCCGTATGGCCCAGGTCAAGATCAAAGCTTGAAGGTTCGACCACTCACCGTGAACACGCCGGTCTTGCAGGCCGGAAATCTAGCGCCAAAGAATCATCCTTCAATGGCGCTAGACTGTCCTACGGCAGGGGGTGTCAGGTGAGCGACGAAGAGAAGTTACGCGCCGCGTTCGAGGCGGGCTTCGACACGCGTACCAGCGGAAAGCCGTGGTCACAGTCCACCGAGGACACGTACATGGCGATCTGGGCCGACTTCAAGGCGTGGTGTGAGCCTGAGGGCCGAACCGTCATGCCGTGCACCTCCACCACGCTCGCCGAGTACGTCCTACACCTCGCGCAGCTGGACCGGGCGCCGGACACGATCCGCAAAATTGTGCGGGGGATTCGGTCCTGGCATCGCAAGCATGGTCAACCGGTTCCCGACGGTCACCACGCGATGGTGCTGCTGCGTGCTCACGAGGCTAGTCGCCGCGAGGAGGGTTGGACACCCAGACACACCGACGCGTTGACGCTCGACACGGCGATCCAGATTCTGTCGCGGACGGACGGGGCGACGGCGCAGGGTCGTCGTGACCGCTGTCTGCTGCTGCTGTCCTACGTCGGCCTGGTCACCAACGACGGTCTGATCCACCTGCGGCTGCGCGACATCGCCGACCACCCGGACGGTCTCGCTGTGACCGCTGACGGGCAGGTCAGGGTGATGCGCCATTGGACGATCGACGGCGCCCACCACCCCGCGGTGTGCCCGGTCGAGGCGACCCAGTCGTGGGCGACGCTCCTCGCAGGTCGTGGTGTCGGCTCGTCGGGCAGGCTGATCCGGCCCGTGGACCGGCACGGGCACATCGCCGGCGTCGACCCGGCCCGCGCCGGGCAGGACCCGCCGGACGGGGCGATGACGAAACGCGGGCTCAGTCATGCACTCGTCGGTCTGCTCACCCGTGCCGGGGTCGCCGATCCGGAGCGGTACACGTACCGGTCGCTGCGCCTGGGCGGCGCCGGCGTCCGCCGGCTGCAGCGGGCGACCGTTGACGAGCTCGCCGCCGAAATCGGTCTGTCGCCGGCGTCGAAATCAGTGATGCTGGACTGGATTCGCGCGTCGGACACGTGGGCGCCCACGTCGACGCTGACGGTCGGGCTGCCACCCGGAGAGGACCAGACGTGATGCTGCCGATCAAGGTCGTGATGCCGCCGATCGACATTGCTCCGCTACCGGCAGGGTTCTCCGTCCGGATGCTCACCGCGGGCGGGGCGGCTGTCCCGATGCGTCTCGTCAGGGGTTTGGACACCACCACCGAGCGGGTCTTCCACGCGTTCGGGCCGGCGGGGCTGGCGGCCCCCGAACCGTTCCGGATCGAAATGGACACCCACCCGGCCAGCATCCACATCGAGTTCGAGGTCGAACGCGACGGGTTCGGCACGATGCGGTTCCGGCCGCCGTGGGTTCTCCCCCGCCTCAACAACTGACCGAATAGACCACATACGCATACCTGCGTTCGCGTTACCGCCGGTTACAGTGGTTTTCAGTACATGTGGGGCACGGGGCAAACGCAAACCACAGCAGCCAGGTCGACGGCACGCTATCCCAGCGGACCGTCTGCTCTGGCATACCCGCGCACCCCGTCCAACAACCGCCGGGGGTGCCTGTGACCAGCAGTAATCCGCTAGGTCTGACACGCGAGCAGCAGATGGTAGCCGCCGCACGTGACCTCGCCGAATCGACCGACGTCGGGGAACAGATCGCCGCTGACCCTGACGGATCACGGATCGTCGGCACCGGCCGGTACTGCCCCGGAACGCTGCCATGCCCGGGCCGGCCGGCGAACACGATCGCCGTACCGGTCCGCAGGGTGTCCGACCGCGACACGCTCGGCGACATCGTCGGCGAAATCCAGGTAGTCCTGTGCCCGATCTGCCAGCGACACGCCGTCGACAAATGACCATTGAGGGAGCACCTGCCATGCCCGAACCCGTGCCCGTCGACCAGGCCGCTGAGCCGAACCCTGCCCTGCTCGCCAAGCTGCAGACCATCGCCCTCTACTTCCCTGCGATCGAGTACGACGCGGAGGACCGGCCTGAGGAGATCGCAGCCGTCATCGAGGGTGCTCGACGCTGCGGCCTGATCGCTATCCCGTCGACGGACATCACACCGCGGACGTTCCGCGGAGTCCAGCGCCCGCCAGCACCTCCCCAGCCGCCCGTCGAACCGGAGAAGCCGGTCGACCTGGCGAAGGCGCGCACGGATCCGCCGCTACCCGGCCTGCCCGTTCGGACATCACACACCGACTCCATCTGGACCACGTCTGGCGACGGCGAATGGTCGACACGCAACCCCAACGGCACCACCTGGATTTGCAGCTGGGACGACATCGCCGGCGGGAAGTACGGCACCGTCGAGATCCTCATCCCGGTCCCGTACCGCGGTGACAACACCCTGACCCCGACCGTGGCTGAGCTCGCGACCTTTGGCATCGCCCCGGCGATGGACGCGATGACAGGCCTGGCCAACGCGCTCGCCGGCGGGTTCGTCGCGCTGCTTGCCGAAGCCGAACGACGCGGTCGCGCCGCCGGAGCAGCAGTTGCAGCCAGCGGCCGCGACGGGGCGGGTAGCTGATGGGCGCCGCACGCCGCTTCCGCCGCAACACGGCCGCCCGGGCGGTCACACCGATGTTCGGCCGACTCGACGCCTACCTGTGCTCCCAGTGTGCCGAATACACCGTCACCGTTGATGTAGGTGACGGGAAAACGTCCCAGGCGATCCGCTGCCCGGCCGCAGCCTGCGCAGCATGGCCGGAGGCGGGGATCGCCGAATCGATCGGCCGCCCGAACCCGTGGCCAGCCGGCGTGCCGACCACCCCGCGGTGGGAATGGCGAACACCGAACGCGAAGACCATGGAAGCGATGCGCCAGGCAGGTGGCAGCGCATGGGACCACGTCCGGGCCGGGGGGATGCTCCTACACCGGCGGCACAAGGTCAGCCCATGACCGCAACCCCCGTCTACCCCGACGACATGAGCACCCCGTCCGAGGTGGCGCAGCAGCTCGCCGACGCCGCTCGCGTGTCCCTCGGCCGGATCCGCGCGATGTGGCCCCAGATCGGCATCGCACGCCAACCCGGACCGCCGCCCCTCCCCGTCCAGCGGCCCGTCGACGCCCGCCGGGCCGCCGCCGCCACACAGGCCTGGCACGACGACCGGGATGCTGCGTTCCAGGCCGGAGTCGCCGGCAGGGTCCCGTCCGGGCCGCATCCAGCACCCGCACGCCTCGGCCCGGTCGCCGCCCGCGCCGCGATCGCCCGCACGCTCCTGGAGCTCGCACAGCGGATGTGGGCCGCCACCCGCGACGACGGGCTGCGGCTACTCGTCCGCGACCCGGCCAGCCGCATCGACGTCGCTACGTGCGCCTGGTGCAAAGGCACCGGGATCTGCGACTGGCCGACCGTCTGGGCCAGACCAGTCATGCCCCCCGCGGCCCCGTGCAGCCGCTGCAGGGGCAGCGGCATGGTTCCCGCGGGCCGGCAATGCCAGGCCTGCCACACCGCCGGCGCGTGTGACTGCGACCGTGCCGACATCACCTTCGTTCTCGCGTCCGCCGTCGTCGACGACCAGCTCGACACATGCGACACCGAAACCGTCTCAGACGCGGAGGTGACCCTCCACAACACCGCGGCGCTCGCGCAACTCGCAGCCGGCGACGGCCCCGACCAGCGCCGGCTGACCGCCGAATGCCCCGTCTGCGGCAGCCGCGAAATGTACGCCGAAGTATCGAGCCCCCGCGCCCGCGACTGGTCCGTGCGCTGCAACGGCCCCGACTGCCACTGCACAGGCTGGCGCTGCCTCTGCGGAATCGGCACCGCGAAACGTGCCGGCCGGACACACATGTGGCCAGCCCGAACCTGGGACGGACCCGACGGGCTCGCCAAACGCCTCGGCGTCACCCTGCCCAACACCGAACCGTACGACGACCCCGACGACATCCTCGGCGACGAGCACCGCGCCGAAATCCTCGAACTGACCGTCCGCACCTGACACCCACCGGAGGGACCTGTGCGCTACACCGCCGTCGACGGCCACACCTACATCACCGCATCCCAAATCCGCGACGAGACCGGCTACGAGGACGTCACAACCGCGCTCCTACGTACCTGGGTCGACCACAGCCGGCTGTCCGTCGTCACCGTCGCCGAACTCGCGGCCGCACTCGAACAGCAGCTGCCTGCCGGCGTCGACGGGACCGCCCCGGCACGGGTCCCCGGCCGAACCGGGCGAGAGAACGTCTACAGGTGGGCCGACATCGTCCGCGTCGAAACCCAAACCCGTCAAACCCGCCGGGCCCGCGGCGGCCGCGCCCGCCGACCACCACGCCTCGCACTCGCCTGACCCACTATTGAGGAGATCCACCATGTCAGAAACCCTGATCGATGCAGAGCAGCTCGCCCAACGCTTCCACGAGGCGTACGAGCGGCTAGCCCTCGCGCGTGGCTACGAGACTCGCGAGGCATCGGCGAAACCATGGGCGGAGGTTCCGGCCGTGAACCGGGCGCTGATGATCGCCGTGTGTGCCGAGGTCATGCTTCCGCCACTGGACAAGCTCCGGTCCGTGCACGCCACGCAGGGCGCCGATGGGAACTGGAACTACTCCGGGTATATGCGCGGCATGTTCAACGGCCTCGAACTGGCACTGTCGATCTTCGAGGGTGAGCGGGAGCCGCAGTACCGCGACGCCCCGGTCACCTACCTCGAAACACTGCCCGCACCGGCCGGACCGCCCGTAGCTGTGCAGGGCTGACACGCCGCAGTGTCAGGGATTACGGTCCGCGGCCGCCAGGGCGCGGACCTGATCTCTTTACCGTGAAATGGTAAGTCTGCACCACCCACCCGTCACCGACTCTGGAGGTTCTGCCGTGGACCTGGCCCCGCCGCCAACCCGCGTCGACGTCGACCCCACCCAACTCGGCCAGCTCCTGACAGCGGTCGAGCAGCGCATCCACCGGGCGGGCTGGGAGAAACTCCCGCCCCAACTACTCGTCCTCTTCGACAACCAGCACGGCACCGTCGACCAGCTGTTCCGCCGGATCTGCGGACAGAATCCCAACCTCGGCCCAGCGACCCGCGTCGGTCGGTTCTCAGCCCAGCGGATGGTCAACCTCGGCCCGCCGTGGGTGGACCTCGAGTCGTGGGTGGCGCTGCGGAACATGGCGATGAACGTCGCCTACGCCGGCCAGGCTGAGGAGCCTGCCCGCCTTCTATCGACTTTGCGGGAACCGGGCATTATCGGATTCGCGTTTGCCGGCTACGGCTGGACCCCCGGACCGCATACCCCGCCTGACCTCGCCGAGAAGGCATTCGCGTGGGAGATGGACTGGGACGACGTCCCGGGAGCGATCGAAGCCCGAACCCTGTACGCCATCGACTTCACCGACCAGGTTCACCAGGTCGTTCGTCACCGCGGTCAGGCGCCCGTCCTCGCCATGAACGGGCCATGGATCGGAGACATCACGACCTCGCTACGAATCCTGGTCGCCGCCGTAGACGGCACCGTTCCGCCGGCTGAACAGTTCTCCGAACGCTGGCCAACGATCAAGGAACACCAGCAGCGGAACCGGATCGGACGCCCGTCATGACCGGACTGCAGCTGGTCCACGTATTCGTCTGCCCGGATCGCGGCCGCCGCTCCGCGCATCCCCAAGATCTCGCCGACGGGTACTGCGGCGCCTGCCACTGGTGGACAGGCGACCCCGTCCTGGCAGGACTACGGCCACAACAGGGAAAGGCAGATGCCGCATGACGAACGCAACGGCCCCCACTGAACACGAGCTCGGTTACCAGCTGGCGGAGATTCTCGCCGACCACCAGGACGAGCAAGAGCAGCAGCCCGCATGGGCCAGCGTGTTCGACACGCTGATCCTGGCCCGCACCCTCACCGGCGACCCGCCGACCACGCCCCCGGCAAAGCCGACATGGCTGTGGGATGGGGTCCCGTACTACGGGCCCGACGGCCACGAGCTCACCGGCACCCCCGACGAAATCAGGGCCGAAGCGGACCGGCTCATGCTGGACCGGGCGGGCGGGAACTTCACGATCCGCCACTGCCAGGGCGTCGAAATCCACGTGTCGACGATGTTCTTTCCGCAGAGCTTCCCGCTCAGCGAGCCCGGCACCGCCCGCCCGATCCTGTGGGAAACGATGGTCTTCTACCGCCACCGCAGGAGCGACGATCCGCGACGGGCAGTGACCGGGCATCAGTGGCGCTACGCCACCATCCGCGCCGCCCAGCAAGGCCACGCGCGGGTGGTCGCCACTCTCGACGTCCAACTACGTCGCCGGCGAGCCCAACCACGGCGGCGGCCGCCGACCGTCGACTGGCGCTCCGACCGGGTCCGCGTCACACGCCTGTCCTACACCCGACGGAGGTAACCCGATGACCAGCGAACCGACCCTGCCCGAACCGGCACAGCCGGCTACGCCGCTCGCAGACCTGGAAAAGGTCCGCCAGACGCTCGTCGAGATGCGCCTCCCGGACTTGGACCCGGACGCTATCAACGCGGCGTGGCGCCAGTTCGCCCAGGCGCTCCAACCCTGGATCGACTTGTGCAGCGCCGCATGGGCCCAGCTCCAGTCCCAACTCGAAGCGTCAGGCCTTACTATCGACGACCTGACCGCGCTGCGGGACATCGAACCCACAGCTCCGTGCATCTGCCTATGCGGCCAGCACCGCGCCGACGGCATGTTCTGCACAGGCGAGGCATCACAGGTCATCCGGATCCACAACGACACCAGGTCGGTGGATGTGAAGATGTGCCAGCCCTGCGGAGACTGGCGGCTGCGCTGGCGGCCGGACACCAACACCCAGGTCCGCAACCTGCAGCAGGGCACCGTACCGGCAGCCAACGAGTGAGGTTCTTCGGCAAGCCGTGGTCATCGCCGGCGACTGACAGCGCCGAATACGAGCCACCCCCGGTCGGGAAGGCCTGCCACGGCTCCTGCGGAAACCCGATCGCCGCAGACGACCAAGGGATGCTGATCCCACACGTCGACGTCGTCCAGGACGACGTCAACATCCAGCACTGGGGAGACGAGACAGCCTTCGCGACGATTCGGACGACGCGGACCGAGGTCACGATCCGGCCCTGGCATCTGGATTGCCTCCTGCAACACCTCGGCATCGGCAACGACTGCGGACTGTCCAGCCAGGGCAACCTCGACAACATCAGCGGATTCGGACCGACGCCATGACCACCTACGGATCCCCGACCAGTTACCAACTCGACCCGGCCTCCATCCGCGACCTAGCCCCCGACGTCCTCGACGCCAGCGGCCGGCTGCGCATCCTGCCGGCCGCATTCTGGGCAGAGACCACACCCGAAGAACGCGCCATGCTCGGTCACCGCCACGGTCTCTACAGCTATCCCACCGTGGAGCTCGTCGAGCACCTGCAGGAGCTGATCGCCGGCCGGACTGCGATCGAGATCGGCGCTGGCCACGGCGTGCTCGCCGAGGCGCTCGGCATCCCCGCCACCGACAAGCAGCGGCCGCGCACCAGCTGGAGGAACGATGACGTCCATAGAGCAGCTGTCTCTCCTACGCACTGTTCAGATGCCCAGCCGGATCCGGGCGCTGCCCCGCAACCGCGCCGGGTACCCGATTCCCTTCTTCGCCGCCAAGATCGACGGAGAGCGGGACTTCCGGATCGCCGACCCCACCGCCTACGCGGCATGCATCACCGACCGGATGTGCTGGGTCTGCGGCCAGAAACGCCGCCGCGCCGACTCCGCCTTCGTGATCGGCCCGATGTGTGCCATCAACCGGGTGTCACCAGACCCGCCATCACACATCGAGTGTGCCGAGTACGCCGCCAAGGTATGCCCGTTCATGGTCCGACCGGAGATGAACCGCCGCCAACGCGGCCTGCCCGACGACCTCGGCTTCGCCGGCGTAGCGATCCTCCGCAACCCGGGCGTCTGCCTGATCTGGGTCAGCGGATGGTCAACATTCCGGCCTCCCGTCGGCGACACCTACGGGGTGCTGTTCCAGCTCAAAGACCCGACCATGACGTCCTGGTGGGCCGCAGGCAGACCAGCAACCCGCGCCGAAATCATCGAGTCGATCGACTCCGGCCTGCCGCTGCTCGCCGAGCAATGCGACCGAGACTCCGATCCCACCGAATCCCGACGGGAACTGGCAGCCAGGCACCGCAAGGCGCTGCACTACCTGCCGCAGGAGGTGGCGTGAACATGGGCGAGCAGGAAAGCCAGGCGACACACGACCAACAGCCGTACGACCCGCTGCTAGCTGGACGAGCCATCGCAGCCGAGTGGATGAAAGCCGGACTGAATACGATCGGAATGCGCCTACCTGAGTCGACGATCACGTTCGTGGCGGCGTCGATAACCGCAGCGCTCATCGATGCCGGATGGCGTACGCCGGTAGCGCTGGCGTCCTACACGTGGAACGACTTCAACCGCGACGCCGAGCAGGCAGTGGTCGAGATCGCGGCGAAGGTGGAGGCGCTGGCCACGGTGGGGGGCGAGTTGTCGTACGAGCAGGTGCAGGCTGAGTGCAGGCAGATCGCGGTCGAGGCGATCGCCACGGGCCGTTCGCTGGGCGGCGGTATCCGATGACGTACGACGATGCTGGGCAGGAGACGCGGCCGCGGTTCGGGCAGCTGCAGCGGGCGGACGGGTCGACGCTGTGTCTCTGGCGGTGGCTCCATGACGAGCATTGAGGACCGTAGGGCGGCGCAGCTCGGCACGGTGGGGGTGCTGTTGCGGCTGATCGCGGCCGGTGAGGTGTCGTCGATCGGCGATGACCACTGGACGGTGTACGACGACACGATCCCGTGCGGGCACCGGGTCGACGGCGTATGGCGGTTGATCGAGCGGAAGCTCGCCGTGGCGGAGGGCTACTACGAAGTGCTGCTGACCGACGCCGGTCGGGAGATGCTGGCGGGAGCGCTGCGGCGTGACGTCCAGGCGGCCGCCGTCGCCGGCGACCCGGGCGCGGTGGTCGACCTGGCGGCGCAGATCTGGGGCGGGCTGCTGGGCACGGCTCCGGAGGTCGGGCCGGTCGAGGCGTTGGTAGCGGCGCGGCAGATCGTTCCCGGCTGGGTGAGTGGGATCGACGCTTCGGCTGCGGTAGTGCTGCCGCCGAAGCCGGATCCGATGGACGCGGTGACGATGTACCAGCTGGCGATGTCGATGGCCACCGAGGCGTACAAGCTGATGAGGGCCAAGGTTCGACGCGATGATCCGGACCTGACGGATGACGAGGTTGAGGCGATGGCTGAGGGGCTTTTGGAGGGGCGCGCATGAGTGAGCAGGACCTGGTGTCGCCGGACCGGGATGAGCGGTACCTGCTGCTGCACGGGTGGACAGGGCGGCCGGTGGACCTGGCGGCGGACTGGCGGGTGCCGGCACGGGTGTTGACGGTGCTCGACACTCGCACGTTCGAGTACGCGTCGATCAGGGTCTTTGCTGAGATGTCAGACCGTGATCAGGCGCGCGCCGACGAGATACACCGGTCGCGGCTGATTGGGCTGCTGATCGAAGACCCGGCCAGGCCGATGATGGGGGCTGCGCGGTACTGGGCGTCGCAGCAGTACACGGGGACGCAGCTCGACCTGTTCGGTGCGCTGATCGGGCAGGCACGGACGGTCGGCGAGATTCGGGAGCTGGTGCACCGTGCCGCCGACCCGTACGGGCTCGACGCGGCGCTGGCCGGCTATGACCGCGGGGTGGACACGCTCGGGCAGTTGCCGGCACGTCTCGAGTTTTCCTGTCCGGGCTGCGGCCTGGTCGCGGTCGGCGACGTTGACGCGCGGGAGGGGTGGTGCACGGCGTGCGAGTGGTGGACGGCTGACGGTCGGATGGTCGCGGCGCGGCAGGACAGTGAGGCGAGGACTCTGTTCCGGCGGGATTGTGTGCGGGTGTTGGAGGTGCCGGGGCGGTAGGCGGGGTGTCGTCGGGCCGACACATGAGTGAGTGTCGAATTTGACGACATGTGGGATTTTCCTACATAGGATTTCGGCATGACCCATGCCGTCGAGGTACCTGAATCCCCCGTCCCCGTCAACATCTCCCCCGTGCTGGCGACCGCCAGGCAGAACCTGCTCGACTGGTCCAGCAAACGCCGTGCCGATCTGGTTGCCGCGTGCTGGCGAGCCGGTCTGCAGAACGTCGCCGAGCTGTCTCGGCTCGCCGGCGTCGAGCGGAGCACGATCTACGTCGACCTCGCTCTGCACGGCATCCACGTCGCCAGGGAGCGGAAGATCAAGGCGCAGATTCCGCCCGGGACCGTGTTCGTGAGGCGGCCGTGGCACCACGAGAACTACATCGGAGAGTTCACCGAGCGCGATCGGGTGATGATCGTGTTCAAGGCGTTCACCGGCCACGAGAAGCGTCCGGCACTGCCGGACAGCTGGGGCCAGTGGGACAGCGAGACGTACGAGGCCGCGCGGCACGAGGTCAACCAGGCGGAAGGCCTGTGGATGCGCGAGAAGCTGATCACCGTCATCCGGCACGACGCCACCCAGTTGCAGGTCGCCTGGTCGGCACTGCTGGAAGCGTGGACCGCGCTGCAGGCGGCTTACACCACGGCGACGACTGACGGGAGCCTGTCGTGGCGGGTCGCCGTCGCGACGTTGCTCACCGCTCAGCGGATGGCCGTCGCCGCCGCTGAAAGCTGGGATCGCCTCTACGAGGACCACCAGCATGGGCTCAACGAGGTCACCTACCACTACGAAATCCGCCAGGACGCCTACAACGAGGTCGAGCAGCGGGACGGCGTGAAGGTCAACGAGTGGTCCGACGTGCCGGGTCTGCCCCGTGATATCAGCGAGAAACACTGGCAGTCCAGCTACGGCGGCACCGACCTCGTGCACGACTACATCACGCCGGTGATGAAGACGGCCGTCGACGAGCAGAACGAGCACATCCGTGAGATCTCCAAGTTGGCCTCGATCGGCGGTGACCAGCGATGACCATCGTGCTACAGCCGACCCCCGTCGGGACGCATGACGAGTGCCGCAACTGCCACACCGAGATCATCTGCACGACCGGCGCAACCGGCGAGCTGCGCGGTTGGAGGCACACCTCGACGGCCACATCCACCGGAACGCCACACGTCGCCTGCGACCTGCCGGACCGTGCCGCGGCCGCCGAACCGCTCGATACCGCCGTATTCGACGCCGGCCGCACCGCCGGGCTGACCTACGGCCGCATGCTGCCCCACGGGCAGTACAACCCAGCGGACTACCCCACCGGCTACGACCCGCTGATGTGGATCGACGGCCAGTACCGGCACGGCACACGCGTAGGCGAGATGGAAGCCAGCGCCGAACGGTAGAACCGCATCCCCATAGACGTCCGACCACACCAAGCCCGGGCAGGAGATCTCCTACCCGGGCCTCGTCCACACAACCGGGTGGACTACTTCGCGAAGCTGCCCGGCGAAGTAGTCCACCCGGGCAGCTTCGACGTCGCTGGTCGCCGGCCGGCTCGTACCAGCCTGGCGAGCCACCCGGGCAGGATCGCCGCGGCAACATCGTGCTCGATCGTGTACCGGCGGCCGCCGACCACCGAGTCTGGGCCGATGAGGTAGCCGCCCTGGCGGCGGCCCGGGGCGCGGACGTCGATCCCGGGGCCGATCTTTCCGGTGGTCGACGGGACCGCGATCCCAGCCGGCATGCGGAAGTACAGGTGCAGGCCGTTGTTCGGCGTCGCCACGGTGAGCGTGTCTGGCCAGCCCGCGCCGGCGGCCGCGGCGAGCCGGTCCAGCTCGGCGACGCCGTCCTTTCCATCCTTGCGGTCCAGGTCGACGCCGACGACATTCGACTCGCGGCAGCCGATCCCGAGGTTGTCCCCCGGCCGCCATCGCAGCGCGAGCTCGTCGACGGTACGGATGCAGTGGCCCTGCCAGCCGGGCAAGGCCCTCCGCTCACCGGCCGGCAGGCCGAACACAGCGAGGCCGCGGCTGAGGGCGATCGTCGGGTCCGGATCAGTCTTCATTGCAGCCACAGGCGTACGGGCCGGTGGCGCCGCATTCCTCGCACTCGTCGGGGTCGTTCATGTCGCGGCAGCCGCAGTAATACTGGTTCGCCGCGCCGCACTCCGTGCACTGCCACTCGGCGGGCAGGACGTCGGCACGTCGGATGCCAGGAAACAGGCGCAGTTCGCCTGCGACGCGTCGGCCCCACGGCACTGTCGTGATGGCGACGTCTTCCAGATCGTCGCCGCAGTCGCCGCTGCAGATGTAGAGGTCGTGCCACATGAGGAGGTCGGGGCTGCTGCTGAGGTAGGCGCGGCGGTCGCTGTGCCAGAGCCGGCCGGGGCAGTCGGGGGCGTATTCGCACTCGGTGCCGTGGGCACATGGTCCGGAGCAGCGGCATGGGAGGTCGGGGTTCACAGGCCGCCAGTACGACTCGGCGGTGGCGCGCTGCTGGGGGGTCGCGTCGGCTGGCAGGGCTCGCCAGCCCAGCTCTTCGGTGGTCGGCGGCTTCCAGTTGTCGCCGGCGGTGGCCGGGCGGATCAGCTCGTACGGGTAAGGGGCGAGCAGCTGCGGGTCGATCGCCGGCCGTTCGGCGGTCAGGAGCGCGGACCGGGCGGCGGTGTACGGCTCGCCGGTCTCGGCCATCCGGGCTCGGATCTGCTTCTTGAGTGCGTTGTTGCTGGTCATGGGTCGTGTCCTCTCGCGAGCCGTCCCACGCACGGCACACTGAGGTCGGGACCGATCCAGCAAGGCCGTGTGCGCGATCCGTGGGACCTTCTCCTCGATGCCGCTGGCCGCGTGGGGGCCGGGGCTCGGATGGGCAGGCGCGCTGCCACTGCCATCGAGGATAGGGCATGGCTCCGACAACTTCGTCGGCGCGGCGGACGGCGATCGTGCCAATCACGCCATACGGTCGGAGTGCAGCTAGCCCAGCGCGCCGCGAAGCCCCGCAGCTCTCTTCGAGATGAGCGCGGGGCTTCGTCGTGCCACTGCCAGGCCGCTACTCGATCGCTACGTCGACCCGCAGGACCAGCGGGTCCGGGGACAGCATGTCGGCCAGCGGCACGCCCAGGGCCTCACACAGCAGCGCAGCCTCACCGAGCTGGATCCCGCGCCGGCCGTGCTCAACCGAGCCGAGCGCCGTCCGGTGCATCCCCGCGGCGGCCGCCACCTCGCGCTGCGACATGCCGCGGGCGTCCCGCACCCTGGGCAGCCGGGCAGCGAACCGCTTCTCAAGCCGGGAAAATGCGCGCACACCCGGCAATGTAGTCCGAAAATCCGGCATCGCAGCCCAGCACCCCACCCAACCGTCGGGCACGAAAAAGCGGACGCACACCGTGGTGTACGTCCGCCCGGATGATGCAGCAGGTCAGGGCCTCAAAGCCGCCAGCCACGACTGCCGGCCGCTGATCCCGTCGCCGCGACCGCCCACGACACTGTTCGCGACCCGGTGGTCGACCTGGAACGCCTTCAGCTTCCCGATGGTGTCCGGGCCTGCTCGCCCGTCGACCGCCGTCGGGTAGCCCTGCGCGCACAACAGCCCCTGCAGGAGCTTCACGGGCAGGCCATCGGAGCCGTAGATGACCGTCGGCAGGTTCGGCGTGATCAGGACCAGCCACGACTGCCGGCCCCCGACCCCGTCGCCGTGCCCGTCGACGACACTGTTCGCCACCTGGTGGTCGACCTGGAACGCCTTCAACCTCGCGGTGGTGTTCGGCCCGCACCTGCCGTCGATCGCCGACCGGTCACCGACCCCGTAGCCGTGCCCGAGCAGGAGCCCCTGCAGGATCCGAACCACACGACCGGTGTTGCCAGACCTCACCGTCCGGAGCCAGCCCGCGGCGAGCTCGGCGATCGTCATCTGCTCAGCCTGCGGCGCCGGCCGCTGCCCGGGCACGACCACGCCCGTCGTGCGCCACACCTCGTAGTCGGCGAGGATCGAGCTGGTCGCGTACTCCTGATCGGGCATGAAGGACATGTGCAGGTGGGTGTCGCTCGACGACACCGCCGACGCGAACAGGACACCGTTCTTGACCTGCTTGCGGTTCCAATGCCGATTGTTGATGTTGAAGTATTTGACCAGGTGCGCGTACACGCCGGCCCGTAGCCGGCCCAGGAGCCAGCCCTCGAACCGCAGCGGCTCCGGCACGGTCCCGTCGATCGCGTAGACCCAGCCAGGTTTCGGCGACAACGTCCGCCCAGCCAGATCCGTCGTCGTACCCGTCGCCCGCGACGTGTGATCCTGCCCGTCCGGCCGATCCCAGTGCGCCGTGTTACCCAGCACACCCAGACACACGAAGTCGTCGGCGCTGGTCGCGGTGTAGAACCCGTACTCGTTGACGACCGGGCCGACCGGTCGCCAGTCCCGAGTCAACCCGTAGTACGGGTCCCACACCTGACCCCCCGTGATCGTCGACATGTCAGCCCACCGACCCGTCGTCGTCCAGGTCGAACGGGGACGTCACAGGCACGCCATCGAGCCCATGGTCATGCGGATCATCGGGCCGGTCATCAGGGACCACCGGCATGTCCGCCGCAGCCTCCGCCAGGCTGTCATCGGTGTGGCGAGAGGACTCCGGCTGGTCGCCGGGCGAAACAGGATCGGTCATCGGGGGACCTCCAAGAGTCGATGAGACCCCACTATAAGCCGCAACACAGACACACCCGGCCAAAGACTATTCACCTCTTCGTACACCACCAAAGAGGACAAACGGGTAACCTGGTCGCGCCGCCAACGCATACAAGCAGGTCAACACATGAAATGGCCAACGTTCCTCGCCGCCACCGTGGGCATGCTCCTACTCGTCGTCTTCGCCGTCGCATCAGCACTGCTCGCCATGCTCATCGTCGGCCCCGCCGCAGGCTGGTGGCTATTCAGCGTCTTCATCGCCGGCGTCACCGTCGGCCTGGTCACCACCCTCTGCGCGCTCGACCCCCGCCACCACTGACCAGGGCCGGCACCACGTACGACGCTTCCGACCGTCCACCCACCGATTGCAGGATCCGTGGGCATCCTCTGTCCGGTCACACCCCAGCAACGCGCGCCCGCGCGCGAACGACCCAGCGCGCCCGCCACGCCGGACCGGCGCAGCAACTGTGTCAGCCGAGATCGAACAGCGGCACAACGCCGGCGGCGAGCCGCGCCGCTTCGCGGGTCCGTGATCTGGTCTCAGCGTGGTGGTCACGGTCGTAGTGCAGATGACAGCCATTGCACATCGCCCGAAGGTTCTCCGGGTCGCAGTGCTCCGGAGTGTGATCCAGGTGCGCCACCGTCAAGACGACTTTGGACCCGGTCCCGTACGCCTGCCCGCCGTTCATGTTCGGGCAGCGCCCGTCATGCGTGCCCCGACCACACTCGCCTGCACATTCGCAACGGCCCTCAGCGCGGACCGTGCGAATGTGCAGGGAGATGGCATCCCAGTCGGCCGGGTACCGGTCACGGTTCTCCGGCCGGATCGGCATGTCAGGCAGCCGGCTCAGGCGCGGCCGGGGCGACGTCGTCCCAGCCGGGGCAGTGTTCAGACAGCAGCTCGTGGCCGCGCGTGGTCGGCGTCCACATCCGGCCAGCGCCGCTGTCATGTTTGCTGAGGTAGACCCAGCCGGCGGCGGACAGCTTCTCGATCTCCGAGGTGACGCGCCGGTCGGACTGGTTCTTCGCGCCGTCGCGGAACGACTGGCCCTTGTTGCGTCGGCTCTGCTGGACTTCCGACGCCGCGCACGCCTTCAGCAGATCGATCCGGGATTTGGTGATGGTGAAACTCATGCGCTTGTCCATCCCATGGCGTGGAGGAAGTCGAGCACCTGCTGTCCGGCCGGTGTCGCCTGGTTCCTGGTCCCTTCGCAGTCGCCGCACCCCTCCTCCAGATCATTCGGGCGGCTGTGGTCCAACTCCTTGCGTGCCGGGCTGCGTTCCCAGTCGGCGAGGCTGCCACCGGCTTCGATGTAAGAAGCGAGTGCTTTCTCTTCGCTGAGGTGCCAGGCCCGCCACTCGGCATGGTTGGCCTTCGTGGCTTCCTCGTCTGTACAGCTCGGGCAGTCGATGTACAGCGTCGGCAGCGGCAGCTCCTCGGACTCAGATTCGGGCACAGTGTGGCTCTGCTCGACGCTGGCGGCCGTGGGTAAGGCGGCGACCGTCTTGTCGATCTCGCGCAGGATGTCGCGGGCCAGGTCCCGATAGCCCATGATCGCGTTGTGGTAGCCGAGCTCATGCTCGGCGGATGTGATCTCCTCTGCGGTCCTCTCCCGCTTGCGGATCGCTGTGGCGATCAGCTCAACGACATGCGCATCGCTGGACAGGCGGTAGATGCTCGCCGGCTCCTGGACCAGGTCCAGAGCAGGCGACTGGGTCAGGACGTGCAGCGCGGCGGCCAGCAGCGGGCGCAGACCGGTGTGTGTCTCCTGGTCGGCGAGCGCGGCGAGCAGCTGGGTACGGAATCCGACGGCCGCGTAGGGCTTGTCGAGCACACCGGGCTGACGTGCCCACATGCGCAGATTGCCGGCCAGGCCTCGATCGCGGGCCAGCGCGATACGACCCACTTCGTTCAGCCCGTCCGGCAGGCCGGCGGACGGGCCGGGGTCGAGACGGTTGGCGAGCTCCAGCATCGTGATGGAGCGTGCGTCGCGGAGCATCTCCTGCGTGTGTGCAAGCTCGGCGCGTAGGAGGGTTACCTCGCCGGTTGTCTGCGTGGCGGGGACGGCATCAGCGGTTTGTGTCGGCTGCATCAGGTTGACCTCTCTCGAATCGGATTCGGTGTGCAGGTGGCCTGCCGGACGAGCACTTGCCCGTCCGGCAGGCCGGGGCGGGGCGGGTCAGTTGATCGCGACCCAGACCAGGCCGGTGAATTCGTGGGCTTTCACGTACGCATCCTCATCGTTGACGTCGTCGTCCTCGTCGATGAACCGGCAGACGATGTAGGTCGGCTGGTCATCGGGGACAGGGATGATCGTCGCCGCGACGGGGGACAGCTCAACCTCGGCTCCGTCGGCGTTCTCGACCCGGTCGCCGGCCTTTGCCATGACCGGGCGGCCGCGGCCAACGTGGACCAGGGCGAAGCGCTTGGCGGTGGCGCGGTGGGTGTAGATGACCGACTCGCCGGCAGGCTCCGGGTCGGTGATGGTGGCCAGCGCCATCCGGGGGACGACGGTCCCGTCGTCGTGGCGCATCTGGAGGTACGCGGCGGTCTGCTGCAGCGTGGTGATGCCGTCGGCGCTCACGCCGGTCACGGTGCCCGATGCGATCAGCGACGCGAGCTCCAGCTCGGTACGCAGGAATCCAGCCTCGACGTTCCGGATGTTGGCGGGCAGGCCGGTCCACAGTGTGTTGATGGTGGTGGCCAGCTCGGCGAGCGTCGGGGTGGTGGTGTGGGGCATGCGTTCCTCCTGGTCGGGTGGGCGTTCCAGCGCCCTGGCGGTACGGACCGATGGCCTCATCGGGGACGGATCCACCGTCCGACACGTCTGCCTCCCGGCGATGTGTTTCGGCCTGCGGATCAGACGTTCGGAAGCCACGGCGTCGAGAAGATGCCAGTAAGGGGCCGATCGGGCGTGACGGCCGCGAGCATCGCCTCTTCGCGAGCGGCGTCCTCGGCCAGCGCGTCGATGTGCGCCAGGTCGACCGCCCCGGACCGCTCCACCATTCCGGCCAGCGCGCGGACCGCCCAGTTCAGCATCTTCATGGCCCACGGCGACGGGTTGAGCGTCGCGGCCAGGTCGGCGTGCTCGCAGCTGTTGGCGTACAGGGTGACGAGCGCCCACCGGTTGGTCGGCGAGCCGTCGTGCCGGTAGAAGTGCCCGCGGATCTCGTCTGCCGGGAGCAGCGCGGCGAGCCGTACGGCGTGTGTTGCGGCGGCCTGGTGGGCTGCGAGCGGGTTGGTGGCCTGGTCCGCGTTGGCGATGTCGTTCATGTTCTCTCCCTGGTCGTGGTGGGGCTCTCCAGTGCCCGGTGATGTTCACGCTACACGTATGCCGGTAAATCGTCAATAACATGTGCCCGTTTTACGGGCTGAGATGATACGTCCGACGCAGGTCAGAACAGGGTCTCCTGCGTACCCTCACCGTCGATCTCGACGAACTCCCCGCCAGCGCCGCCCCACCGGTCGTAGATCCGCTGGTTCGCGCACACCTCACACCGGAACGCGATCAGACGAGCCAGAGGAAGAACCTCCACCAACTGCGTGACGCCGTCCGCCCGCACCTCACCGATGAAAACCTCATTGAGCAGCGGTTGGACAACTCCGACAGTCACGAGCGACGGCCCGGTGTAGCCACAGCGCGCATTCGGGCAGGCTTCCGGGTAATGGCTCAGCGTCGGGGAGTACGACCACGCGCCCCAAAGGACAGCGCTGTCGTCATAGGTGCTGAGGGACGGCGGTCCGGGTGTGGGCGTCGCCGGCGTCGACGTCGCAACAGCTTCTTGTCGCATGCGACGACGGTATCGAGCGTTTCGCGCCTCGGTGGCGTTCAGGGGAGCTGCAGCGCGGCCGCGCTGGCTGCCTCCACCGCGAGGATCATCCTGGCTGTGCGCATCGCAGCCAGGATCGCTTCGGTCTTGGCGATCAGCGCGTCGGCGTCGGCGACATCGTGGGCGCTGTCGTCGAGTGAGACGCACATGTATGTACTGGGTTCGAGCAGCTCGCTGTAGATGACGACGTCGTTGCCGAGGTCCAGCTCGTGCTCGCCGTCGGTCCCGTGGGCGCGGCATGCCGGCGGGCACCAGGGCGCGTGCTTGGCGATGATGCAGCACAGGTCCTCGTCGTCGTCCATTTCGTGGCCGGTGCAGTAGATCCTTTGGCACAGGTCTGCGCAGCCGGCAGTGTCGTGTTCGACGCACCGCGACTGGGGGCACGGGGTGCAGGGCACAGGCTTGCCGTGATGGCCCAGGCAGCGGGGGTCGCAGGGAGAGGCTTCGACGCATTCGCCATCCGCGTCATGGTGACCGATGCAGTAGGGCGATCCATCGTGAACCGTCGCGGCGAGCTGCTGGCCAGCGGTGGGGGTCGACATCCTGGTCTCCTCGGGTAGTGGGCGTTCCAGCGCCTCGTGTGGTTGATGACGTTACTGCTCTCCTGCCGAGGTCACACCACAGCGAACCCACGGTCGACAGCGCACTGGACGCGCTGCGCGATCGCCGCCGTCGACCACGCTGTCCAGACAGTCTCCGGACCGGACACGTCACCGTGCACATACACCTCGACGACCTCCCACTCCGACAGCCCCTTCCGCATCGCGATGATGTGGATCGACTCCAGCCGGCCTTCGTACCGCTCCAGCTCGGTCGAGATCAGGTCAGGTGCCATACGCGTTCCGGCAACGTCGACGTCCAGCTGACCGGCAGGGCCGCACAGAAGACAGCCGGCGCCGAGCGCGTGTTCGCCGACCTCCTGGTGCAGGTGGTGGACGGCCGCTCGCATGCTGGCCACTCCCGACTCGGTGACGTCGACGACGTGCCCCGCCTCGACCAGGCGGGCGAGCGCGACCCCGACCGTTCCGAACGCCCGGTCGACGCGCTCGGCGACGTCCGGGTACAGGCTCCGGCCGATGGTGACGATCTCGCCGGCGAGCTGCTGGCCGATGGTCGTCGTTGCTGTGATCACGTGTTGCCTCCTGGTCGGGGGGTGGGCGTTCCAGCGCCCGGGCGGATCGCGGTCAGCTGTTGCTGAGCCAGTTGAGGTTGTCCATCTCGTCGACGATCGCGGCTAGCAGGTCAGCGCGGAGGGTGCCGACCATCGCGACGGCCAGGGCGTGCTCGCCGGCCATCCACTGCAGCGCCGCTTCGATCGTCGTCTCGTCGCGGCCGTCCATGCCGTAGGTCGCGTTCGCGAGCCGGTTGAGCTCGGCAGCTTGGACGCTGATCGCCTCGTACAGCGTCTGCTCGGCTTCGGGGGTGACGTCGATCTGGATCAGTGGCCAGTCGTATTCGTCGCGGTACCGGGCGCCGCACGGGTAGCAGGCGACAGTCGTCTCCGCTTCTGAGCCGAGCAGGTATGTGCCCCAGCTGAAATCGGTGGCCTGGCAGCTCGCGCATGTGCGGCCGGAGCCGAAGTCGTGCCAGTGGGGGATGACTTCAGTGGTGAACTGCTCGAACATTGTCGGTTCCTCCCCTGCGCGTTCGGTGCGGGAGGGGCGGGCAGTGCCCGCCCCTGGTCCGGTCAGGCTTGGATGTGCTCGCCGTGGGCCTGGAGGTACTGGAGGTTCTGCAGCTGGCGCAGGAGCGCGCCGCCCAGGCGTCCGTTGCTGCCGAACAGTTCGCGGGCCTCGTCCGGCTTGCCGTTGACGAGCATGTGCGCGGCGGTGATCGCGTCGTCGTCGATGAGGGGCGTTGCCGTCCGGGCGGGGGTGACCATGCCGTAGGTGGCGGTGTGGAGCTTCTTGATCTGTGTGGCCAGGTCCAGGTCCAGCATGGGGGCTCCTTCGGGGGTGGCTTCTTTGTCTATAGTAACCGCCCAGAGTTAAATCGTCAATAACATGTGCGGGATATATTCGGGGGGTTCGGGCAAGCCGCATGACCTGCCCGAACCCCCGACCGATCATCAGAACAGGTGCGGCCCCATCTCGTCGATGGAGCGCTCGTCAACGGCGAAGTAGACGGAGATGTCCTCGGTCTCGCGGCCGCTGAGCACGGTTTCGGACCAACGGTCGTGCGCCTCGACCTCGCCGGCCGCCACCAGGCGCAAAGTCTCCTCCTCGGTCTCCTGCAGCTGCTCGGCGATTTCGGCCAGCGGGATCAGCGCGGAGAACGTCTCGCTCGTCTGAATCGTCCACTGAGTCTTGATATCCACAGGTGTTCTCCCTGGTCAGGTGGGGTGTTCCAGCACCCCGGGTGTAGATCAATTCTATCCCCAACCCGTTAAATCGTCAATAACATGTGCACGATTATGTCTGGTTTTGGTGGACCAGAAAACACACCAAACCGCGACACGCTTGACGACCACCCGCCAACCCGTCAGGATCCATCCAACGCCTTACGCAGCGCCCGGAGTGTGCCCAATCATCGGCACCCCGGGCGCTGCCGCGTCTCACCCGGACTGAATCCGGGGCTGTCCCGGTCGGGCACCGGGTCGCCACTCACATCACGTTGACGGCTGCCGTGCCCCGTGCTCGCCGTCAAGGGGTGTGAACCGTCGTGGGTGCCCCTCTGTCCGAAGAGGTCCGGGCGGCGATCATCGCCGACATCGAGGCCGGCAAGCCACGCAACCAGATCGCACGCGACCACGGCGTAGGCCGTGGCACCGTGTCCGGACTGGCGAAGAAGATCAAACCGGATGCGTTCAACCGGTCAGCGACCGCAGCGGCCACCGAGGCGCGGGTCGTCGACCTCGCCGCCCGCCGGGCCGCGTTCGCGCAGCAGCTCCTCGACCTCGCCGAGCATGTCGCCGCGCGGTGCACGTCGGCGTACGTCGTCCACATCCCGGTCAAAAACGAAGTGATCACGATGCGGCTCGGTGAGCCGCCCCTGTCCGAGGTCAAACACGGCATGGCCGCCGTCGGGATCGCCGTCACCCAGCACATCAACCTGCTGAAGTACGACACGAAACCCGACGAGGGCAACTCCGGTGTCTCGCTCGTCGACCGGCTCGCGCAGATGCTCGCCCTCGACGTCGACCAGGGCGACGGATACGACGACGGATACCCCGAACCACTCCCGTCGATCGCCACCGACACCCCGGCCGCCGGCGACGTCGACGCCGGCGACGGCCCGTCATGACCGTCGCCTACGACGAGCTCCGCGCCGCGCCGCCGCTGTCACTGGCACAACTCGCGTCGATCCGGCAGGCGCGGGCCCGCGTCAACGTGTGGACCGGCGCGATCCGTGCCGGCAAGACGGTCGCGTCGCTGCTGCGCTGGGTGCTGTACGTCCGTAACGCGCCGCTCGGCGGCCGCCTGGTCATGGTCGGCCGCACCAAGGACACGATCAACCGGAACCTGTTCTCCGTGCTGCAGGACCCGGCGCTGTTCGGACCGATCGCCGACGAGATCCACTACACGCCCGGCTCTAACCAGGCGTGGATCTTCGGCAGGGTCGTCGACATCATCGGAGCTAACGACGCCCGGGCGGAAACCCGCCTGCGAGGCATGACGGTGGCCGGCGCCTACGTCGACGAGGCGACCCTCGTACCGCGCGAGTTCTGGACCCAGCTCCTGGGCCGCATGAGCGTCCGCGGGGCGATGCTGTTCGCCACCACCAACCCCGACAACCCGTCGCACTGGCTGCGCAAAGACTTCATCCTGCGGCCGCAGGACACCCGGCTGCGGCACTGGCACTTCACCCTGGACGACAACCCGTTCCTCGACCCGGAATTCAAAGCAGCGATCAAAGCCCAATTCGTGGGCCTCTACTTCCGCCGCTTCGTCCTCGGGCACTGGGTCGCCGCTGAGGGTGCGATCTACGACATGTGGGACGAGTCCCGCCACGTCGTCAACCGGCTCCCGATCATGGACCGTTGGCTGTCCGTCGGCGTCGACTACGGCACCTCCAACCCGTTCTCGGCGATCTCGCTCGGCATGGGCGTCGACCAGCGCCTGTACGCGACCAGCGAATACCGCTACGACGCCAAGCAGGCGCACAAGAGCAAAACCGACGCGCAGTACAGCGTGTCGATCCAGCGCTGGCTGGCCAACCACGAGATCCCCGGCACCGGCACACCGGATGCGGCGACAGGGCTACTCGTCCCGCAGCGGGGGATCGACCCGGAGTACATCTGCGTCGACCCGTCCGCCAGGTCGTTCATCGTCCAGCTGTTCGAGGACGACCTCACGCCGACGAAAGCACGCAACAACGTCCTGGACGGCATCCGGAACGTCGCGACGCTGCTCGCGAACTTCCGGCTGCTGGTCCACGAGTCGTGCCGCGGCCTGATCGACGAAATCCCGGGCTACAGCTGGGATGACGAGAAGGCCCAGAAGGGCGAAGACGTCCCGATCAAGGCCGATGACCACAGCTGCGACGCGCTCCGCTATGGCGTCCACACCACCGAGTCGCTTTGGCGGCCCTACATCAAGGACAAGATCATCCTATGACGACGTCTGAGACACCCGTCGCCGTCCCACAGTCGCAGGCAGTCGACCGGCACACCTGCGCCGAACGGGCAGCCGTCCTGCTCGCCCAGGCCGAGAGCTGCGAGAGCATCGGCGAAGCGAGCCGGCTCCTGGCCGTCGCGGAAGGGTGGCGCGACCTCGGCGTCGCGATCGCCACCCACGGCCTGGCCAGACCCCCCGCCGAAGACAAGTAGACCTCTGTACGTCCGCCGAGCCCGCACCTTGGAGGAACCATGCGACCCATCACGCAACTTCTCGCCCCGATCAGCCAGGCCGCGTTTGACGCGGCTGAGCTCGTGCTCCTCGAACGACCGACGACCGACATGCGGCACGCGGCCGCCGACGCACGTCTGGCCATTACCGCCGCCGCACCGCACCTCCAGTTCGCTGTGGTGCAGGCGCTCGCGTCCCCCGGTCGGGCCGGCTGGATCCTCGGCTTCACAGGATTCGGGATCAACGTGCTGACGTGCAGCGCGCTGACCGTCGGCGCGCTCGACGTCGCCGGCTGGCACAGTTGGCTGTTCGCCGGCGCCGCCGGCGCCCAGGCCGCCGGCTACATCGGCAATCGGCTGTTTTTCAGCTGGGTTCGCCGTCGGGCAGCGCGGGTCGTCGCCGAACGGTCCGCCGACATCGTGCTGTGCGCCCGATGAACGCGCCAGCGGAGCAGTGCCCGTTCTGCGACCGGATCCAGCGCCGAGAGTTTGACCGCGGCTGGCGCTCCGCCGTCGCTTTCGAGCCGCTCGAACCGGTCGTGCCGGGACACATGCTCGTCGTACCGCGGCTCCACGTCCCGGACGCGACTACGGACCTCCTCACCACCGCACGGGTGATGCGGATCGCCGCGCTGCTCGCCAGCGACCTGATCGGCTGCAACATCATCACGTCGATCGGTACGGCTGCGACGCAGACGGTGTTCCACCTGAACGTGCACGTCATACCGCGTAGGCCGGGTGACGGGCTGATGCTCCCGTGGACCGGGCAGCAGAAAGCCGGCGAGCCCGACCAGGCGCCCGCCGGTACTGCGTAGCCGTTTAGATCTCGCTGGCCTTCCGGACCAGCTTGTGCCGTTCGAGGTTGCGGGGGTCGATGCCCAGCGCGTCGGCGAGCTGCGCGCGGGTGAGCTGGTCGCCGGGCCGGTCGCGACCGGCCCCGATCGCGGTGACGATCGCCGTCTGTGCCAGGTCGATGATCCTGACCAGGTCCGAGATGGTCGCGGCGATGACGTGGGAGGTTATGCGTCTCACGTCGATCGGCAGCGCGGGGAAGTCGTCGTCGATCTCGCGTGCCGCTTCGGCGAGCGACGCAACCTGTTCCTGCAGCGCTAGCCGCGCCCGAGCGCCTCTCTCGACGATCTCGAAAGCCCGCCTCACCTCCTCGTCGACGACGTCGCCCGGATGGTCGGTGGGGGGAGTCTGCGGGTCGGTGCCGGTCATGGTCGGGCCCTTCAGTTGGAGAACAGGTCGAGCTGGTCGGCGAACTTCGGCGCCTTGACGACGGTGGGGAGCGGCTTCGGGCGGGTGAACGCCTCGGTGGCGAACAGGCCCAGCTGCTCGACGACGACCGGGGCGGTGTCGGTCGTGGTCTCGGTGCCGAAGAGATCCATGTCGTTCATCGCGGTGTCCAATCTCGATCGCCAACCAGCTACATAACTAGTATGTAGTCGCATACAAGTTATGTCAAGTGTGGAGTGTTGACATGTGCCAGAGCTGCCCGCCGCGGCCGCCACTACCCCGGATCGCACGCCTCGGTCTGCTGCTCACCGGCCTCAACGACTGCCTGCACCGTCACCGGACCGAACGGTGGGAGCGGCGCAGCTGGCGGATGGTCGACCGGCTCGCCGGCGCCATGTACACCTGGGGCGAGCGGTAGCCATGGCCACCACAGCAACCCTCCTCATCCGCCAGCGCATCATCGCCGACCCCGGCCGCGGCGACGGCCACAACGCCGACGGCCAACCCGGGGACTGCCTCCGAGCCGCAGTCGCGTCGCTCGCCGGCGTCGACTACGACCAGGTGCCCCACTTCGCCGCTGCCGGCGAATCGTGGTGGGACGACATGTGCGCCTGGGCCACCGGCCGCGGCCGCAAGTTCGTGTGCGTGCCCGTCGTCGACGGCGACGTCCGGCATGCCTTCGTCGACCCGGACGTCGACCGCTGGGTCATCGGCTCCGGCCCGTCACCACGCGGACCATGGCAGCACGTCGTCATCGTCGACATGGACCTGCGCCTGGTCCACGACCCGCACCCGTCCGACGCCGGACTCCTCGCCGTCGACGAGGTCTTCGTCCTCCTGTAAGAACCCCACTGTGCGGAGGCTGGCGTGTCTGAGATCGCCGGCGGCACCCACACCGACATCTGCGGCGACGCCGACGGCACCGTGTGCGTCTGCGCGTGCCGTGGCACCCTCCACGGTGTCCGCAAGCCAGGCCGTGACGGTGCGCTCCTGCGCCGCATGGCCAAAATGCGGGCCGAAGCGTCGACGACCACGCCGGCGCAGCGTCGCCGGGACCCGGTCCGGCTCGACGCCACGAACCGCAGGCAGGACGCTGTCGCCGTGCGGACCGCGCAGGTCGCAGGGAAGAGCAACCGGCACGCCGGCCGTGACATTGAGGACCGGGCTGCCGACGACTTCGACACGCTGGTCTCCGACGCGAAACGCGACCCGGCCCCGCATGGCGACAAGCTCCTGACAGCGCTCGTGCGCCGCCAGACCGGCTGGAGTGATCCGGCGCGTGTCGTCTCGCCTGAGGAGCTCGACACGGCGATCGCGAACGGCTGGTCGCAGGTGTGGCGTGGCGTTTCCGGCGCGGGTGACCTCAAGGCCGTTGAGATGTCCGAAGCAACGCGGACCGGTGCCTGGGAGATGGGCAAAGGGATCTACGGCAACGGGATCTACACATCCCCCCGCAGGTCGACAGCCGAGGTTTACCGCGGCCACGAACCGGCGATCATGATGAGCCGCAGCGGGCCGTACGAAGGCCAGGGCAGATGGGAACCCGACGGGCTGCGGGAGTGGGCAGGTGACCTCGTCACCTCGTACGGCGGCAACCCTGGCGGTCTCATGCGGATGGCCATCGACCCGGACGCCAAGATCATCGACTTTGTGCAGCTGCAGCGCGAGCACCGAGCCTGGCTGGACACCCAGGACGCGGACGCCTGGAAGTGGTTCAGCACCGCATCGGACAGTTCCTGGTACGCGGTCATGCGCGGCTACGATGGTGTGCACATCAAGGGTGAGGACTCCGAGGGTGACGGCGCCTACTATCCTGACGACGTCACGGATGAGCAGAACGCCGACCAGGTGATCATCTTCAACCGGACGGTACTGATGATCGAGGAGGCGAGCGACCGATATGACCCCTGAGCTATGGCGACGCGCGTCCGACGCGATGACCAACGGCCGCGCCACCGTCGCCGAACGCCTGCAGATCCGCGCCGGTGTCTCCGGCATCAACACGTTCGAGCAGATGCCGCCCGCGGCTCGCCAGCTGCTCGTCCAGCTGGAGAGCCGGACCCCGATCGACGCGTAAAGTCGCCGGTGTGGAGATCGCCCGGCACCGCAAAGCCGAACGCGTGACCGTCGCCCAGCTGGTCGGATCCGCCCACCGGATCGCAGCCCTGACCGACGTCCCCCCGGACTACCCGACCTCGGTCCTCCGCGCGATCAGCACCGATGTGCATCTGCTGTCACACGCCGCAGCGAACACCCCCGACCAATGGCCCGGACCGCGCATGCGCGAGCTGCTGCTCGCCGCCGGCGCCGACCAGGCGCAGATCGACGCGATCGAAACCGAGCGCGCTACACCGCGGCGTACGAACCTCGGATAGCCCACCAGCGAAAGGCCCCGCCATGGCAGCCCGCGCGAAGTCCGGAACCCTCGCCGCCACCGTCGCCGTCACGGTGCCGATCGTCCAGCACGGAGGATGGGCCGAGATCATCAACCGGTCCGCGGCCGCCACGATCTGGGTGACGGTCGACGGCAGCACACCGGTAGCGGCCGCCGATGACATGTACCCGGTCCTCGCCGGCGAACGGGTCCGGCTGCGGGTCGCGAATCTCGACGTGAACGCGGCGTCGATCCGACTGGTGTCATCGGACGACGCGGTGCCCTACACCGTGGTCGGGTCGACGGTCTGACGAGGTGAGATGAACGTGGGCCTGTTCTGGTGGGTTATGAACCACCTGGTGTTGCCGCTCGGCACCGGCGCTGTGATCGCGCTGCTGTTCATCGGGCGCCAGCGCGCCAGAGGCGAGCTGCGGCACCTGCGCCGGCAGATCGCCAGCGACATCCGGGAGCACCGCGACCCCGGCTATGCCGGTCTGCACGATGAGGAACAGTTCGACGACGGGCTGACGTTCGCCGCCCGGGTCGCGCTCGGCGAGACGGGCCGCCGGCTACTGCGCCCGGTCGACGTCGACGACGACGCTGCCGCGCCGCCACGCGGATTCCTCACGAGAATCCCGCGGTGACCGGGGCCGGCCGACGCACGGCGAGTTTTCTGTCCCATGACCGACGGACGCGAGCAGCGTTCGAGAACAGAGGAGTAGCAGCATGATCACCGCGAAAGTTCAGTGCCAGACCAAGAGCCCGTATGGCGATCAGGTCAACCTGTCGTTTGCCCCGAACTACGCGGACGGCGCGAACCAGGAATGGGCGGCCGCCACTCCGTCGCTGTCACTGTCCATGACGGTCAAGGGTGCCGTCGGCGATCTGTTCGAGCCGGGTCAGAAGTACACCCTCCAGTTCGTTCTGGACGACGCTGCGTCCGAGTCCGAGCCGGTCGACTGACCCACCAAACGCGAACGTGATTCGCGAAAACCTTACATCATAATGACTCTTATGGTCGGGTGAAACCTTTTCACGTACGCGAAAACCGCCCCCAACGCGTAAGCGATGAAGGCGGTTTCCAGGTCCAGCAGGTCGGCGTCTCGCACGTTACCACCGAGCGCCACGGGCGACGCGCGACCTACCCGCCGGTCACGACCGAACCTGCCGGACGACCAGCGCCACGAACCGGACGGTCACGAACGCCAGCGCCGCGCTGACCGCACCGAGCGTGAACGCGGTCCAAAAGTCGACTGTCGCGCTGCTCGGCACCTCGCGGATCGCCAGGATGGCAGCAACCGCGACAGCGAGCCAGAGCATGGCGATCGCCATCGGCTGGCCAGGCCAGGGGCTGGCGGGTTCGATCGGCCAGATCACCGCGTCGGTGCTGCCGCGTAGCGCAGCCAGCTTGTCGCCCACCACGGTGTCACGCTCCGTGCTGCCGGTCATGGATCACACCTCCTCGTCGTCGGATACCGTCAGGTGCAGATACTCGGCATCCCAGCCGAGCCGCTTCAACTGCTTGCCGATGTCCTTCAGCTGAGTGTCGCGCTGCGTGTCGCGCAGCCTGGCCGCGACCACCAACGCCCATTCAGCCGCGGCATGCCCTTTCATCCGCTCAGGGCTCCCGCTACTGGCCAGCGCCGGGTTGTCGGCATGCTTCCGTACCAGCTGGCCGAGCTGCCAGAGAGTCTGCGGCAGCCGCTCCAGGGTGGTGCCGAGCTGGTAGAGGATGGCGCCAACATCCTGAGGCAGCGGTACTGCCTCGGGATGCTCGGTGGCGTGGTTGAGGTAGCGAACCAATTCGGCGATCGTCGCGGCCGCCGAGCTGGAGTGCTTCGCGGACCATTCGAAATAGGGGTGCAGCTCGCTGACGACTTCCTCAGCGTCTTTGATCTTCGTCACTTCGGTACTCCCTGGATAGTCGGCGGTTCGGGATGTGATGATCGGTGGGGTTCGGGGCGCTTACGGATCGCCCCGAACCCCACCGTTTTAGATGAGCTCCGCCGGGTCTGGCGTGTGGAGGTTCAGCAGGACGTTCGTGTAGAACGGGTTGCCCCGAGCCCAGCTGCGAGGAAACTCGACCAGCGACGCGTCGACGTGGTAGTCGTCCGGGATGTGCGACCGGGCCGCAACCCACGCGCGGACATGCCCCATGGTCATGGGCTGCGACGGGTCCGGCTTGTCTTCCTCGAACGGACCCAGCTGGACCGGCTCGGCAGGCTTCGGCGCGTAGCCGTACGCGATCGCATATGTGACCAGGGTGTCGCTGGTTTCGTCTACAGCGAACCGGTCCGCGTAGACGGTGGCGTTCTCCACCCGGACGTTGCGGTAGTGGTACTCATCGCGGAGCACCGCGGCCAGGTCGACCGCGTGGTCGTCGTCGACACACTCGATTGCGTGGGTCATCCGAGCAGCTCCTCGGTGAAGCGCTGGTGCTCGACGAGGTCCGGGCCGGGCTGCAGCGTGTACCAGTCCTGGTAGCCGGCCAGGATCAAGACCGCCTCAGCGATCCGGCGCGCGTGCGCGTGTCCGTGGCTGGTGACCGCAGCAGCGATATCGATCTGCTGACGGTCGGCGAACGCTACGGCGAGATTGATCAGGTTGACCGTGCCGGATCCGAGTCGAGGATCGATCCGGTTGGGCAGATCCGTCCAGTTGACGAATGCGCACTCGAGCAACGCCCCGCCGGCGCCGCCGGGGCCGATCTCAACGATCTCGGCGAACCAGGGTCGGGTGTGGAGGTCGGTGAAAAGCAGCAGGTGTACAGCGGCCTGGACGTGGCGGCCCTGGCAGAGGCTGCCGGCAACCAGTAGGTCTCTCATCTGTTCGCCGGTGTAGGTCGTTTTGGTCACGGTCGCTCCTCGGTTGCCATCTGGTCGGGATCGTTGTTGACGGTGTCGGTTACGTGCATGATCAGCCCCTGAGTGCTGACGGTCGACGCCTTGGTTGCACGCGAGCCTCGCCGCCCTGATAAGCCGTCTTGTCGAGCTGCGGCGTCTTGTCGAGCTCCTGCAGCTGGACGATCAGCTGGCGACGCTTCCTGTACACCAGCGGGATGAGGAACGCCAGGACCACCGTGGTGGATATCTGGGCGTACCAGATCCATCGCGGTGAGCTGCCCGCAATCACGGTGAAGACGACCGAGAAGGCGAGGCACGCTAAGCCGATCCCAGCACATACGAGAGCTGTGGTCGCCATGCACGGAGGAGCCGGATTGTCGATGTCATCCGCTGTACGTCGGTCATGAGCTGCGTCGTTTCACGAGCGCCCACAGGAGCTCGGTCTGGATCGCGTTCTGGACTTTGATCACATGGTCGCTGCTGAAGGGCTCGGCTGACCAATTGGCGGCCCGCTGAATGTGCTCCTCAGGGGTAAGCGCTAGAACCTCTGCGATGCGCGCTTGGATCTTGGCTGCATGCTCGGCGGCCTGGGCTTCCTGAGTGCGTCTAGCTTCGGCTCGCCTCTCCTCATCTCGCGCGTCCCGCTCCTGCCGCTCCACGGCCTGGCGCTCGCGCTCGAGTTCGGCTTCTGCCGCCTCGCGGCGTGTCTGTCCGAACATCAGTCTTCCCATCCGGTGCGTACGCGCCACTCGGCGATCGCGGTCTGGTGTCGGGTGCAGTCAGCGGTGTGGCCGCTTTCGTTGTCGTCGGGGTGGCTTTCGTACGGTCCCCGGTCGGTGACGTACGCGCTGCAGGTTGAGCAGTGCCACGACACAGTGCGTGTCTGCCACAGCGGCTGGTGTTCCGGATCCGGTCCTAGGACGTGCTCGTAGGCAACCTCCGCCGTGGACTTCCCGTCGACGGCTTCCAGCGCGAGCAGGGTGAACAGGTCGGCCCACGACGTGCCTTCCCGGCGGGCGAGCAGGGCTGCCCGGTCGATGTAGGAGCTGGCGTAGTCACGGACGAGCTGCGCCGCTTGGATGGCGAGCAGCGGGTCGGGTACGCGGTCGGTGAAGGAGTAGCCCGGCACCTGGCGTTCGGTGAAGCCGGAGCCGTCGGGCTTCATCAGCGCGATGATCCGGTCGACGGTGGCCTGGACGTCGGTCCGGGCGCGGAAGGCCGGTTCGGGTGACGGTGCGAAAAGGTTGTCAGTGGTGCTCACTGGTGACCTCCTGGAGGTAGAGCTCGGCGAGGGTCTTACGGCGCTGTGCGGCGCCCTGGATGGTCGGGTTGTAGCCGAGCATCCGTCCGATCTCGTCCCATGTGGCGCCCAGCTGGCGGGCGTGGTCGATCAGGACCAGCTCGCGCCGGTCGTACACGGTGCGGATCTCGGACAGCAGGGCGAGCGCGGACAGCGTGACCGACTTGTCTGGGACCGCTTCCGGGCGGTAGTCAGTGATTCGCGTGGCGACTGCGGGGATGGCTGTTTCGGCGTTGTCGCCCAGGCCGTTGGCGCGCAGGTACCCGCCGGCGGCCCGGGCGATGTCGGGGCTCGTTTCGATGCGTTTTGCCATGGTGCTCCTTGACCGGGGGCGTAAATGACATCTTTACGCCCCCGGTGTGACAGGGCCTAGGTCAGGCCGGGATGGTCACCGTTTCGTGTGCGCGGATGCAGCCGGCGTCGTCGCCGGCGTCGGGGCAGCCGATGGTGCAGGCGGTGCAGCCGGCCTGGTGGCAGTGGTGGCCACGGTTGGCCTGCGGGTTGCAGATGCAGTGGGCGCAGCTGCCGTGAGCGGCCGCGGGTGCGTTCCTGGCCGGGGTGATCAGACTTACCGTTCCAGCGGAAATCATAGCTAAATCATACGTTTACGTCCCGCCAAGTGTCAACAGATCATTTACATCAGTGGAGGTACGAAATGGCACGCGGAACGATCACCCCGTACGTCGTCGACCGGACCGACGGCCTGGACCTGTCCACCGTCGTCGCGACCGTGGGCGTCCCCGCCGACGGCCACAAGATCCCCAACCGGGGGCGGATGTTCATCGACGTCGAGAACACCAACGGCGGGGTGACCGCCCGGTCCGTGACCATCCACCTCCTCGGCGGATCCGACGGCCAAGGCATCGAACCGAAGATCACCCCGATCGCCGCGGGGAAAACGATCCGGTTCGGTCCGTACCCAGCGAACCTGTACGGCGGCTACCTGCTCGTCGACGTCGCGCACGCCGAGCTGGAAATCACCGCGTACGAGCTGCAGGGCTAACCGGCCGGCTACGACGACGGGACCGACGTCACCGTCACCCGACCGGGCTGCAACACGGTCACGAGCCTGGACGTGCGACGCATACCTGTGCTGCGCATCCACGCCCACACCACAGCCCAGACCATGCACGTCGGCACGATCAGCAGCAGGTGCACCCAGGTAGGCAGCCACAGCGTCGGCCTGGACACGGTCGCCTGCGCCCCGTACCGCTGATCGACCCGCCAGCCATGCCGGCTCATCCGGGCAAGTTCGACGTTCAGCGTGTGCTCCATCAGCCCAACCTATTGCCCGCCGTCGCGGCCGCCTCCGGTGGCTGACTGTCGGATCCCATCACGAAAGGCCCGCCCGCCATGGACCACAGCTTTCCCGACCCAGCCAACAAGCGGCCAGCCGAGCTCGACTTCTCGTACGCGCTCGCCGAGCTGAAGTCAGGGTCCAAAGTGTCCCGGGCCAGCTGGAACGGCCCCGGTCAGTGGGTGGTGCTGCAGAAGGGCTACCCGGACGGGATCGCGATCAACGGGAACACCGCCCAGGCGACCGGTATCCCGGAGGGCACCGTCTGCGTGTTCCGCCCGTACCTGATGCTGGCCACCGCCGACGGCTCGTTCTGCCCGTGGGTGCCGACGATCTCGGACCTCCTCGCCGACGACTGGACGATCGTCAACTGACAGCCGGCGCCCCGCTGGACGCCTGTGCGATCAGCTCGCCGGCGTGGTCGTAGGCGATCGTCTGCGACCGGTGCCACTGCCAGAAGCGGCACGGCCTGCCATGGCGGGGCTCGACCCAGGTCACACACCACAAGCCGAATTGCTGCTGTATCTGTACTCGGCTGGCCACGACATCACCGTACCGACCCGCGCCGAACGTCGGCGCACCCAACGTAGGAGAGCACTGTGCGGACACCCAGCCTCGGCCAGAAAGTCATCGTCCCGATGGACGCCCAGAAGAACAACGGCGCGGAGGAAGCGCTCGCGCTGGTCACACGCGTCTGGAGCCAGCGCACCGACGGCTCCTGGACCGTCAACGTACGCGTGATCAGCGACTCCGCGGATGTCCCGGAGTGGCGGACGTCGGTGGCCCTGTACGACACCGAAACCGACGCGCGAGCAGCCGGCGGCTCACACACGGCCTGGTGTCCCGCGCACGTCTAAGCCACACCCGACCGACCTGACGGCTCCAGCAGACCGCTGGGGCCGTTTTTGCAGCTCAAACCGCGTACACGAAGGGCGGGTAGGGGTGATGACGGCTCACTACATCCCGTACGCGGAAGCCGGCCAGCATCGCGCGAACGACAAATGCGACTGCAAACCCGAATTCCAGCTCATCCGTGACGAGGACACCGGGTCGTACTCGTGGCGCTACCGCCACCGCATGATGACCGGCCGCAAGCGACGCAAGGAGACGACGGACGATGCCGCTGCCCGTCACTAACGTCGCGTGGCCACCGCCGTCGACGGCCGCGGCGAACAAGCTGTACGCGCAATGGGGTGCCTGGTACGGCGGCGACCCGGAAGAGCTCGCCGCCGTCTACCAGGACACGCCAGGGTTCGGGCCCGGTAGCGAGCTCCCGACCGGGCAGCCGGCCGGCGCCCGGTTCGTGACGGCGATCGCCCGCGGGATCCAGCGCCGGTTCTGGGGCAGCCCACCCGGCGCCGGATCAACCAAACAGCACAAGCTCCACATCCCGCTCGCCGGTGACGTCGCGGCAACGTCCGCGGACCTGCTGTTCGGTGAGCCACCCGAATTCCTGTTCCCCACGCTGGGCGGCGAGGAACCGGACGATGATGCGGGCCCGGCAACGAACCCGACGAAAGACCGGCTGAACGACATCCTGGAACTGGCCAACGCGCAGGCGATCTGGTTGGAGGCTGGCGAGATCGCCGCGGCGTACGGCGGCGCCTACCTACGCGTCCGCTGGGACCCGGTCGTCGCCGCGCATCCGCTGCTCGACGCGATCCCACCTGACGCTGCTGTGCCGGAGTGGCGTGGCCAGCAGCTCGTCGGGGTGACGTTCTGGCGGCATCTGGAACGGCTGGAGGGCACCGACAGCAAGTACTGGTGGCGCCACCTCGAATACCACCGCGCCGCCCAGGTCCAACACGCTCTGTACAGGTCGACGGACGAGGGGAAACTCGGCCATCGGATGCCGCTGACCGCGCATCCGGAAACGACGGCGTTCGCTCTGCTCGTCGACCCGGCCGACGGGACGACGATCGTGACCGGTGCTACCGGTATGGCAGTCGAGTACCTGCCGAACATGCGCCCGAACCGGATTCTGCGCGGGTCGCCGCTGGGCCGGTCGGACTACCAGGGTGTCGAGCCGCTCATGGACGCCCTCGACGAGGCGTGGACGTCATGGATGCGTGACCTGCGCCTGGGCAAGGGCAGGATCATCGTCCCGAAGTCCTACCTACGGACCGCTGGTCGTGGCGCCGGCGCGACGTTTGACCTGGAGCAGGAGGTCTTCACCGGCGTCGACCTGATCGACTCCACCGAAGGCGGCATGAAGCTGGAGCACGTCCAGTTTGAAATCAGAGTCGAGCAGCACGACCGTACGTGCACGCAGCTGGTGGCGCAGATCCTGCGCGGATCCGGCTACTCCACGCAAACGTTCGGTGAGGCTGACGAGGTCGCCGCGACAGCAACGGAAGTGGTCGCGCGGGAGGCAGCCTCGTACCGGACCAGGGGAAAGAAACTCCTGTACGCGCGGGGGCCGATCGCCCGGCTGGCCTACGCCATGCAGGAAATCGACATCAAACAGTTCGGCAAGGACGGCATGGTCGCCGCGATGCCGAAGGTCAACTGGCCGGACGGGGTGGCGGTCGACCCGCAGCAGGAGGCGACAACGCTGCAGCTGCTCGCCAGCGCCCGGGCCGCGTCCGTCCACACCCTTGTCAGCAGGCTGCATCCGGACTGGGATGCGAAGAAGATCGAGCAGGAGGTGATCCGGATCCGTGAGGAGGACGCCCCGCCGCCGGTTGCCGACCCAGGCACCGGTGTCGCCGGCGACACCGCACCCGGCAAGCCAGGCGAGCCCGGGCCCGGGCCGGCAGACGACGAAGCCCGACCGTAGCCCCGTGGGGGTGGCGGTCGGGCTGCCAGGTGGGTCAGGCTACGGCGTCGCTGTACGTGCGCCCTGACGGTGTCCACCCCGCCGCCGGACGGACCATCTGCCACAGACCAGGGCGGATGTCACGCTGGTCCAGGAGGAAGAACAACGCCCACTTGTCGGGGTGGTCAGCGACCCGGTCGGCGAAGTCACGGCGCTCGAGCGTTTCGGCGTACCGCATCTCGTCGATGATCCCCGCGTATTCCTTCGTGATCCGTTCGTGGTGGTCCTGGACCTCGGACTCCAGCGAGTCGGCGACGGCGCGGGCCCAGGCGTGAAACTCGTCGGGCAGGCCGGCGATCAGCTCCAGCAGGTGCAGGCCCTGGGCCAGGTGCTCCCAGATGACCCGGGCTGTCAGGCCGGTGACGATGCGGTGCAGCCGGACGTAGTCCTCCTGCTTGACCTTCACCCGTGACCAGCCGCCGCCGGGCCAGGTGACGACGAGGCCCTCGCTGTTCGGGCGGGGTTCGGCGGCGAGCGCCTCGGCGAGGGTCGCGTAGGGCATGACGGCGATCAGCGGGCCGGTCCAGCCGATCGCCGCTCGCATGATCTGTGGTGACAGGTTGATGCCGTCGGCGATCTGTACTCCGCCGAGCAGGACCAGGTCGTCGACGTCGCGGTAGTCGACAACGATCCGGTTCGCCGGGTAGATGATCTCGAATAGTGCGGTGGTGCCGGGCAGCGGCGTGACTTGGTCGATGTAGCGGGTGTCCCACACCTCGGTCGCGTGTAGCGCCTGGTCGGAGGTGAACGAGCCCCGGGTCGCGATCGCGTGGCCGCCGGAGGGCAGCTCGTACAGGATGCCCATGCTGCCGTCGGCCTTGTCGGTCACCTCGACGGCAGCGTTCAGCGGAATGTCGGGGGCGCCGGTCTGGCCGTGGTTGAAGAACTTCGGGAACGGGCGGGCGACGATCTGGCGGGTCTGGGTGTTGAAGATCAGGCCACGGCAGGCGAAGGTCACCTCGTCCCACACGTTCGTGTACTGGCAGATCTCGGTGTAGTTGAGGATCGCCAGGGGTTCGGTCGGGTGGAGCTGTTGACGGACGTGACCAGTCGCGAGTGACGCGGCGAGCAGCGCCGGACTGAACAGGTCATCAATTCGCATGTATGGATCGGGCATTGCTTTGCTCCTTACGTGGGACGCTGTATGTAGTCTCACACTTTCCGTCTGGCGATAAATCGGAATAACGTGGCCAGTGCTGACACGTCAGGCGCCCCAGGCCAGACGTTCAGCCCAGGGCGCCTGACGTGACGGTCAGTCCCGACCGGGCTGCCATCCCTCCATGTAGCGGCTGGCGAGGCTCAGCGCGTCGTCTTCGGTGACGCTCACCCAGGAGTGCGAGGGTGCGTGCTCGCGACCCAGGTCGGCGAGCGCCTCAGCGATCTTCTTCAGCGCCGGCGCGGGTTTGCCGCCGTGCTCCCATCCCCACTGGATGGGGACGCCGCTCAGGTCGATGGCCAGGTTGGAGTACATGCTCGCGGTCTCGGACCGTACGGAGATCTTCACCTCGGCGGGCAGGCCTTCGTACTTGCCTGCGGCCCGGTCGACCTTGATCTGCGCCCGGACGGTCTTCGCGGCCTGGGCGAGGGGGCTGAGTTCACGTGCCATGGGGTTCCTCCTGGTCGTGGTGGGCGTTCCAGCGCCCGGGTGTCTTTACATTAACCGGAAAGCGGTAAATCGTCAACATGTCATATCCGCTTTAACGGGGTGTTGGATGCCGGTTGACATGCACAATGTGGCCGCGATCGCCGCCACGACAGCGTCGATCTACCGCGAAGGCGAAACAGCGCTCCTCCGCGCGATCACCGACCGGCTCGCGCTGGGACTCGACGCCACCGACTGGCAGAAAACCCGCCTCGATCAAATCCACGCCCTACGCCGAGACGCGCAGAAAATCGCCGTCTCGCTGACCCTCGCCAGCGGCCGCGAGGTCCGGGCCGCGATCGCCGCCGGCTGGCGCTCCGGAGCGCACGACGCCGTCGCGGAGCTCGCGGCGTACGGCTCCCCCACCATCCGCCCCGCAGGCCTACCAGCCGGTGCTGCAGCGCGCCGCGGCTCCGCAGCAATCCAGGCGCTCGCCGACGCAACCGTCCAGGAGCTCCGGCCGCTTCACGCGGCGATCCTGCCCCGCACCATCGACGTGTACCGGCGTGCTGTCGCCGGCGCTGCAGCGCGCCGCCTGTCCGGCGCCGTCACAACTAGGCAAGCCGCGCAGGCCGCCTGGTCGGCGCTCGCCGCCCGCGGCATCACGACGTTCACGACCAGCGACGGCCGGCAGCTGCGCCTGCACACCTACGTGGACATGTCGGTCCGGACCGCTGTTCACCGCGCCGCGATCGTTGGCCTCGTCGACGAGTTCACTGCCGCCGGCGTCCGGCTGGTGTCCGTCGACGATCGTCCGGGCGAATGCCCGCGCTGCAGGCCGTGGGAACAGCAGGTGCTCGCCTTGTGGGGGCCGACAGGCTGGCAGCAGGTCCCGCACGCCCGGACCGGTGTCGCCGTCACCGTCAACGTCGTCGCGACGCTCGACCAGGCGATGGCCGCCGGGCTCATGCACCCCAACTGTTTGCACACCATCCGGTCGTACCGGCCGGGGGTGTCGCTGCTCATCAAAGCCGGCCGGACCGCCGACCCCGACGGGAACACCGCCCGGGCCCGGCAGCGTGAGATCGAACGGACGCTGCGTCACTGGCGCGAGATGGCGCTCACGTCGCTGACCGACCAGGCGCACCGCCAGGCCCTCAACCGGATCGCCGTATGGGACGCCGAGATGGCCGCTCACATCCGTCGCCACAAACTCACCCGGGTCCACTACCGGGAGCAGATCGGCGCCGGGATCATCCCCCCGGCTGGCCGGGTCAACGACCGTGCCGCGCTCCTGGGCATCCCCGAGCATCTTCCGACCAGCACGTAGGAGGCAGGCCAGCATGGCGGAGATTCCCGGGGCGCCGCACAGCGACGAGTGCTCGAACGCCGACGGGACGACGTGCGTCTGCGCGTGCCGTGGCACCCTCCACGGTCGTGGCCTCGCCGGACGGACCGCCGTGGTGGTACGCCGCATGGCGCAGGTCGCCGCGGCGAACGCCGACACCCCCGCCGAGCGGCGCAACCATCCGGTGACCGTCGAGTCGGGCACGGCGGCCGCCGACGTCGACCCGGCGCCGGTCCGGGTGGTGTCGCCGATGCGCCCGGACCTGTCACAGGTCCCCGACAGTGAACTGTTCGCCGGTGTCATCGCCAACATGGGCAGCGACCTGGGAACGCAGTACGGGACGGAGATCCACCGGCGCAGCGAGCTGAAAAAGGAGCTCGCAGCGCGGGCCGCGCTCGAATCAGCCGCGTTCAACAAACGGCCGGAAGACCTCGGCGAAGACGAGCTGTACGAGGTGTTCTCGTTCGCTACCGAGCTTGGTGATGAGTCGCTGATGCAGCGCCTCGTCGACGAGATGGACCGGCGTGAGGACCACGACCGGCGTAAAGCCGCCGGGCCGCAGGGTCCGGCACTGGTCAGTAACCCCGTCGGCCAGTGGGGACTGATCCAGAGCTACGCCACGACCGACTCGTCGTCCCCCGACCGACGTCGGATGACTACCGCGCAGCAGCGGACGCTCGGGCTGCCCGACGACGCCGGCGAGAAGGACATTCGGGCCGCCGAAGCAGCCGACTCCATGTCGGTGGAGGAACGAACATCGTGGTATTTGGCCTGGTACCGGCACGAAGCCGAGTTCGGGAACCTGCCCGTCGACGCGCGGGAATGGCAGCGCGGACCCGCTGATGAGGGCGGGCTGACCGTACCGCGGAAAGCGGTCCGGGCGGCGAACGTCGCGAAGCCGTGGGACACGTGGAAAGAGATCAGCGAGCAGGCGCAGAAGGACCGCGCTGCCGGTGACCCATCCACCCACGACCGGTACGCGATGGCGATGCGTCACGCGTACGGGCTCGCCGACACCGCACCGCTCGCCGACATTCAGGTGGCGCACCGGTGGGACACCCGCACCGAGAACCAGCAGGCCGCACTGTTCATCACCGCGTTCCGGGACCTGGCCGAGTTCGCCGGCGTCGACCGCAATGACCGGCTGAGGTACGGGCCACCCGACCGCGGCACCAGCCAGACAGCGAGATCCCGACCGACGCAGTGGCGGGAGCCGACACCGGAACAGGACCGGCGCCTGGACGAGCTCCTCGGCCGGGGTATGGACTACGTGGAGGCGTACGCCGCAGTGCACGACATCGATCCGACGTCGATGCGCGCCGAGCAGGCCACCTCGGCGGTCGACCGCAGCGGCGCGGAGACGACCGACCGGGCGGTCCGCCGCCAGTACGACGAGTGGGTGAGCCTGCGCTACGCCCAGGCCGAAGCCGACACGCGTGGGCATCTGCTCAACTCGGCAGGGAAGTCCATCCGGATGGACCCGGTGATGCTGTTCTCCGGTCCGCTGGCCACCGCACGCAAGTACGCGTCGGAGGATCTGCTGCGCTGGTGGTCTGACAATGGGCGCATGACCTACACCCAGTTCAAAGCGCAGGTGTTGGGCCGGCGCGCTGACACGGCGGCGGCGAAGGTCACCGCCGGGCAGTCGAACGGAAGGGACTTCGTATGAGCACCCCTGCCGATGATGCCGCTGTCGCGCTCGAACAGGCCCGGGACCTGGGCATGCACGCCGGCCGGCAGAACGTCGGTGTCGCTGCCTGCCCGTACGACGTCGCCAGCCAGCAGCCGCTCGCGTCCGCGTGGATGCGGTCCTATCTGCACTGGCGGCCGCCAGCGCCCGGGCTCATCGATCACGAGTCATGACCGGGGGTATGAAGAAAGCCCCGGTTGCTGGTGAATCACCAGACCAGGGCCTCTGATGCGAATGTCGAGTCCGCGGATCAGAGCCTAACACGGCCGTCACCGTCCCAGCCTGATCATCTTCCCTGCAGCCGTAGCCCTTCTGGGCTGCGGCTGCTCGGCTTTTCAGCCCCGCCTGCCGCACCGGCAGGCGGGGCTCACTCATACCCGCCACGGGCCCTTGACGGGCGCCGAACGCCCCGGGAGGGCACCCATGTTGAAGCTCCGAGCGGATGCGCCTGACGCGCTCGCTGACCCCCGCACCACAGCCACAGCGTTGACAGCGGTCGCGGCCGCAGCGCGCCGGCCACGGTACGGGGTGCCCATGGACGGCACCGCTGCAACGCCAGCCGCCCCCGCGGCCCCCACGGCGCCTGCAGCACCAGCCGACCCGGGAGGCGATCCGCTCGGTCTGGGTGTGGGAGGTGCCGTCGCCCCGTCGGCGCCTCCCGCCGCAGTCCCGACCCCACCGGCCGGAGTGCCCGGGGTCCAGTTCACCCCGCCGCCGGCACCAACGCCAACGGCACCACCGGTCGTCCCGGCGTCCGGGCAGTCGCCCGGGCAGCCCGGGTCCGGGGCACCACAACCCCCGCCGGCGACAGCAACGGTGCCGATGTCGAAACGGCCGATCACCGATTTCCCGCCCGATGTGCAGCAGTACATCGGCGAGCTGCGCCGCGAGTCCGGCGACAACCGGCATGCGGCGAAGACGGCCGCTGAAACGGCGCAGGCGGAAGCCTCAACGAAGCTGCAGCAGCTGATCGACACGATGTCGCAGTCGCTCGGCTTGAAGCCGACGCCGGCCGACAAGGAGCTCACTCCGGAGCAGCGTGTCGAGCAGCTCGCCGGGCAGCTGACCGAGTCGCAGCAGCAGCACAAGCAGGCCCAGAAAGAGCAGAAGCAGACCGCCGACACGCTCAAGACGAAGTCGGTCGAGCTGGCGATCTGGCAGGCCGCGCAAACACACGAAGCGGACCCGCACCGGCTGACGGACTCACGCCGGTTCATGGACACCGTCACCGGGCTGGACCCGGCTGGCGCCGACTTCGCAACCCAGCTCTCCACGGCAATTGAGACAGCCGTGAAGGCAGATCCAGCGCTCAAGGTCACCGGACTGATTCCGGCGCCGCAGGTGCCACCCGTCTCCAGCGGCGGCGAATTCGGCGGCGGGCCCGCCGGAGGAGGAACCGCGGATCCCCAGTCCGTTGACGATTTCCGCGCCCAGATCAAGAGCAGTAGGGGCGCGGGCAGCTAGGAGCTGACCTGTTATGGCAAACACTCTTCTCACGCCGGACGTGATCGCTAACGCGGCGCTCGCGAACCTGTACGAGACCACGATCATGGCCGCGCTTGTCCACCGCGACTACGAGGACACCTTCGCGGGTCGGCAGGGCGACACGATCACGATCCGTAAGCCGGCCGTGTTCGTCGCGAACGAGTACGTTCGCGCTTCGGGTATCACGGTCCAGGACGCGACCGAGTCCGGTATCCCGATGACCCTCAACCACTTCGCCGACGTCTCCTTCGCGGTGACCAGCGAAGATCTGACCCTGAAGATCACCGACTTCTCGGAGCGGCTCCTCGCCCCGGCGATGGAGGCGATCTCGCAGAAGATCGACCGCGACATCCTCGCGCTGCGCTCCGACATCGTCTCCACGGTCGGCACCACCTCCGGCGAGCTGTGGTCACACCCGAACGCGCTCATCGCAGCCGGCCGGGTCCTGACCCAGAACAATGTGCCGTTCAGTGAGCGGCGCGCGGTCGTCGGCCCGGTCACCTCGGCTGAGTGGTCGAAGCAGGACATCCTGCAGCGCGCCGACGCTCGCGGCGACACCGCGGGTCTCACGGAGGCGTCGCTGGGCAACCGGCTCCACGGCTTCGACCCGTACATGTCCAACAACATCAGCGTTCCCACGCCTGGTGCTGGTGTCTCGACCACCGAGGTCGGCGTCGCATTCCACCGGACCGCGTTCGCGCTCGCGATCCGTCCGCTGGCCCTGCCCCGCGGCGCGACGAACGCCGCGATCGCGAACTACAAGGGCTTCGGCCTGCGCGTGATCTACGGCTACGACATGGACAAGAAGCAGGACGTCATTTCTATCGACTGCCTGTACGGCACGAAGACCCTCGACGCGAACCGCGCGGTACTCATCCGCGGCGCGCTCGGCGTCTAACGAGCTGCGTGGGGGCCGTGTGGCCGCGGGGGCTTGGCCCCCACGCACCCTTCCCGAACATTGAAGATCTTTACTAGCTGAGGGGCGGACGTCCGTGTCCGAAGTCAACCTGATCGCATACCGCAACACCAACACCGGCGAGCTCCACCTCACCGACGGCGTGTCCGCCGACCTGGAGGCTCGCCAGAACTTCACCCAGGTGCCGGTGTCCGAGGCGCCGCAGTCCCAGATCAACGCTGTTCTTGCGGCTCGTACCGAGCAGCAGTCGCGGATCGACGCGGCCCTGCACCGGGCGAACAACGGCCTGACCGATGTTCCTCCGGAGCCGGACGCCATCACGATCGCTCACGCCACGGCGGAGGGCACCAACGACGGCGGTGGCATCCTGTCCCGTCCGGGCATGCGGGCCGCGACGTCGCCCGGCGGCGACCGGGAGTCGCTCCTGGCCCGTGCCGAGCAGGAGCGGGCCGCGCACAGCTCGGCGGGCATCCTCGGCCGGACGTCGGCGCTCGTCGTCAACACGTCCGACCAGGCGGAGCCGGTCTTCACCCGGGAGCAGTGGGAGGCCCTGCAGGCGCAGGAGGCGCTGCAGGCGCAGGCCTCGGCCACGTCGGACACTGGTGAGGAGAGCACCGGCGACGTCGACGTCGACCCGGACGTCGACCCGGACGCCGGCGCTGGCCCGGACGTCGACGGCGAGGCGGAGCAGCCGGTCGTTGACGTCGAGCTGCCTACCGGCGACGTCACCGCGGACGCCGGCGACGCCGGCACCGACGAGCCGGTACCGCCGGCGAAGAAGACCCCCAAGGGCGGCAAGGCCAGCTGACGCCGGCACGGTCCTAACCGAATCGTCACGAAGGAGAACAGCACATGGGCTACAAAGTCCACAGCGTTGATGGTGTCGCCGGCGAGGTCAGCCTGCTCCACGCGCGTAAGCGCACGGTCAGCCAGGTGTTCCTGACCACCAGTGCGGCAACCTATGCGATCTTCAAAATGCCGGTCGCCGCGACCGTCACCGCGGTACGCGCGTACCGGGCGGGCGGCTCAGCGGCCGCGATCAACGCGGCCGGCGCCGACGGGAACTTCCTCGCCGTCGCTCTGGTCTCGACGACCGACTCCTGGGCGTCGTCGACGACGATCCAGAACGCGTCCGTTGACGCCGGTGACGCCATCACGGTCAGCATCGCAGCACCGGCCGGTTCCCCGACCGCGATCACGATCGAGGTCGACTACACGGTCGACGTCCCCGCCTAAACGCGGGGGCGCCGTCCGCCATTTTCGTGGCGTCGACCGCTCTCGGCGGGGAGACGGTCGACGCCACCCATCACGCGACCCTCTGTGAGGTCATGACGTGCAGCCTGACACCGACAGCCAGCCGACGATCGTGTATCTGGGCAACCGGGACGCGCATGAGCTGGTCGAAATCGACAACCGGGGGACGAGGGCGTTCGTGCCGCTCCCCGCAGGAAAACGCCGCACTGCGGTGACTATGGCACCTGGTCTCGGTCTGCTGGAGATGGCAGCCGAGCTCACGGACTCCAACCGGGGTGTGTGGAGTGCTCACTCGTCTGCGGCCGCGCCCGCCTGGGTGGCGTCAACGGATGAGGTTCTCGGGCAGCTCCTCGCCGCTCACTGGGGCTGCGAGCTACGCGACCCGGACCCTGATCACCAGCCGGATGGGGAGGTCTGATGTTTCACACAGCGGGCCGGAACTGGGGCGCCTCGGCGCTCGGCGACCGCAGCGGCTCACGCGCAGCGGTCGCGGACTACCTGGCGCTGACCGAGGACGCCACCGCACCGTCGGCCGGCGAAACGACTCTCACCGGGGAGATCGCCACCGCGAGTGGTGGCCTGATCCGGAAGGTCGCGACGTACGGGCACACGACCGACGCGGCGACGTACACGCTCACCGCGACGTTCACGGCGAACGGGTCGGATGTGCTGCCGTCGACGCCGGCGAAGGTCGGCGTGTTCAATGCCGCATCGGCCGGGATCATGCCCTGGTCTGCGCTGATGTCGCCGTCCAGCGCTCTACTCGCCGCTGTCGGTGACAGCGTGCTGATCACCGAAACGGTGACCCTGTCCGGGTCCTGACCTGACCGGAGGGGCGCCCTGTGGTAACCCTCGCTCACACGATGGAATCCGGGCAGTCGTCCGGGACGACGGTCAGCACCGGTAACTCCGCTGTCGGTGGGAACGCGTTCAACCTGGTCACGATCGGGTCCGGCGCCACGGTGGCCTACAGCAGTGTCGCCTCACGGGGTGCTCTGTCGCTGCAGGCCACCACCGGCGGCACCGCGGCGGTCGCGTCGGTCAGGTGGAGTACCGCGCTCGGCGGGACGATCACCCAGGTGTACGGGCGGCTCCTCATCCGGCCGGGAGCGCTGACCTCGATCACGCCGATCTGGCGGGCTAGGGGCGGCGCGTCTGTGCAGCTGGCACGGCTGAGTATCAACACGTCGGGGCAGATCGAGCTGCGCCGGTCGACGGGCTCGAACACGGTCGTGTCGACGACCGCCGGGATGACGACATCGGACTGGTGGCTGGTCCGGTTCGGTTTCACCGTTGGGCTGTCCGCGCCAGGGCTGCTGTATGTGCACCGGAATCCGCTGGTCGCGACCCCGGACGAGGTGTTCAACCCGACCGGGGTCAGCTGGGGCACCGACGCGGTCGGTGAGATCGACTGGGGGGCCGCGAGCGCGACATCGAACGCGTCCGTCCGTCTCGACGACCTGGTCCTGTCCGATACGACCCTGCCCAACCTTCCCCACCACGTCATCAGCATCGCCAGCGGGATCGGCCTCGCCGGCGTCAACAGCGCGCTGCAGGCTGTCGGTCGCACCGCTGCCGCGGCTATCGGCGTCGCGCAGGTCCCGACCCGTACCGTTGCCGGGCAGCGCGCCGCTGCAGCAGGGCTCGCCCTTGCCGGCGCGGCCGCCCGGATCAACGCCCGAAACGCCAGCATCGCCTCCGGGCTCGCCGTCGCCGGCGACGTCACGCGGCTCCTCGGATCGGTGCGGGCCGGCGCGGCAGCACTGAACGTGTCGGCGGCCGCGAACCGTACCGCGGAGCTTCACCGCGCGATCGCCGGCGGGCTTGACCTGGCCGGTGCTGCAGCGGGCGCGTCGGTCATCGCCCGGTCCGTGACCGCCGGGCTCGGACTCGCTGTCGCCGGCGAACGCACGTCAGCGGTATCCCGGTCGGTCGGCAGCGCGCTGCAGGCGGCCGCGACCAGCAGCCGTGCCGTCGCGTTCGGTCGGACGGTCGGTGGGGGTCTCGAGCTTGCCGGGTCCGTCGGTCGGGTGTCGTACGCCGCCCGGGCCGGGCTCGTCGGCCTGGACCTCGCCGACGCGTACACGTACGGGACCGCCGCCGTACGGGCAGCGGGCAGCGGACTGGACCTGGCCGCGTTCGCCGCCAGCGAAGACCCGACCCCGCCGACCGTTGTGCCGGGTAGGGGAATGACGGTCACCGCGACGCCGACCCAGACAGCTGTCACCACCCGCAGCGCGCCGCTGGTCACCTTCACCCGGACGTCACCGTCCGACTCCGTCCGGACCACGACCAGCCTCTAAGGACAGCCATGGCCGCGACCGAGGGCAACACCGACACGATCGACATCACACTGCAGGTGTACGACGACGACACCGCCGTCGCGCTGACGGTTCACCCACCGACCGGGACGCCGTTCGTCGCGACGGTTACCCGGGATGAGCTGACCGGGAAGTGGGTGGCGCTGGTCACGTACACGATGGCCGGCGTGTGGCAGATGGTGTGGGTCATCACCGGTGTCGGTGCCGGGTCGCGCGTGCAGAAAGTGGCGGTCGGCCCAGCGTCGATCGGGAGCGACCCCCGGCATACGTACGCCAACTCGGCCCAGCTGACGCACTACCTCAACGAGGCGCCGCCGCTCGACGCGGACTGGCGGCTGCGTAACGCGTCGGCGCTCGTCGACGAGGTCCTCATCGGGTCGGTGTACGACGTCGACGAGGATGAGATGCCCACCAACACCAAGATCATCAAAGCGATGATGGAGGCGGTCTGTGAAACGGTCCGCTGGTGGGCGGAGATCGGCGACGACGGTACCGGCGCGACCGCGATGCTCGCCTCGGCCAGCATCTCCAACGTGGCCCTGGGCTGGAACAGCGGCGGCAAAGGCACCCGGGCGGCCGCCGCGGCACGGCTGGGCCCGTCGACGATGTCCATCCTTCGCGTGGCCGGGATGCTCGGCCACGCCCCGACAACATGGTGAGCTGACTGATGGGCCGGGTACCGAAAGCGCTGCTGCGCCACGTGTTCGACTTTGAGCCGTACCAGGGCGTGTGGGGGTCGTACGGGGCTGCCGAACAGGTCCGCTGCCACATCAACGAGAAGATCGTCTCGGCGGTCGGGGCGACCGGGGTCGTCCGGCTGACGATGATGACGATCGTCGCCGGCCCTGAGGTCGTCTGCCCTGCCGGGTCCCTCGCGACGATGGCCGACGGCCGACGCGGCTACGTGTCCGCGTCCGTCGTCCACACCATGCCCGGGATGGGCACCCCCGACCACGCTGAGATCGCCGTGACGATCGGCTCCGAGTACGGGCCGACGCTCGGCGCCGAACCGGTCATCGTCATGCGCCGGATCGCCGTCGGCGTCGACCGGCACCAGAACCCCCGCTACGCGAACGAGCTGACGGTGGCCATGACCACCGCTGTACGGCCGCTGTCGTCGACGGAACCTGGCCAGCATCAGATGACCGTCGACCAGGTCGAAGTGCTGTTCCCCGCGGGGACGGTCGTCCTCGCCGCGGACCAGCTGCAGATCCGCGGCCTGACCTACGATGTCGTCGGCACGCCTGAGGACCAGCACGATGCGATGACCGGCGTCAACTCGGGGCTGCGCGTCATCGCCAGACGTGTCGCCGGTTAGTTCGGGCATGGAGGCAATGGTGGATCCACACGCTGGCAGCGAACCGATCTGGATGCGGTTCGACGACGACCGGGTCTACGCGCAGGCGCCCGACGGCGGCAATGTGCCGCTAGCTGTGCTCGACTGGTGCACCCGCGACTGTCCCGGGTCGGAAGGTCGGCATGTGCACGTCGACCAGCTCGCCGCGGCGATCCCAGACCGGCGGCGCTTCGACTGGCCGCCGGCGGCCGCGCAGGTGTGGCGGGATCTCACCGGCCAGGTCGCGTGGTCCCGTATGGGTGCCGAACCTGTCACGGTGCGCGCCGCTGGGCGCCGCTGACCGCAGCTCGGCGACCACATTCCGGGACACGGTACAGGGCCGGTGAACAGGGCAACTTCCTGTTTTCCAACCAAAATCGTGGCATTAACTCGTCACCGTCGATACGACTATCAGAGTGGAAACTACATGTCGGACACTGCCCGGGTCGTTGCTGAGGTCTCCGCCGGCATCATCCCCGGCACCCCGGATCCGGAGCACAGCCGACGGTGGGCCATCACATCGCAGGCCTGGCACGACGCCGCAGACACACCCCACGGGCAGATGGAAGCGCTCGCGCTGCTCAACGGGCAGGCGTCCGGGTACGCGGCGCTGCTGATGCTGCAACCCGACCGGGTCAACTGGGTCCGCACCGACTGGATCTACCTGTAATCCAGCCGGTGTGCGGGGTGGCATCAGAGCTGACAATGTTGCCGATTTACGGGACAGTGGTCAGTCTGATGCAACACCGCTTCCCGCCGATTGGACTGCCATGCCGAAGCTGATCATCACCCGTGGGATTCCGGGGTGCGGTAAGACGACCCGGGCGCACGCCTGGGTCGCCGAGGATCCCGAGAACCGAGCCCGGATCAACCGCGACGACCTCCGTGCCATGGGCCACCAGTCCAAGCACGTCCAGAAGGGTGTCGGGCCTGGTACCGAACGGGCGATCGTCATCGCCCAGCATGCGGCGATCGGCGCGCTGCTACGCGCCGGTGTCGACGTGATCTGCGACGACATGAACCTGCGGCAGCGAACCGCCCGGGAGTTGTACGCCGCGGCGCAGCTCGCCGGCGCCGAGTTCGAGGTGTGGGACCTGACCTACGAGCCGCTGCAGGTCTGCCTGGACCGCAACGCCCGGCGGGAAGGGGTCGCCCGGCTGGACGACGACGTCATCGTCGACCTGCACCGCCGGTACGTGGCACCGCTGAACGGCAAGCCGCTACCCGGGCCGCAGGACGAAGCCGCACCGCCGGACGAGGTCGTTCCGTACGTGGCGGCCGCCGGTACGCCGACAGCCGTGATGGTCGACGTCGACGGGACCGTCGCGCTGCACGGCACACGGTCGCCGTACGACGAGACGCAGGTCCACCTGGACCGGCCGAACCGGGCCGCGATCGAGGCGGTCCGGGCGATGCACATCGCCGGGCACACGATCGTCTACTGCTCCGGCCGGACCTCCGGGTGCCGTGACGCGACCGAGAAGTGGCTCGCCGACCATGTCGGGGTTCCGCACGCCGGGCTGTTCATGCGCACGGCCGGCGACATGCGTAAGGACTACGTCGTCAAGCGGGAGATGTTCGACCTGGACATCCGCGACCAGTACGACGTCCTATTCGTTCTCGACGACCGGCAGCAGGTCGTCGACGGCTGGCGGGCGATCGGCCTGAACGTGTTCCAGGTGGCACCCGGACAGTTCTGACCTGGGAAAAGGGGGTGGGTTGTGGTCGCACGGCTCACCCCTTACCCGCAAGGCCTGCAGCAGGCGCTCGCCGCACCGCCGATGGTCCGCGCCTGCCGGCTGAAGATGCAGCTCGCCGAGTTTTACGCGCTGGCGATCGCCCCCGTCGACACGGGCTGGTACCGCGACAACACTCCCCCACCGCAGGTGCCTGAGGGCGCCGGTGGCGGCTTCACCGTCGAATCGGGGGTGCGGGGTACACCCCCGCGTGCTTACGGGCGGCTGCTCAACGACACCCCCCACGCCCGGTTCCTCGAATTTGGGACCAGGTACATGGATGCGCAACGAATCCTCGGCCGAGCTGCCGACGCCTTGAAACTCTGAGAGGGGACATGACGTGCCGAAAGTCGCGAAGGAAGCACCGGAGGGTTACCGGCGGGTGCTGGTCATCTACGACAAGGACCGGACCAAAATGTCGACGGTTGTCGACATGCTCGCCGACGACGCCCGACGGCTCGTCGACCAGAACCGGGTCCGATTGGTGGCCGCGGATACGCCGCTGGGCGCCTGGACGGAACCGGAGCCCGAAGACGCCGTGCCCAGTCCATCGGCCGCGACCGGATCGGCGCCGGCCGTCGACACCCCAGCCATCCCCGACACGGATCCGCCGCCCGCTGACCCGCCGCGGGCAGGGAAGGGCGTCAAGAAAGAGGACTAGCGATGTCGGTTGAGCCGCTGGACCTGGTCGCGCTGGCCCTTGCACGGTACGCCGACGCGATCGAGCTGCTGATCTCCTGGACCAGCCAGGCGATGGCTGACGTGCCCGGGATGACCGTCGCCGGCGAGAAACCCGTAGGCGGGATCACCACGGCGATGCTGCCACTGGTCGTCATCTCCCAGTTCGGTGGCGCTGACCGGAACGTCGCCCAGGACGTCGTCAACGTCGACGTTGACGTCTATGTCGGACCGGACGTTGATGGGAATCCGCGCCCGGTAGAAGCGAACGACCTGTCCGAGCTGCTGCGGACCGCGTACCTGCGGCATCTGCCCGGCTACTACACCGAAACCGCCACGGTGTCGGACGTCCGCACGATCAGTCGTCCCTGCGCCCGCCCGTACGACGACAGCAACAGCCCGATGCGCCGTAACGGCGCCGCGTACTCGTTCCACATCAAATCCCGCGGCTGACCCGCTCGCTCGCGCATCTCGTAGGCCTCCGGCATCTGCCGGGGGCCTTTGTCGTACCCGCAGGAGGGACCCTCATGGGCAACCGCGCTCTTATCCTCGCCGGCGTCAAGGGCGGCGGCACCGCCGGCGCGGCGCTGGCCAGCTTCGCAGCGCTCGGCACCACGTTGCCGAGCGCCGCGGCCGCGTCGCTGCACGCGAACTTCCGCGATGCTGGCTGGTGCTCCGAAGACGGTCTGAAAAAGGCTGTCTCGGAGTCGACGACCGTCATCCGGGCGTTCGGCTCGTCGGCGCCGGTCCGCAAGCTCGTGACCACGTCCGAGACGACGTTCGAGCTCGTCATGCTCGAAAGCAACCCCACGGCGATCGAGGTCTACAACCGTAAGGCCCTCGACTCGATCACCGTCGACGACGACGGTCTCTTCGACTTCACCGAGGGTGAGCCGGAAACGGTCCAGATGGCCGCCGTTTTCGACCTCGTCGACGGGCCGAACCGCATCCGTGGCGTCGTCCCGATCCTCGAAGTCACCGACCGCAAAGAGTTCTCGATCAAGGCATCTGAGGGCGTCACGTACGGCGTCACGATGACCGCGTATCCGGGTGAGGACGGGGTCGCCATCCACTGGTACTACTCCATCCCCGCGCTCGGCAACTAAACAACCAGGGAGATCAGCATGTCCGTGCCCGCCCACGGCACCACCGAACCGGCCGTCGCCTACGTCGACGTGCAGGCAGCCGACTACGAGCGTGTCCGTAGCCAGCAGCTCGCCGCGACGGCGCAGAACGTTGAGCCGCTGCCCGTCGACCGGCCTGCCGACCCGGTAGGCGCCCACACCGAAGCGACGATCGCTGAAGTCGACACCGAGCTGGACGAGCCTGCCCCGGACTATCCGGACGGCGCGGTCGCGGTACCACTCGGCGGTGCTGGCGGCCGCCGGGACGTCATCCACGTCCTGGCGTCGTCGGACTGGCCATCGCGGGGCAACAGTGCGATGCAGCGCGGCGATTTCGAGACCTGGGCGTCGCTGTGCCTGGCACTCGACGACTACGACACCTGGCTCGATCTTGACCCGACGCTGGGTCAGATCAACACGATGTTGGAAGAGTGGGGAGCGCTCACCGGCCAGTCGCTGGGAAAATCGCCGAGGTCACAGCGACCCTTGCGGCGTACGGGCCGCAGGTAGAAGCGGACCTCGCCGACCGGCAACTCGACCTCCGCGATCTGTACCGGCCAGGTGGTGGCACGTCACGGATGACGTACCGACGCCTGGCCGTCCTCATCGAGCAGCTACCGCCCGCGTCACGAACGAAAACGGCGATGCGTGACGCGATGGACCCGCACGAGCTCGCCGCACTGTCCGCGGTGCCACGGCCGGGCTGGGGACCGCACTCGTACACCGATGACCTCCTCTGCCGGATCGGTGAACGCCTCGACACGCTCGTCTTCGCCCTGATCAAGGTCAACGGCGGTAGTCCACCGCAGCCGGATCCGTGGCGCCGACCCGGTGTCTTGTCGTCCCTCGAACGCGCGGAGGCGACGTACGAAGAGGGCCGCGAGCAGTACGACCAGCTGGAGGTCGAACGCCTGGAACGTCAGGCGAACCGACGTAAGGCCATCGCAGCGAAGAATCCCGGACCGCCGATATCTGAATAGCGCCAGCCTGAGGGGGCCGCACCGATGACCAGTCCTGACGGTGTGGCGCTCGCAGGACAGGTAGCTCTCGACGTCGAACCGGACGCGTCCGGCTTCTACGCCAAGCTTCGGGCGCAGATCCTGCCCGCAGCTGAGGTGCTGGGGCGTGAGCTCGGCACAAAAATCGGTCAGCCGGTCGTCGGCCGGGTGTCCGAGTCGGTGTCGGAGGGTGTCCGGCACGGCAGCCGGCCGGCTACAGCACGCGCCGCGCGGGCGGGTGAGGAGATCGGGGCTGCGCTCGCCCGGACCCTCAAAGGGCGGGTAGAAGCGGCGCTGAAGTCGCTCCCGAACGCGAAGATCGACGCCGACTCGTCGCCGATCGAGCGGAAAGTCGCGAACATTCGGCGGCAGCTCGGCGAGCTCGGCGACCGGACCATCGGCGTCGACATCACCGACGACGAGGCGATCGCCCGGGTGCAGCTGCTGCGCAACCAGCTGTCCGGACTGGCCCGCGACGTCGAAAAAGTGCACGAGGCCGGCGGAGATGTGCCGCTCGGTTTGGACGCGATCCGGGCCGGCGCCGAGATCACGAACCTAAAGCGGGACCTTGCCGACCTGCAGAAGCAGGCCCGGACCCCGGTAGAGGTCGGGATCAGGGTCGGCCGGTTCGAGCAGGATCTACGGTCGCGGGTCCAGCGCGCGATCGCGCAGCTGCCTGAGATCGAGCTGACCGTCGACTCGTCCGACGCGGACCGGGACATGGCCCGAATCACGAACGAGCTCGCAGCGCTCGCCGACGCCCGGATCGGCGTCGACCTCGACGCGGCGACGGCGTTGGCCCGGATCCGGGACCTGCAGGCGCAGCTAACCGCGCTCGGTAACTCGACCGCTGACCCGCGTGTGCGGGTCGATACGGCGGCGGCCGCCGCGCAGCTCGCCGCGATCGCCGGCGAGGCGAAGGCTGTCGACGCGATCGATCCGACGATCAACGTCGACGTGGACACCGGTGGGGCGATCGCATCACTCGGTGCGCTGATCTTCTCCGCGGTCGCTGCCCGGGTCGCGCTGGCAGGGCTCGGCGCCGCCGGCGTGTCACTCATCCTCGTCATCGTTCCGGCGGCGGCCGCGGCGGCGGCGGCTATCGCGGCGATCGGCCCGGCGGCCATCGCTGCCCTGTTCGGGCTCGGCGCCCTGGTCCTCGCGTTCTCCGGCGTGTTCGGCGCGATTCAGAAGGTGTCCGCGGCGCAGTCGCAGGCGGGAACGTCGGCGTCGCAGCTCGCCGCACGCCAGGCCGGGATCGCGAACGCGCTCGACTCGCTCCGCAACTCGGAGCAGTCCCTGACCCAGGCGCAGAAAGCGGCACGGCGGGAGCAGGAGAGCCTCACGCAGGCGCGTGAAGACGCCCTACGTGCGATGCAGGATCTCAACTCTGCGGTCCGTGACGGGGCGCTCGACCAGCGGGCCGCGCTCCTGGACCTGGCCGACGCCCGGCAACGCCTCGACGAGGTGATGAACAACCCGCAGTCAACGAACGCCGAACGGCAGCGCGCCCAGCTGGCCCTGGACCAGGCTGAGGCGCAGCTCGACGACGTAAAGCTGCGTAACAGCAGGCTCGTCGACGAGCACGCCAAGGTTCAGGCGGCCGGGATCGAAGGGTCGACGCAGGTCGTCTCGGCGCAGGAACGGATCGAGGCGGCGAACGAGGCTGTCGTGCGTGCCACCCAGTCGGTGGCGCAGGCGCAGCGTTCCCTCGCGCAGGCGTACGAGTCCGCCGGCTCGGCGGGCGGTGCGGCGGCGAAAGCGGCCGCGGACGCGATGGCCGGGCTGAGCCCTGCAGGGCGGGCGTTCGTCACGTTCCTCCTCGCCCTGAAGCCGATCTTTGTGGAGCTGCGGCAGGCCGCCGAGCAGGGGCTGCTGCCAGGTGTCCAGGCAGGTATTGAGGCGTTCCTGCCGGTCATGCCGCAGGTCATCAAATTCACGTCGATCCTCGCGACAGTGATGGGGGAACTGTTCCTCAAGGCGGGGCAGGCGCTCGCATCACCGTTCTGGATCAACTTCTTCGACATGCTGGGCCAGTACGCCGGTCCGCTGCTCGACAGCCTCGGGTCGATTCTCGGGTCGACGGCGGAGGGGTTCGGGGCGCTGTTCCTGGCGTTCCTGCCGTTCTCGGACCAGATGATCGCCGGTCTCGCCGATCTGGCTGCAGGGTTCGCGGAGTGGGCCAAGTCGCTGGCAGGGTCGGCAGGGTTCGAGTCGTTCCTCGCCTACGTCCGGGCTGAGGGTCCGAAGGTGCTGGAACTTCTCGGTGCCCTGTTCGACCTGGTCATCCGCCTCGGTGAAGGCCTGGCGCCGCTGGCGTCGGTCGTCCTCGACGTGGCGATCGCTACGGCGGAATGGCTGGCGTCGCTGTCACCGGGCGAGCTGATCGCGCTCGTCGCTGCGGTGGGTGCGCTCGTCGCTGTCATCGTTGTCGCGGTCGGCGGCCCGATCACGGCGATCATCGTCGGGATCATCGCTGTCGCGGCCGCGGTCGTGTACGCCTACAAGCACTTCGAGATCTTCCGGACCGTCGTCGACGCGGTGTTCTCCGCGATCGCCACGGCAGCGGTCTGGCTGTGGGAGACGGTGCTGCGGCCGACGTTCACGGCGATCGGCGCGTTCATCATGTGGACCTGGGTCAACGTGATCCAGCCGGCACTCCTCGGCATGAAGATCGTTTTCGATGTTCTGGCGCCGATCGTCGTGTCGTTCTGGCAGAACGTGATCGTGCCCGCGTTTGCGGGGATCCAGGCGTCGGTCGAGTTCGCGTGGGCGGTTCTGCAGCCGATCCTCGCCGCGATCGGCTTCATGATCGAAAACGTTCTGATTCCGGTCGTGTTGTTCCTGTGGCACAACGTGATCGAACCGGCTTGGCAGGGAATCCAGCTGGCCATCTCGGTCGCCTGGGCCGTCATCCAGGTCGTCTTCGGTCTGATCCAGATCGGAGTGAAGATCGTCGCCGGGATTTTCTCCTGGCTGTACGAGCACGTGATCAAGCCGGCGTTTGACGGCATCCGCGCTGTGATCAACACGGTGTGGGAGTTCGTGAAGCCGATCTTCACCGCGTTCGGAAACATCATCGAACAGCACGTCGCGCCCGCCTTCCGACGCGGCGTCGACGCCGTTTCTGCGGCCTGGTCGTCCATTCAGGACGCTGCGAAAAAGCCTATTAAGTTCGTAATAGAGACGGTTTTGAATGCGGGCTTGCTGGCTGCATATAACAAGATCGCTTCGATGTTCGGGGTCAAGCCGGACAACGTCCAGATTCCGCTACCAGCAGGTTTCGCGACCGGTGGCTACATCGCCGGTCCGGGCTCAGGCACCTCGGACTCGATCCTCGCCCGGCTGAGCAACGGGGAGTACGTCATCCCCGCCGCGGTGGTGTCATCGCTCGGCGTCGACTTCTTCGACCAGCTCATCGGCCGGGCCGGGTCACGGCCTGGGGACACGTCGCAGGGCATCGCCCTGCCCGGGTTCGCCGACGGCGGGTTCGTCGGCGGGCTGGCCAGCCTTTGGAACGGGCTGTCCGATCCGATCGGCTACGTCCGCGACAAGGTCAACGGCCTGATAGCTCAGGTTCCCGGTGTCGGGATGGCGCGCGACATCCTGCGGGCGGTCGGCGACAAGGTCCTCGGCGGGACGCTGACCTGGATCAAAGACAAGATCGAGAACGTGTTCACCGGTGAGTACGCCGGGCCGGTGAGCGGTGATGTCGCCGCGGTGCAGGACTTCATCCGGGCGCAGGCCGGGAAGCCGTACGCGTGGGCGGAAGCGGGCCCGGCGGGCTACGACTGCTCCGGTCTGGTGTCGGCGGCATGGAACCTCACGCACGGCCGTCAGCCGCACAACCACACGTTCTCCACGGCGAACGAGGCGGCCTACTTCCCGAAGCCTGGTCGCGGCGCGTTCACGGCCGGTTGGGCTGGGCCTGGGCAGCGGGGTGGCGGGTCCGTCGGTCACACCGCCGGGAATCTCGTCGGGCTGAAGTTCGAGTCGCGGGGCGGGGATGGGGTCGTCGTCGGCCCGAAAGCCACCGATGTGGCGTCGTTCGCGAACGTCGGCACCTACGACACGGGCGGCTACCTGATGCCCGGAATCACCATCGCCCACAACGCGACCGGTCGCCCTGAGCCGGTCCTGACGGGGGCGCAGTGGGATGCGCTCATCGACGGCCGTAGCAGCGAACCGGCGAACTACAACACGTACTACCAGGTGTATCCGGCCAAAACGAACTTTGGCCTGGAGGACATGCAGTCCCTGCAGTACCGCAACGAGGCGCTGCAGTTCACCCGGACGGGGAGGACCAGCTAATGCCGCTCGTACGCGGGAGGAGCTACACCCCGCCTCCGCCTCCGGCACCACCGCAACCAGCTGACATTCCACGCATCACCTGGATCGACCCTCTGGGTGGTGTGTGGAATCTCAGCGATCGGAACCTCGGCTGGTTCGCGACCGTCGGCGTCCGCGGCCTGGGCGCGGCGCCGGTGTCGTACACGGTCAGCGAGAAGGACCGCGGCGGGATCAGCATCGACTCGGCGTGGACGCCACCACGGCAGATGACACTGCCGCTGTTCGTGGAGGGTGCCAACCACACCCAGTTCACGGACCGGTTCCGGGCGCTGGGTGGCGCGTTCACGATGACGAAGTACCGAGGCCCAGGCCAGTTGATCATCCTGCGTCCGGATGGGACGTCGAGAATGATCGACGCCGTCTACCAGGACGGCTACGAAGGCGACCCGCTCCTGGGTCGGCGCAACGACCTGATGGCGTTGACGCTGCTGTGCCCGCAGGCGTACTGGCGCAGCCCGACACCGCAGCCGATCCAACGTGGCGTGTTCGCCGACGCCGGCGGCTCGTTCCTGTCGCCGTTCCTGCGGATCTCGTCGTCGCAGAAGACCGGCGCAACGACGGCGTTCAACCCGGGCGACGTGCCGGCGTGGCCGTCGTGGCGGGTCACCGGACCGTTCGACTCCCTCGTCGCGACGTCGCTGACCCTCGACCAGTCGTGGACCCTCGACGTCCTCGGCTCGCAGGGCGCCCCCCTCGGCGTCGGGGAAGTCGTGACGATCACGACCAATCCGGAAACAGTCACCGGCCCGGACGGAACGCCGTGGCCTGAAGCGATCAACTGGTCCGGGAACAGCGAGCTGTGGCCGCTCGACCAGGGCGTCAACCAGATCAGTTTCGTATTCGACGGGTCCGGTGCGGGGACGCTCATCGAGGGCGAATTCGACATCCTCCACGAGATGGCCTAGGTGCGATGTATCGAATTCTGATCACCGACCCTGCCCTCAAACCGATCACGAATCCGATCGGGTCATGGACGTCGCTGGACTGCGTGATCCGGCACAACCAGGTCGGCGGCGGCATGCTCACCGCACCGGCCAGCCGGGCGCTGCTCAACGCGATCCAGCCCGGAAACCGAGTCCTCGTCACCCGTCACGGGGAGCCGCTGTCGTCCGGGCCGATCGAGAAACCGGGCGCGTACCGGTGGTCGGCGTCGGATCGCCAGCTCGCCGGCCGCGGCCTCGTCGACATCGGCTGGGCCGACAACCTCGTCTACCTCTCGTGGCGGCTCACCTACCCGAATCCGGCACTCATCGCGGCGCTGCAGGACATCGACTACTACACCGCCGACACGGTCAACGCCGAGCTGCTGATGCGCGCCCTGGTGAACCTCAACGCCGGCCCGGGCGCCCTGCTCAACCGGCGGATTCCGCACCTGATCCTCGGCTCGGTCGCGAGCATCGGAACGGACATCAACATCACCACCCGTTTTCAGGCGCTGACCGATGTGCTGCGGCAGATCGCTGTTGCCGGCGGCGGGCTCGGCTTCCGGGTGCGGGAGTCCGGCGGGCAGCTGCTGTTCGAGGTCTACGAGTGCCCTGACCTGACGAAAAAGGTCGTGTTCTCGCGGGCGCTGGGGAACCTGCGGTCGATGACGACGAACCCTGAAGGGCCGCAGGCAACTGTCGCGATCGTCGGCGGGACCGGGACCGGCGCGGGCCGGATCGTTGTCGAGCGGTCCACGGCGGCGTCCGGGACGTGGGGACGTATCGAAACGTTCGTCAACCAGTCCGGTGTCAGCGACACGACCGGGTTGCAGCAGTACGGCGACACCGAACTGGCGGCGAAAGCCGAAAAGACCGGCCTGTCGGCTGTCGCGATCGACGGCGCTCACGCCCGTTACGGCATCGACTACCCGCTCGGAGCACGCGTGTCCACACAACTCGCGTCTGGGCTCATCCTCCCCGACGTCGTCAGCTCGGTCCGTTTCAAAGCCCAGCCGGACCAGGGCGAGACGGTCACCCCATCGGTCGGGTCGATCGACTCGACGTCCGATGCCGCCACCGTACGCGTGATCGCGGACCTGCTCCGCCGTATCGCTCTGCTCGAAAGGACCTGAGATGGCCGAAAAGTCGTGGCCAGACCCGGCGAGTGTCCCCCCGGACGAGGTGACCGACGTCGAGTACGAGCGTCTGATGTCGACGCTTGTGCCGAACGGATTCCGTGGCTCGCCGGCCGATTCGCCGATCGTGTTCAGTGACGAGACCGGACCGCACGTCAAGATCCGCGCGAATGCCGCGGGTGGACTACGCGGATTCGGGTGGACGGCCGGTGACACGCATGTCACGAAGGCGATCGCGACGAACGCCACCTCCAACTCGCGGCTGGACCTGGTGGTGCTGCGCCTCACCAGGTCCGACTGGAGGTTGCGGACGGCCGTCAAGACCGGCGTGGCCGCAGCGATCCCCGTGCTGCCGACGTTGACGCAGGATCTGGACCTGGCCGGCGCAGGCACCGGCGTGTTCGAGGTGCCGATGGCGAAGGTCACCGCTCCCCCCGGGTTCACCCACATCGACGCCGGCGCGGTCGTGTCGGTGACGCAGCACATCGCACCCACCCGGATTCTGTGCAAAGCCGCTCAAAAGCCTGCGCATCAACAGTTTTTAGAGGTCTGCGAGACGGACACCGGCAAGGTGTACATGTCCGACGGCATCTCGAAGTGGATCGAGAAAACAGCTGACAGCGGCTGGTTCGACGGGGTCACGAACCTGGCGGGCTGGAACGCCGACCCGTCTGTCGTGAGCCGGCTGAACGGCTACGTCACCGTGCAGTTCCATGCGCAGCGGACCGGGGCGGCGACCACTGCCGGCACCGACATCTGTCAGATCGCGACCGGATGCAGGCCAGGCGTCGAACTGGCCTTCCCCGTCTACCTGTTCGGGTCTCCGAACACGTACAACGTCGCGCTCGCCGCAGTGAAACCAACCGGTGTCGTCACCCTCGCCATCCACTTCGGTGTCCAGACGAACACCGAAGTGCTGGGCACGTTCACCTTCCCGGCGGTGATCTGACATGCGTCATCTATTCGGCGGTGGCATCACCGACCTGATCCTGACCGAGGTCGACTCCGTGGACATCGTCGGCGACGACGACAACGCGGACGACATGGCGCAGCTGACACAGAACGCCACGGTCACGTTCTTCAACGCCCAAACTGGCGGCAGTCAGTACACCGACCTGCGGATGCCGGGCGCCCCTGACACGGTCGTCGACCACGTCATGACAGCCGACGGCACCGGCACGCTACCGCTCGGCGCGATCCCGCAGGTCTTCGGCCCTGAGGGGGTGTGGCTGCTGTGGGCGTCCGCGGACGGCGGCAACCGCTCCCTCATGGTCACCTCAGACGTCGCCGCACTGGGCCCGGTCGTCGAAACCCTCGTCCTGGACCTGCTCACACATATCCAGACGTCGAATCCGCACCAGACGGCCGTCGCGGACCTCGCCAACGTCGACACAGCGCTGACGGAAGCCGCTGTCGAAGGGCAGCTGCTCGTCTTCGACGAAACTCTCGGCGACGAGGGCCTGTGGCGACCAGCGAATGTACCTGGCCTGGCCGGCACCGTCCAGACGACCGGCGTCCAGAACATCACCGGCGAGAAGCGGTTCTCACCGACGACGGTCGACGACCATGCCGGCATGGTCACCGCGCTGGCGGGCCAGATCGCCGACATTTGGGGATTCCAGACCGCGACCGGGCAGCGGACCGGGTACGCCAACGAAAAGGGGGAGCTGCGGGCGCTGCCCGCAGCTCCCAACTCGGTGGCGTTCCGGGTCAAGGGCCTGCCTGGGCAGACCGCGAACCTGCAGGAGTGGACGGACAACGGTCTCGCGATCCTGGCGCTCTGCGACGCTCTGGGCCGGCTCCGCGCCCCGAACATCAACTCCGGTCCGACGCTGTGGGTTCAGGGCACGCTGGCGGTGGGTGTCGGCGGAACGCGCTGGTACAACGACACCGGTCAGGCGCTCACGCTGCGGTCGATCCGGGCGAGCGTTGTCACAGCACCTGGTGGCGCGTCGATCGTCATCGACGTGAATCTGAACGGCGTCACCGCCTGCCCAGTCACGAAACCGACGATCATCTCCGGTGCGGTCACGTCCGGGAAGGTCACACCCGGTGTGACGACGTGGCCTGACGGCGCCTATCTGAGCGTCGACGTCGACGCGGTCGGGTCGGCGCCAGCCGGCGCCGGTCTGACGGTGCAGATCCTCGCCTACTGACCTTCACAACTACACAGGGGTGACCGGTGCGGACCAACACGTTCGAGGGCGGCACCAGCGGCGTCACCCTCACCAATCTGAACACCGGCGGGATCTCCGGGAACGCGATCGACGGGACCGTCATCGGCTCCGGTGGCATCCTCGAGTTCTCCAACGCGGCCGCCGCGCACGGGACGCTCTCATGCCGCAGCGCGACCGGTGCCAGCAGCGTCTCCGCGTACGCCTTCTACACCCTGGCGAGCGTCACCTCCGATGTGCAGCGCTGGTACATCCACCCGGACACGCTGCCGCCGGTCGAGCGGGCCCTGTTCTCCTACCGGTCAGGGGCCAACCAGGCGGCCCGGATCTCGATCAACTCGACCGGGCAGATCAACATCCGTAACGCGGCGAACACGACCCTGGGAAACTCCACCGTCACGATCGCTGCCGGGACGTGGGCACGCCTGGAATGGGACATCGACTTCTCGACGACGGTCGGCGCGATCGTGCTGCGGATCTACACGTCGATGGACTCGACGGTCGTCGCCGAGACGATGTCGTTCTCGTCCGTCGTGTTCACCGCTGCCGCGGACCAGTTCCGGTACGGGGTCCCCGGATCGGCGTCCCTCGCCGTATCCGTCCACATGGACGACGCGGCGATCGAGGGCACCACCTGGTTCGGTCCGGCAGCAGTGCCGGGCACGGTCACGCACGCCTGGGTGGGTGCGCCGACCGACGAAGGATTCCGGGTCCGGGCGCTCACCGCGGCGTGCTCGTCGGTGGAGCTCGTCGTGGCCACCGACCTGGCGATGACCGCGGTGGTGGACACGTTCGGGCCGGTCGCCCCGGACGGGAACGGGTATGTCGACCTGACGGCGACAGGCCTTGATCCGGCGGTGCGCTACTACTGGCAGCTGGCGGACGTCAGCCAGCCGGTCGGGTCCGTCGGCCGTAGCTGGACCCTCCCGACGGCCGGGGTCGCTGCGTCGTTTGCGTTCGCGTTCGGTGGTTGCACACTCAACAACTCGGTGCGTCGGGAGGCGTTCGACGACATCCGTACGGTCTTCAATCCCCTGTTCCTGCTGCATCTCGGCGATTTTCACTACCGGGATCCGACGTCGACGCTGGAGTCGGTACACCGCGGTCATTGGCAGACGCAGATCGTTGGGGCGGCCGGTCTCGCGGAGCTGCTGCGCGAGGTCCCGACCCTGTACCTGAGGTCTGATCATGACGCGGGCCCGGGCGACAACGCAGACTCCAATGTGGCCTCCAACCAGGCCAGCATCAACGCCTACCAGCAGGTCGTCCCACATCTGCCGCTCGGCGATGTCGGCGGTACGAAATCGGCGCTGTACTACTCGTTCGTTGTCGGCCGGGTGCGGATCATCGTCGTCGACGTGCGGTCCATGGCCCGTACGGCTGGTCTCGGCACGGACGGGCCGGGTAAAACGGCGCTCGGCGCGACCCAGCGGGCGTGGCTGCTCGCCGAACTTGACCAAACCGAACCGTTGAAGATCATCGCTACGGATCCGGGGTGGATCGGGGCGGCGTCGACGTCCGACGGCGAGGATAAATGGTGGTCGTACGCCTACGAGCGTCAGCTGATCGCCGATCACATCCAGGCGAACGACATCAACGCGATCGTGCTGCACTCCGACAGTCACAGCCTGGGCAGGGCGACGCCGGCGGCGAACCCGTACGGCGCGTTCGCGGTGTACTGCGCGGCGCCGTTCGGGAACATCGGCGGCGGCCGGAATCTGACCGCGTTCACCGCGGTGTACAACACGGGCGCGGACGTTCAGGGCAGCCAGTACGGCCGGGTGTCGGTCGTCGACGACGGGGTGTCGATCGCCGTCACGTATGTCGGCTACGACGCGCTCAACGGCATCGAGCGGCTGACGCAGACGGATGTGTTCTCGGCAGCGCCGGCGTCGACGGAGGCGCAGTACATCGGTTCCGGGGAGGTGCTCAACGGTGCGACGACGTCGATCGTCGTCCCCCGGTCGGGTTTGACCGAGGCAGGCGATCAGATGATCGCCGTCATCTGCCATCTGAAGACCAGCACCCCCGAAACGACGATCACGGTCGTCCCGACGGGGTGGGCGCTCGTCGACCAGGTCGTCGACGGTAACGGGCTACGCGTGGCCGTGTACCGCAAACAAGCCGCCGGGGGCGAGCCGGCGTCGTACACGTGGAACCTGTCATCGGCGTACAAGAACTGGGCCTGGCTGGGCACCTACCGCGGGCTGAACGCGCTGACACCGGTCAGTGACCACCAGGTCGACGACGGTGACAGCGGCACCGCCCACACAACGCCGGCGGTGACCGGGGCGGCCGGGGACTGGCTCCTGACGATCGCCGGAACCCGGCACGCCGCGACCGGGCTGGTGACCACCTGGTCCAGCGACGCCGGCGGCGACATCAAACGGGCTGAGCTCGCGTCGAACGGCGGCAGCCAGGACATCACCGGTGTCGTGTTCGACTCCGCCGGGCCTGCCGGTGAAGGTACCCAGAGCCGGGTCCTGACCGCGTCGCAGTCGGAGTCCCTCGTCGGGCTCGTGTCGCTGCTCCTGCGTCCGTCCGTGACGATCGAATCCACGGCCAAGATCGAAACGCCGTCCGGGGTGCCGGCAGCGATCGCCTGACGTCGGAGGGGTGCATGTCTCACCAGAGCGGCGCACCGGTCAGGTATCCGAGGCAGCGCCGGCGGCTGGTCCGCGCCGGCGGCTACATGCTGATGGCCGCGGCTGGAATGTTCGCCGCGCAGTGGCCGGCGCCGGCGGTCGAACGGGCGACCGCGCCGATCGCGCAGCTGCTCATGGTGTGGGCGGTGTTCCTCACCGGTGGTGGGCTGCTGTCGGCGTTCGGGGCGATCACGGACCGGTGGATCGGCGAGTACCTCGGCCTGCCGCTCCTGACCGCTGTCGCCGCCGTGTATGGGGTGTCGGCGCTGTCGTCCGGGCGGACGACGTCCCTCGCAGGCGGTGCGGTCCTCCTCGCCATGGCCGCGTTCCTCGCCGTCCGCTGGCTGGAAGTCGCCGCGGTTCGTAAAGCTGTGCAGTCCATCGCACCCAGGCACCGTACGGCGAAGCGCTGGGATCGCCGACCGAAAGGCGGTTAACGGTGCCCGTCCTCGATGACCTCGCCGCCGTCGCCGCGGCCGTCGCTGACGCGTCTGTGATGACGCTCGTCGTGACGGCACTGCTGTCGTCCGGAGGCGCTGTGTTCTTGTCGTCGGTCGTCAAGTCGTGGGCAACGCTGCGGGGCGGCGCCCGGGCCCGGGAACGGGAGACAATCACCGATTTGGCGGCGCGGGCGGACGACGCCGAACGTCGCGAGCGGGTAGCGCGCCGGGACCTGGACTACTGGCGTGACATCGCCGCGAAATACCGCTACCAGCTGCGGGAGAAGGGCATCACCCCCAACCCGGAGGACCCGGTCCAGCCATCCGATCAGCCACCACCAGCCACCAGCACGAAGGGCCGCTCGCAGTGAGCGGTCACCGGTAAGGGAGGGTTCCATGTCCACACCGTCATCACGTGATCCGCAGTTCGATCCGGCCGGCTACGTCGACGAGCTGCTCGACCACTACGTTCCGCCGGGCTACGTCGTGTCGCTGATCCGCACATGGGTGCCGATCGGGATCGGTGCCCTGGTCGCCTGGTTGGCTGTCCACTGGCACATCGTGATCAAGCCGGGGGCGTCGGCGTCCGCGGGGATCGTCACGGCGGGGCTTGTCATCGCCGGGTATTACGCCCTGGCGCGGCTCGTTGAGCGGCGCTGGCCGCGGATCGGCCGGTGGCTGGTCGCGCTCAACCTCGTCGCGTCGAAACCGGTGTACGCCCGGGATGAGGACGCGGTTCGGATCATCGACGGGAAGACCGGCACCGTCCGTAAGGCATGACCTGTCCTGTTGCCCCCGCCGTGCCCCGCCGGGCCGGCGGGGGCCGATATTAGTCGTTGCGGGTCAGAACAGGCTGGCGATGTCGTTCCACAGTGGCCATAGCAGCCACCACCAGGCGAGCCGTATCGCGCCCAGGATCAACGCGACGCCGATGGCCACGCCGAAGACATAGGAGACCTTCTGTATCGGGTTGAGTTGCTGGAACGGCTTCTGTTCGCGTTTCACTCGGGCCGGTCGTGTGTCGGGCATCCGTTCACGCTAACGGCAGGCCTGCGGCGGGGTGCTGCGCGGCGCGTGGGCCGGGTGTGAAAGAGGGCGAGGGTCGGCGTCGGGGGGACGCTCGACCCCCGCCCGGCGGGGAGAGTGTGGCTCAGTTGTCGTACAGGCGCATGGCCTTGATCGCGTCCTGGGTCTGGCGTAGGCTCTGCAACGCTTTCATGATCGCGATGGTGGCGGCCTGGAGGACGTCGACGTGCGTTCCGGGCCAGACGGTCACGTCGGCCTGGCAGCCGCAGAAGTGCAGGAACACGGGCTGCTGCGGTCCAGCGTCCGTGGTGAAGGTCAGCGCGGGGCGGGGGATGGCGACGACGGTGTAGCTGCCGTCGGGTCCGTCGTTGCGGCTGACGTCCATGTAGCCCCAGCCGCACGTGACGGAGTACATGCCGCCGTTGGGCTTCAGCGCGCTGACGAGATTGTCGGCTAGGTCGCCGGCGAGTAGCTGCTCGGCGACGGCACGCTGCTGTGGTGGCCAGGTGTCCGTCGCGGTCGCTCCGTCATTTGTCATGTTCGCCTTTCGGGTGGTGCCGTGGGCACCCCGGCTGGGTGCCCACGGCGGTTCGGTCCGTGGCAAGATGTCCTGCCGGGACCGGCCAAATAGCGTTTGGCCGGTCCCGCCTACCTACCGGTGTTCAACGGTCGGATGTGGGCGGGCCACGGGGACGTCTTGTTGAGACGGGCGTCCTTGATCTCCGGCAGCTCCTGGGTGTTCTCACGCAGGGCTGATGCTGTGGCGGCTGAGACGGACGGGTGACGGCCGCCGGGTAGCGGCTTGATGCGGGCTCCCATGGGGATCTCCACTCTGGTGTGGCCGTTGTACGGCCTCTCGCGGCTGTCGCGAGAACGCTTCCGGCCGGTGCTGGACTGGTCGGCACGTTTCCGGGACAGTGTGCGGAACATGGGATCTCCCTCAGCAAACTGGTGTTATGTCCAGACTAGCCATGTGCTTATAAATCGTCAATAACATGCGCATGTGGATTCGCGCCGTTAGCGAAAACGGCCCGAACGGTCACAAATTAGTGCACCATCCGCTTGTCGGGGGAAATCTTCCTGCGCTGCGTGACCCGGGGTAACACTCCCGGCGGTAACATCCGCACATCGCGCAGGGTTTAGGCCCGCGTACTGGGAAAACAGCCCGGTGCAGGCGCTCGCTTGCGCTGCGCTTCGACCCTTTCACGGCTTCAGAACCGACCGTCGCGTTCGCCGAACGCCCAGACGGCCAAGATCCATCACTCGCAAGGGGGACGGCGGCGCATCTGAGGGATGCACGGGGCACGGTCAACCCTCAGCACGCCACCGCCCACCCGCGACCGCCACACGGTCGCGGGGCCAGGGGGAGGAACGGGGTCGTCCGCGCGTCCAACGCGGGCGGCCCCACTTTTGGGCTGGCCTCACCCTGGGTCTCACCTTGCGGGCACACCGATGCCGCCGGGAGCAACGGTCCGGCTAGCTAACGGTGTGTGTCCGTGTCTGTCCATTCCGGGGTCAACCCGGTCTGGTCTTGCGTGCGGCCGCAGAGTCAGTCTCCGACCGGCTGAGCGCGAAACCACAGGTCCGCGCGTCAGCGACATTACCCCCGGCCAGGCGAATTCAATAACATATGCGGGGTTTCTCGGCGGGTTGGCACATCGGGTGACAGACGACGTCCCCGGCGGGATCAACCGGCCGGGGACGTCGCGGTGATGGTCACGCGCTGTAGGCGTATCCGCACGATGCGGGGGCCAGGCCCAGCTGCACGTCGATCGCGCGACGGGTGGCCTCGCCGGCGAGGCTGGCGTCGCGCTTGGCGACCGCCGCGCGGCGGGTGGTCTCGTCGCGGTGGATGGTCCGGCCGTAGCCGGTGATCTCCGCCGAGTGGATGCCGCGCCGGCCGTCGACGACACCCCAGACGATCGTCGCCATGCCCTTGCGGTTCAGCGCGGTGAGGGTCATGACGGTCTTGGTGTCGGCGAACCGGAGCGCGCTCCCGCCGTGCCGGGCCAGGACGCTGGCGATGGTCTCGAACTGCGCGTCGGTGAGCATGGCCTTCGACATGATGTCCTCCTGGTCGGGTTGGTGGGCGTTTCCAGCGCCTGTACCTGATACGTTACCCGCCCAAAGTTAAATCGTCAATAACATATGCACGCTTTTATTTGAGGGTGTTGAGCAGCGCAAACGGCGTCCCAGACCACGCCGCACCCTCCTGCGTCTTGCGCCAGCTGCGCTCCCGCTGATCCTCGACAGCGAGCCGCTCGACCAGGCCGTGCCGGACCAGCAGGTCCAGCGCCGGCCACAACTTGCTCGACCAGTCGTAGGAGTCCATCGCGAACCGCTCGGCCAGCACACGGTCGGCATCGGACGCGCGCCAGGTCTGGGTAGCGCGGCGAGCAGGTCGGCGTACAGCTGCGCCCGGCTTGCGCGCCGCTCGTCGGCCGTCGCCGGTCGCGGGCGTGCGGCGTACCAGTCGGCCATCAGCGCGCTTCCAGGGGTCCACTGCACGTCGGGAGCTTCACGCCGCCGTACGTCGTGCCGTGCCCGCCGGACGGGTACGTCCAGGTCTTGAACCACGACCGGGACTCCTCGTCCGGCTGGTTGACGGTCTCGATCTCGCACCAGCGGCAGCGTGACACGTGCTCGCGCAGTTTGAGCCAGGAGTGCCGTCGCAGAGTGGGGTTGTACGCCACCCTGCGGGCCGGCGGCGCTGGCGCTGGCATGCCGGTCTCCTGCGCGGCTGTCCGCAGGGCCGCTCGACGCCTGCGGACGATCTCACCGCTGTCGCGGACGGTGATCGGCTGCGCGCCGGCCCGGATCGCCTTCTCCCGCATGCCGTCGGTGACGTCGAAATGGCAGGTCGGCTGACCGGCGTGTTGCAGCCAGCCGGGCCGCAGACCGAGCCGGCGACCGAACGCGACCAGCTCGGCGTCGCCGTCGGCCAGCAGATGCGACCAGCGGGCGGAGATCCCGTTGACCTCTGCCGGTGCCCGGTAGTCGTCGACGTACACGGCCACAGGTCAGCCCTCCCAGCCCGGCGGTACCGGTCCGGCGTTGTTGTTGACCTCGGCCCAGGTGGAGCGGATCACGAGCGGCTGCAGCTCCTGCAGCTGGGCGATGAGGCGGGGCAGGTCCTCGGCGTTGTAGTCGTCGCTGATCGAGACCCGGCAGTAGTCGCCGGGGACGCCGATCAGCGCGGGGGCGAACAGGTCGTCGCCGTCCTCGACCTGGCGCTCGCATTCGGCGTCCATCCTGTGTTCGCGGTCGCACCAGCTCATGTGGTCGCCGCAGTCCTCGGACTCGTCGTGCTCCTGCAGGCACCAGGGCTCATGTTCCATGTCGCCTCCTCCTCGTCGTTGTCATCAAGCTACCCATGCGACGGTAAATCGTCAATAAGTTGTTCACGGCTGCGCGTGTTCGCGCTGGCTGGGTGGCAAACACTGACCGAAAATACGGGTAGATGTTATTGACGATTTAACGCCATACGGCTAGTCTGAGACATGCAGGCGGCTGGAACCGCCTGCCAGACCAGGAGGACACGATGCCCCAGACGACCGCCACCGCAGTCAAGCTCCACCGCATGCCCGCCGTGCGCAACGGCGTCCCCGGCTCCGGTACGACCATCGCAGCCGCGACCAGCCAGTGCGGCCTGTGGCTCTACGAGCGGCTGGAGGACTCCTCCACCAGCTGGGCGGTCCGCTACCTGCCCACCGGGCAGATCTCCGACGTCCACAGCAGCCTGGCCCGCGCCCGCGTCGCGACCGCGTCGTGGCTGCTGCCCACGCTCGTCGCCGCAGCACTCAAGGCCACACACGACGTCGACAGCGCGGTGATCCGTGAGCGCGGCCAGCGGTGGCTGGCCATCCACACCCGCATCGCAGGCGCGGACCAGACCGAATACCGGTGCACGTGCGGCGGGCTGCTCATCACCCTCGCCGGCGGCTCGCTCGGCCACGTCGACGCCTGCGACAACTGCACCACCTACGGCACCCCCGGCATCCAGGCCGGCTGCGAGACCGCCCACCAGTTCTGCGCCGACCCCACCCCGGCCGGCTGCGCGCACGACTGCGGCCGTGACGCCACCCCGAACCGGGGCGCGGGCTGCGGCCTGGCCCACGACACGGACTGCTGCCAGGGCTGCTGCCACGGCGAGTAGCCCATACGGCTGGCCGCACCCCCCGAATCCCGGAGGGTGCGGCCTACTCGCCTCAAATCCGGTAATCCGATCAGTTATATACACGATTTATGCCGAGTCGTTACGCTGACACACAACCTGGCATCTGGAAATGCCACTCACCAGGGAGCAAAAGTGACCCAAACCGTGATCGACGCAGACGCCCGAGGCAACCGGGTCCACCACGTCGGCCCACCCATCAACGTCGTCCGCGAACACGTCGACGGCGTGGACATCGACATCGTCCAGCTGCGGTTCTGGTCGATCAAACACTTCGGCGACAAGCCCGTCGAGAACATCGCCGAGACCTGCCGCGCCTACCGGGCAGGCGGCTACACGACCGGGCAGGCGCACAGCGACTTCTACCTGCACGCCAGCCCGTACCACAAGGCCGGCGAACGAGCCGGCTACGAGTCGGGTTTCACCCCGACCAGCACCCCACTCAGCGACCCGTGCACATCCGTCAACAGCGCCCGGTCAGCAGCACGCCGAACACTGCGCAAACTCGCGCTGCTGGAGCAGTACACGCCGCTGGTCCTCGCCAGCATCCGCTCGATGCGATACCCCGACTTCGTCGCGCTGCCCGTGACGACGTCGACGACGGTCAAGGTCGGCGACCTGGTCGCGGTCCACAGCGCCGGCCAGTACCGGGTCGGCGTCGCGGTCCAGCTCGCGAAAAGCAGCGTCGACGTGTTCACCGCCACCCCCTCCGGTAACGGCCGGATCTACACCAAGACGGCCAAGTACGGCGACGTCCGGCACTGGTCGGCATGAGCGACCCGAAACCCGTCAACCGGCCTGTCATGGTCCGTGGCAGCCTCGGCGCAGAAGGGATGCTCGCGCTGGTCAGCACAGCCCGGAACCCCCGCGACGTCCCGGAGCTCCGCGCCCGACTGATCGAGATCGTCAACCACCCCGATCGGAGCTGGGCGACCGACGACGGGCTGCGCTACGACGAATATCCGCACCCGGTACGCACCTATCCCGGCCTGGTGACCTGGTCCCAGGTGTGGGACATGGTCCGGCCCGGGATCACGCAGGAACGCGTCGACGAGCTCCGGGCCGCGTTCGCCGCCGTCGACGAACAGCAGCGGTGGAACGACCTGCGGCTGCACTTCGCGGTATGCGCCCTGCTCTCCCCGCCACCAGCACCGGTCCAGCTGGACCTGTTCGCCGAGCTCGCGAACGCATGACCGCCGACCAGCACGTGACGGGCCGCCGGCAACCGCCGGCGGCCCACACCTGTTTCAGCCCACATCCGCCGATGAGGAGAACCCAGCAATGCCAGACCTGAACCACACCGAGCTGCGTCCGATGACCTTCGGTCGCCGCAACCCTCACTGCGCCATCTGCGGCGACCTGACCGGCGGTCCGCTCGGCCACGACGCCGGCGAGTGCCGCTACCGGCCCGACATGACGAACCAGGACGTCGCCGGAATCCTCCCCCCAGCTCAGCGGGCACCATTCTGGACGGTGGAGGCGCTGTGGCAGCAGATGGTCGCCGACGGCCACCACCTGCCCAACCAGCGCGATTGGCTGGCCTGGTCCCCTACCCGGCAACAGTGGATCGCCCCGAACGGGATCACGCACGCGTCCATGGTCCGCGACGCCGGCCGATTCACCCCCCGCCAGGCGATCCAGGTCTGCGCCGCACATGCCCTCGACTGGGCCGACGACGAGCACCCAGCCGCCGTCGTGCTGATGGAACCGCTACCGGACCAGCACGGCGCGCTGCCCCTCGACGTGCTGAGCCACAACGTCCACACGGCAGTCCTGCAGGCTGTCATGCTGCGCAAAGCCGCCCGAACCGACGCCGACGCGGCCGCCGCTGACGCCACTGTTGGTGCGCTGTGAGTAGCGGCGCAGGCCAGGACCCGGCAACGACCGAGTTGCGGCTGCTGCAGCCGGTTCTCGGCATGGACCCCTACCTGCTGATCGAGATGAAACCAGACGCCGGCCGGCCGGACGAGCTGAAAGCGACGCTGCAGTTCGGTGGCGGTATGCGGCGCGCGGATCTCCCCGACGTGCTGGCCAGCATTCTGGAGTCCCTCAACGTGCTCCCGGCCGGTGTCGACCCGGACGTCGTCGACGCCGTCGGCCGCCGGATCGAGCAGATGGAACAGGGCCACGACCCGGCCCGGCCCAGCTGGGACGACGCCGGCGACGAATACCGCGACCTGTACAGGGCCGCTGCTCGCGACCTGCTGCGCATCGCGACCCCGATGATCGCCGTCGCCGAACGGGCCGCGGAACGCCGCAAGTGCGCAGACGAGGTCCGTGGACGCAAACGCCTGTATCCGAGCGTCACCAGCCGCACCAAGGCTGGCATCCGCGGCGCGCTCGTACAGGCCGCGAAAGCACTCGCTGAGGGAGGCGCTCAGTGATCGACGTGCTGGTCGCCCTGCTGCCGGTGCTGGTGCTGCTCGCCGCGACCGGGTTGCTGGCCACGTTCCTGGTGCTGCGGTTCCGGGTGCGTAGCGCTGAGCTGGGTGAGGCGCTGGTCCGGGAGCGGATCGCGTCCGAGATCGAAAAGCACCTGGCCGACCATAAAGGTGGCAGCAGGTGGTTCACGGGGGTCGACCATGCGCTCGAGTTCTGCGCGTACATCGCCCGGGACCGGCATCGGCTGTCCGCCGATCAGTTTCCACGCAGGCCTGGGACGCGCTGATGGCTGAGCAGATCACGCCGGCGCAGGAGCTCCTGGACGCGGCCGCGTACATCCGGACGGTTGGCGCGGCGGCGACCCCCGGTCCGTGGGTTCAGGAGCATGAGGGCAGCTTCATCGTTCATGGTCCGGAGGGGACGGTTGCCGAGGCGGTCTACCGACCGGAGGACGCCGAGCACATTCCGCTGTGGGATCCGGTGGTCGCCGAGCTCGTCGCGCAGCTGCTGACGTATGAGGCGGGGCAGCATCTCCACGTCGACGGGCACGAGGTGCCGCTGTGGTCGCATCCGCAGATGACGCCTGAGGTGGTGGCGTTGCAGCCGGCAATCCGGTTGGCCCGGGCGGTCCTGGCAAAAGCCGCCCGGTAAAGCCGACACAACATGTTGACGATATATGGTCGTGCGGGTAGTTTGGATCTACCGAGGGCTGGAACCCTCGCTGGCCAGGAAGGAATTGCGCCCATGAGCTACATCCCCAATGACACGACCGTCATCCAGTACGACCGTGGTGACCTCGTCCGGTTCGCTGACGACACCGCCCGCACGCCGGTCCTGTACCGGGTGACCGGGCGGCAGCGGCTGACCGGGGTCGCCGGCGGCCGGTACAGCTACCGGATCGTCAGCCCGACCGAGGGCGAGCTCGCCGGCGTCCGCGACGAGGACCTGGTCGTCGCACTTGACGTCGACACGGAGTTCCTGGCGATCGTCGCGGCGAGCGAGACGCCGTACATGCCCCGGGTCGTCGACGTCGTCGACGTCGACGGCGTCCTGGTGACGATCGTCGAGCCGGTGATGCCGCCCGACGTGGACGGTGTCGCCGAGCGCGGCTACCTGTGGGTGGCCGTGACCGGCGCGTTCAAGCTCACCGCCGGCGGCTACGGCGTCGACGGCCGGCGCTACCCGGGCCACGTGTCGTTCGGGCGGATCCTCGCGACGTCGACCCGCAGCGCGCAGGCCGCGCTGGCTGGCGCCCGCAGAAAACTTGATCAGGCATGAACCGCGGCCAGTTGGCGCAGGAGGCACAGATGAAATTCGCTGACCTGGTCGGCGAGGGGGCATGGCAGGAAAGGGCGTCGTGTAACCAGGCGGCGCCCGACGAGTGGTTCCCGAAGAAGGGCGAGTCGCCGACCATGGCGAAGCGGATCTGCGCGGGCTGCCCGGTCGTGGATGAGTGCCTGGCGTACGCCCTGGAACACGACGAGCGGTTCGGGGTGTGGGGCGGCAAATCCGAACGGGAACGCCAGCGGATCAAGCGCAAGAACGCAGGGAAAGCATGACGGATGGAGGCATGACACCTGCAGCGTGGGTCCTGGCGGCGATCGCCTGGACGGCAGCCGTGTACGCGATCGGCAGGGTGTGGGAGTACGTGGACTGGACGCCGCTGCAGCGGGTCGGCAGGCACCTGCGGACCGCCTGCCTGATGTTCGTACAGGGAGTGGGATGGTTGACCATCGCAGGTCTGGTCGTCGTCGTCGGAGTGGGCTTGTTGCAGTCATGACGATGACGGACCAGGGCGGGGCGCTCGCGTGGCTACGCGAGCGCCCCGCCCTTTTGAGGCCTTCGGAGTGCGCGGACATGTTCGGCGTGGCGGCCAAGACGGTCGCGAAGTGGGCCGACGAAGGGAAGCTGGAATGCGTGCGTGGCACCGCCGGCGCCGATCGGCGGTATTTCCTCGCGCAGGTCGTGACGCTGCTGTCCCCGACGGATGAGAACCGGGCGGAGTGGGAGCGGCTGCAGCTGGCACTGGGGCTCATCCACACCAATTAATAAGAGACATGTTATTGCCGATTTACGCTTGATCGGTTAGGGTGAAGGGACCGGGCACGCCATCCGGGCGTGCCTGCCATCCCTACACGATTGAGGTGATTCCCGTGACGACAGAGGACCAGACGGCCCTGCTCGCTGCGCTGGACGTCGTCACCGACCCTAGCGCCCGCAGCCGCCCCGACCAGCGGATCGTCTCCGTCTACACCCTGATCGACGAACTGTGGAAGATGACCCCCGAAAAGGTCGCCGCGCTGTCCGACAGCGCCCGCCTGGGTCGCCGCCAGTACATGCGCGGCGATGACCGGCCGTGGTCGCTCACCCGGATTGAGCAGGTCTTCGGCGTGGCCAAGTCGACCGCGGCGAAGTGGCGCTGGTCGTACCTGCGCAATCCCCTTGCCGTCGACCAGGGCCTGCCGGCGCCGATCCCGGACAAAGAAGTCCGCCAGCCTGGGCATTTCAGCCAGAACGGTCGCGCCGGGCAGAAGGGTGCGCCGCGGTGGCGGCCCGTTGACGTGCTGACGTGGGGCGAGCAGTGCGGCCGTCTCGACGCCGACTACTTCAAGGCCAGGCGCACGTCGCCCGGGCGGCCGCGCACGAACCCCGACGTGCCGCAGGCTGTCGGCGTCGACCACATGGCGGCCGTGTAACGACGAATCCCCCATCCACGGACGGGCACTGGAATGCCCTGCACACCGAGGTGTGCGCGCCGTGACGAGGGACTCGTCTGACCAGGAAGCACCGGCACGCTCAACCGCGAAGAAGAACGGACACCCATGGTTCCTTTGGCCCACGGTAGCAACATCGCCGCCGCCGTGTCGACCGTCGACGTCCCGGCGAGCCTATGGCCACAACCGGTCGGAGCGGTAGAAATCCTGCCAGTCGGCGCATACCACACCCACCATCAGGCGTGGCTCGATGCCCGATTGGACGGCATCGGCGGATCCGACATCGCCACGATCATGGGCAGCGGATTCGAGTCCGAGTTCGGGCTGTGGCTGACCAAGACCGGTCGCCGGCCACCGATCCGGTCGACGCCCATCATGACCCGCGGCCGCTACGCCGAAGCGATGCTCGGCCAGTGGTTCGCCGACGTCACCGGCCTGTCCATGCGCAAGACCGGCACGTGGGCGCGGCTGCAGCTCGACCCCGACACCGGCCGCACGTTGCCGTCATGGATGAGATGCAACCCCGACCGGTTCACCAACGACGGCGGCGGGGTGGAGTTCAAAGCCCCGGACACCGACGACTGGGGTGACCTGTGGCGGTACGGGCCCGCGCAGCATGCCGCCGACCAGGCGCACTGGTGCATGGCCGTGACCGGCCTGCCGCACTGGTACGTCGTCGCCGACGGCGGAAAGTACGGGCTGAAGTCGTGGCGGCTGGAGTACGACGTCGACCGGGTCGCCGACATGGTGCAGCGCGCCGGCGCCTGGTTCTGGGACCACGTCCTGGAAGGGCTGCCCCCGGCCGTCGACGGGTCGGAAGCCACGACCCGGGCGTGCAAAGAGAGCTCGGCGAAAGCCGACCAGCTTGCACCGTTCGCTGAGCTTCCCGGATGCGCGGACTGGGCACGTCGCCGCCGCGTACTCAAGGAGGAGATCAAGATCCGTAAAGCGGAGCTCGATCTGATCGAAAACAGGTTCAAGGCTGGGCTACTCACGGCCCAGACCGCGACCGACCGCGGTACGCCGGTACTGGAGCTGGCGTACTACGGACCTGACCAGGAACATCGCAGATTCAAGGAGCCGAAGAAGTGACGACCACTCAGGTAGCAGAACGACCCACCACCGCGGCGGCCGCGAAGCCGGCTGTAGCCGACGAGGCATGGCTCGGCGGGGTCCAGGAGCCGGGCGCCGACCGGCCGGCAGGGGTCGGGCAGTCGGCGAGCCGGCCCAGCGCGGAGCAGCGCAGGGAGATCGCCCGGCAGGTTCTCGCCCCGTACGTGCCGACGACCCGCAAGCCGCAGCCGGGCCTGCGCTGGCCGCTGATCCTGGTGGAGGGTGAGGAGTACACCGGCAAGTCGACGCTAGCGTTCGAGCTGTCCACCAGCGAGATGATCGGTGACACGTACGTCCTGGCGTTCGGTGAGGACATCGACTGGCTCGGCGAGATCAACGACGACGTGAACATCCTCGTCCACGACGGCACCTGGCACCAGATCATGGGCTGCGTCGCCTACGTCAAGGAGAAGGCGCAGGAAGCGCTCAAGAACGGCGCTAAGCCGGTCCTGTTCATCGTCGACTCGATGACTGTCATCTGGCAGTACCTGTCCGACTGGGCGGAGCGTCGGGCGATGACCGCGCCGAAGAACGCCGCGAAGTTGCTCATCAACCCGAACGACGAGGTCGATGTGTCGACAACGTTCTGGAACGCGGCGAACCGTCGCCACCGCAAGCTCGTCACTGAGCTGGTGACGATGTCGGCCATCGTGGTCGTGACCGCCCGCGGTGGGCTGGTCTCCGAGATGGACGACAACGGCAACCCGACGAAGAGGAAGATCTACCGGGTGCTGGCGCAGAAGGAGCTGGGTTTCGCGACCACCGCCTGGGTGCGGCTGTCGCGGGACAAGTATCCGCAGATCGCCGGTCTGCGCCGTGCGGGTAAGGCTGCGATCCGCGTCGGTGGGAACAGCGAGCCGGTCGAGATCAACCCGCGGGGCCGCTGGTACAAAGACGTCGAGTTCTCGCTCGAATGGCTGCTCGTCCGTGCGCTGCAGTTCGACACGGCGACCGCCCGGACGTCCACGGTGATCGAGGGGACCGCGACCGCCGAACCGGAGGACCCGGCTCGCGTTCTCACGGCGGAGGCCCACGTCCCGGTCGACGCCGACGAGGCGCCCGGCAAGCGGACCGAGGATGAGACGGTACCGGCCGGACAGTCCGTCCAGGAGTGACCTGACCCCGTCCGGATAAGAATCAGGCGCCCAGCCCGTGTGGGCTGGGCGCCTGAACCGGCATCGGGGGAGAGTCGGCGGCCGCTGCAGGGTCAGGTTTGGGAACCACCTGCGCGTGAAGATCGCGGGCGCAGCAGCGGCGCGATCACACCAATTCCAACTCGCCCGGGACGCACGGGGCATGCACAGCATACAGAAATGGCCAACTCCCCCGCTGCAACCGCGTGTCGCGTAGCCACAAAGTGGTTTTCCCGACTATTTTTTATGGACGGACCCGATGAGAGGAGTGCTCGATGCAGACGGCCACCCAAACCCGACAGTCGCGTGGAGGACGCCCCACACTGCCCCCGGACCGAAAGCGCACGGTGAACATCGGCGCGAACGTCACGGCGGCCGAAAAGGACCTGGTACAGCAGCGGTGGGCCGATCTGGGCTACAACACCGAGGCGGCGTACATGCGCGACCTGCTGCTCGCGGACCTGCGTGGCGCTGGGCTGATCACAACCCCGGCCCGTCCGGTGCAGACGCGCATTGCGATCCATGCGAGGGAGGCCTAGACAGACTGCGGGGCCGCCAGGTTCGTCCAAAACCTAGCGGCCCGCGATGACCGGAACACCGACTGCACACACCAAGCGTCTGTCGGCATCTCGCAAAACTAGTGGGCTACGGTCTATGGGGATTCTACCCAAAGACGCTGCCTGCGTACACCTAAGGGCCAGGCATGTCTCGTATTTCTGAAAGATCCACATCTTCGGTTTCCGTCTCCTGCAGCACAGGAGATGCGCGATGAACCGTTTCCGTCGCGGGCGCCTGACCCGCTTCACGCAGATCACGAACGAGGCCATCGACCTGTTCGACGATGTGCTGACCGTCGGCCTGCACGCGATCCTGCTGCGCCTGCCCGATGACTGCCCGATGACGATGGACGAGCTCGCCCGCCGGCGTAAGCAGACGTCGCGCCGCGCTCTGTACCGCAGCATGCGCGACCTCGTCGACAAGGGATACGTCGTCAAGGTCAAGCACCAGGACCGCAAAGGTCACTGGTCGACCGACACCTACTCGTTCGACACCCCAGCAGAGCTGCAGGAGATTGAGGAGCTGCTGCTGCAGTACGGGCGGATGAAGGTCATGGTCGAGCCATGCTGGCTCGACCCGACATACCTCGCAGAACAGGCTGACCAGGCAGAACAGCCCGAACCACCGCCAGCACCACAGCGCGGGGAGAGCACGCCCACCGACCGCGCAAAATCGCATGTCGGTCCCACCAGCGAAAACGTTGAAGATCCGCAGGCCGAACCGACCTTCACGGACCGGCAGGTCGGTAACCGGCAGGTCGGTAACCGGCAGGCCCAAAACCCGCAGGCTTTAAAGAAGACTGGGGGTAACACTCGGGATAAGAAAAAACCCCCCTCCTCCCCTCCCGCCACATCGACGCCTCACACGGACGACCACCCGACCCCGGAGGAGGAGGCAGCTCGCTCCGCAGAAGAGAAGAAAACCCCTGCCGGCCGCATCCTCCGCCACGTCGAGTCCGGCGAACCGGCCCACCGTCGAACCCACGGCGAGCAGCGCGCGACGCTACTCGTCCGGCTCGGAACCGCCCTCGATGCCGGCTGGAACGAAGATGACCTGGCAGAAAAGGTCGGAGGAAGCCTACTCACCGCCAGCAACGTGTACGCCTGCATCAAGACTCGGCTAGACAACCTCGGAGCACCGCCCCGCCGCACTCTGCCCCGGCAGGCCACCGCTCCAGACGTCCCACCCGTCCCGTGCGCCATCGACGGATGCAGGCACGGCCTCATCACGGTCTACGGCAGCGGCAGCAGCCCAGACCGCGTGGCGCAATGCCCCACCTGCCGGCCGCACCAGCACGAGCTCCAGATGGGCGACGCGCAGCGCCGCGGACTGGACGTCACCACGTTCGCCGAGCTCCTGCAGCACCTGCACCAGGCCGCGAACCCCGCACCGGCGAGCACGTCATGACCGCCGGCCCCGTGCCGGTCGGTGAGCTGGCGGAGAGTCCGGTCGCACCCGCCGAGTACCTGTACGGCAGCTGGAGTCACGAGGATGCCGGCGGCTACATCGTCACCACCGTCGAGCATTTCCTGATCGTCAAGAAGACCCCCAAGCGGATCTTCTACGATGCCGGACACGAGCGGAGACGGTCCGTGGACCGGCAGACCCTCGAACAGACCGGAAGCGCCTACAACCGATCGGTTGGCGCGTGGGCACCGGACTACCAGCTCTTCGTAGAGGCGTCCGCCGCCGCGCCGCCCCCACCCGAAACCGCCGCCGAGAAGGTCACCCGGCTGCGAGCCGTAATGGCCGCCGCGCACCCTGACCGTGGCGGAACTGCCGACGCGTTCCGGGCCGCTTACGCCCGCTACCAGAAGGCTGTCACCAGCCTCAGGTCGAAGGCGACCTCATGACCAGGGCGGCTGCCAAGTCGACGAAGGGCACCCCTGCCGAGCTGTACAAGGTCGAAGCGTGCCAGGTCCCGCGGTGCAGCCGGTCGAAGGTCCGCTGGATCCCGACCGCGACCGGCGCCCGGGTGCCGATCGACGCCGGCCGCGACGCCCACGGCCTGGTCGTCCTCGACAAGCACCCGAAGACCGGCGAGTGGACCGCCCGCCCGTTCACCGCCGGCGACGACCCGGACAGGCCTCGGTACGCAGTCCACTGGACGACATGCCACGAAGCGTCGTTCTACCGCAAGGTGAGGCTAGAAGCCGATCCGCACGGCCAGTTCCCCCCGATCGACAAGCCGTCGACGTCCGCGGGCCCGTGCTCGCTGTGCGGCGGCCGCCACCTCACGAAGTACGGCGTCAGCTCGACCGGGCCGCTGTGCCCCGCCTGCGTTCTGGACCTTGAAGTTCGCCGAGCTGGGCCCATTTTTCGTATCTAACATATTTCCGATTTATGCGCCTCAGGTTAGTCTGTATCGACACACCCGATACCCACCTGAGGGAGCCTTCATGGCCGCAAACACCGTCGCGCCTGGCACGACGCACAAACCGGGTGTCACGCCGACGTCCGCGACGGCCATGATGCGCTGGCTCGGTGCCGTCGGGAGTGGCCTATCCGCTCCGAGTGAAGTTCACCTTTCGCCAGGCCTGCACAGCGTCGACATCGAACTGGATCATCCGCACGACCTGAATGAGTGGTACTCGGCAGTAGGCGCCACGTGCAGAACGGTCCTCAGTGATCAACACCTCGGGCAAAGGATCACCAGGGTCACCGTCGAAAAGGGAGGATGGACCGTTACGCTGCGCCACATCCACACCGGCATAACAGGAGCGCATCCGTGACCCAGGCGAAAGACCCGCCGCTCATCCAGACACTGATGGCCGACCACGCCCGCCAACGCTATAAATACGTCGGCGTTGATGGCACCGGCCGCGATCTGCGCTACACGATGGAGATCCACGGCCGTCGGCGCATCTACGACGCCACCCAGACCAGGGCCTGGCTGCAGGCGCTCACGCTCGGCACCGAGGACACCACCCGCACCCAGACGTCAGTCGACGACATCGCCCATGTACGGGAGGTGCTCGTCAATCCCAGCCTGGCCGACTCATGCCGGATAGCGATCCGCGCCGCCATGGAGGAGGAAGGGATCGGGCCGACCGAGCTCGCCGAGCGCATCGGCCGGACCCGCCACTCGATCTCCACCGCGTTGCAGTTCGGTCGCGGAGGGTCACTGTCGATGGTGATGGCCCAACAGATGATGGCCGGCTGCAACCGGCGCTGGGACGTCCGATACGAAGGCGTCGCGGACATCACCCCTGGGTCGCCCCAGGTACCCATCGCACCGACCAGGACCGCACCACGGGCACCGGCCGGACTCAATCGCGCCCGGGCGCTCGCACTCGGGCACGAGTACGAGATCCTGCGCTGGCTCACGCCGCTCGACCCCAGCCAGTGCCTACGAGCGAAACACTTCCAGGTGTCCTTCGCTCGGACGGTGTACGAGCTGCCCGCGGACACGGTCATCGCCTGGGTCGCAGGCCTCGCCGACGCGTGGCAAGTCGACGCGGTCGCCGACGCCCTCACATAACCACCAGATTGGCAGGGGTGGGGGCGCCGATACAACGGCTGGGCCCCCCCCCGTTTTGGTGG